GAATGTTAATCATACCTTTCTCTTTGTGTTCCGAACAATATAAAGCGGTTATTTCACCTTTATAATTATATGCTGGTTGTTTTTTACACAAGTCGCTTTTACAAATCTTGTTTAATATATCATACATTCCTTCTAATTTATGAACTAAACAATAAATAGCGTGTTTTTGTCCTTCGTAATTAAAAGTGGGGCGTTTTATACAATCCTTATAAACGCATACTTTATTCTTGATGTCTATCATACCATCCACCTTATGGATTTGACAATATAACCCTTTCTTACTTCCTTTCATATTAAATACTGCTTGTGTTTTACAATCTTCATATACGCAAGATGAATGCTTAATATCCACCATACCATCTTTTTTATGTTCCCCGCAATATAACGCTTTTTTTTCATATTTGGTATTAAATGAAGGAACTTTTTTACAATTTTCATAGATACATGACTTGACAAAAATATTCACCATACCATCTTTTTTATGTTCCCCGCAATAAAGAGTTTTCTTCTCATTATCATAGTTGAATGAAGGGCATTTTCGACACCCTTCATATACGCATTTCCTATCTTTCACATTAATCATTCCATCTTCTTTATGTATCGAGCAATATTTTGCCTTTAATCCTTCAAAATTAAAACCAGTCCAATTTTTACATCCATCATATACGCACATTTTCTATTACTATTTTGCTGTAATACATAAATCAGTTTTTTTGATTTCTTATAAAAATAAAGCTATTTAACAAAAAGTATCTAACTTATATATTATTGTACCCTCACCATCCTCTCTTTCACTACATAACTATCATAATAGAACTTGCCAAACAACCAAACAATGCCTACGCCATATGTCGCAAAAAACGTGATAATGCCATAATTAAACCACGTTTCGATAGGAGGATAGTAAAGATAGAAATTGGAATATAAGATGAAAAATTGGCATAGTTGTATCGTTGTTATATATTTCTTGACAAGTCTTACCTGCTTTATTTTCAATAGACATCCAAGATAATAAGAATACATTATGGTATGAACTCCGCTATTTAAGAGTGTCGCCATCCATATCATATCGACCTTGTATTGATACATTAAATGCCAAGATAATACCGCACCAACGTGATGATATTTTTGAAGAAATATTGGTGTTTTACAATTGAGATACAATAAGAACGTATCGGCAAACTCATAATATTTTGAGATATAGAACCAATACATAATAGTATCAAATTGCGGATTTTGAAAATAATAGTTGGATTTGAAGATGACGACCCCGTCGTTATATAAGATACGGGATAGCGATGCAAAAGTCCACGCACTAAACATCACTAATATCCCATTGTGTATAACTGCTAATTTATATAATAATAATGGATTTATACGTAAATGCTTAGGATATGCTAAGTAGCAAGTAATACCTACAATAGGTGTAATATGGGTTGATATCATTTTTATTTATATACAATGCCATTTGTATTTTTATATAATTTTACTAGTTAAAATATAGATACATATACATTATTTTTCTTTAAGTAGTATAAAATAATTATGTCGTTTAATATTTTATATATATATAATTTATAGAAGATGGAGTTGCAAAAAGATAGAAGAACATCAGCTAATTCGCCTACAATAAGAAGAAAAGCCACAAGTTTGCCTACAAGAATAATAACAGCCGCAACTTCTCCTACAAGAATAAGAAAAGCCACAAGTTTGCCTACAAGAATAAGAAAAGCCACAAGTTTGCCTACAAGAATAATAACAGCCGCAACTTCTCCTACAAGAATAAGAAAAGCCACAAGTTTGCCTAGCAGAATGCCTGCATCATCATTCCCATCATCTCGCAAATCACAATTACCATCTTATAACTCGGGGTCTCGAGTATTCTCAAATGATATATATAAGGTTTTACATGAAAATCTAAATGCGCGTAAAATCCAGCAGTTTATGAAAGACAAAATTATTATTAATAAGAATACTTTAAAAAATCGTATTAATCGTTATAATATACTGATGAAAAAACTTTCACTAGTAAAAGATGATGATTGTTTAGAAGAAAAAACTTTTAATGGGGAGAATGGGTATACTATTAGAAACATTATAAATCTTGAAAAAAAGATAGGAAGGGAAAGCAAACACGGCACAATATACCTAACACATATTCCAAATTTAATAGGTGTATATCCAATTGCAACGAAGATAATGAAGTTTAATAGTGAAAATATTAAAGAAGTTGGAATAATGAAAGGAATAACAAATAATATAATTTTAAAGAAACTTTCAAGACATTTTCTTATGATATATAGTAGTAGTTTATGCGAGCAAGAAATACCAGAAATACCAGAAAAATTAAAATTTACTATGGTTAATGAACTTACAGACGAAGACCTTAAAATGCTTTGTGAAAGGCGCAATATTCCAAGAATTCCAGAAAACAGAAGACTAATTAGCGTTAATGAACTTGCTGACGGAGACCTTCAAACGCTTATGACCAATCGCAATATTTTAGAAGATAATGATTTAATACTTAATTTATTATTCCAAACATACATATCTATAGCAACATTTCAAAATAATATGGGATATGTTCATAAGGATACGCATGATGGAAACTTCTTATTTCATTATAATAATGAAAATATAAAAGGGTATTATCATTATGTTTTTAATGAAAAAGATTATTACTTAAAATGTTGCAAGTATAATATCATTATATTTGATTTTGGTAAGGCACGAGATATATTTTATGAATCTGATATTTTAAATATACATCGTGATTATGAAAATATATTATTTACGTTTATGAAAAAAAAGGGTAGTATTTATGATGATTTACCAAAAGATGAAACAAATAATATAACTAAACAAATTTTAAATGAAATGAATAAACTATATTATAAAAAATCATATAAAAGACCTTTAGAAAAACACCTTTTCTCTGATATAATTGAAAATATATTTTTAAAATATACTCCAAAAGATATGTTTATTACAGAACGTCCATCAATAATTCTAAATTCTGTTCCATTTAAAATAGATTAAAGATATAATTTATCTGTATATTTTTTCTTTAAGTAGTATGTAAAAAACTGATGAAACATAACAATAATTTATAGTAATAATGGCTACAGATGTGCAGTATCATCATATCAATGATATGGAGTTTTCGGGATTGTTTGATATAACACGTGGGAAAATTATATTTCTCAAATATTTCTTATTTATCAAGTTTAGCAACAAGATATACATAGATATCAAAGGGGTTGGTAGTGTCTTTATGCATTTTGACGAACTTCTAAAGAACAAGTTATTGAAAATGTATTATGATATATCTCTGATGCTTGTTGAAAATAAAAATATGGTGATAGAAAGGCTTGATAATAGGATGCATTATTATGACTTTGTATATACAGAAGAAAGAGCGTGGTTTATAGATTGCGCATATTTTATTGAAGATTATGCAACAAAGACTACCCATATAGAAAGAGAGCATTATTGCTGCTATTATAATATCAACCCTAGAGATTTGATGAATATGCCTTTATCGCCTAAATCACTTATTGATAAATTTAACTTAACATTTTTAGGATATGAAAGGATATACTATTATCAAACAAAAATAAGTAATTATACTAACCTCTTTGTAGACTATCACGCATCATTGATAGAGAAAGAACTAGATGAAATAACAGCAGTTCAAGAGGACAAGATAAATATCATTAAGTTGCTAGTATTTTTAGAGAAAGAAGGGATGTGTAGCGATATATTTCTGATTATTTATAACAAACTAATTAGCATTGATGGAAATGCAAAGTATTCGCCATATTTAGTAGATTTATTTAACAATTCGAAGATATCTTGTGCGAAAAAGAAAGAGATTGCCATCCAAATAATATCAAAATAATATATGTTCTAAAAAATTAATACTATTATGAAAAAATGATTAATAGGGGTATATAATAATAAGGTTAAAGTCAAGCATTACACTTGGTATATCAGCAACTTCTGCGATATACCAAGTAAATCTTCCGTAAGTCTTCGTAAGTCTTCGCCAAGTCTTCGAGTAAGCCTTCGAGTAAGTCTAAAAGACCTCGAGAACCCGCGACATTTGCGTAAGATGCTCCGATACGACTACCATTACTTCAAAGATATGGAGTTCTCAGGAGTATTCGATGCTTGCTTCTCACCTCTGATGAGAGACAATATTGTAGGATATAAATACTTCCTATTTATCAAGTTCCGCGACCTGATTTATATCGATATCAAAAGCGTTGGGTCAATTATTATACCATTTGAAGACCTTATGAAACACAAATATTTGAAGATGTATTATGAGTTATCCATTCTACTTATAAAAAACAAAAATCATGTCATCGAGAAAATAGCAGTTGATAAATACTACAATGTTGAGCGCAAAAAGACCTTCTACAAAGAAGAGAGAGATTGGTTCATAAATAGCGCCTATTTTATCCAAGACTTTGCAACAAAAATTAAAAAGGTTGAATATGGCAAATATTACATATATTACAATATTAACCCAAATGATTTGAGAAATATGAGGGTTTCAAACGCAATTGATATCGATAAGTTCTTCGAAGTTCTCTGGATTAGATATGGATACGAACAAGTACGGGGTATGAATGATATGCTTATTAATTATACAAATATGATGCTCGAATACAACATCAATATGATAGGCGATGAGATTGAAGAAATCGCAGTAAGCCAAGAAGACAACAAGAATATCATAAACCTTATTGCCCTTAATGATAAAAAAGGAATGAATGCTGATGTATTTTGCCTGTTATATAAGAATGTTATTAGCATCGAAGGACAGAAGAAATTCGCCAAGTATGCGATGTTTAATTAGAATGATGAATATAATGAATATAATGAATATGAATATATGTAAATTATCTATTTTATATTTTTTATTTTCTAAATATGTTATGTTTTACTTAGTAATTTCTGAAAAATTGATTGGGTCAGTTTGATTTAACTATCAAAGTCCCAAAAAAGAGTTCGCAATGGAACTTTCTGGATTTATTGAGATGTCCAAGAATTTCAAAACTGCTATGACTTCTGATTACAAAGAAATGATATTTGCTAAGTTTGATAACAAGATATATATTATGATTACTAGGGTTGGGGACGTTATTATGCCTTTTGACGAACTTATGAAACACAAGTATTTGAAGACTTACTATGAATTATCCCTTGCGGCTATTGGAAAGCCCAATATCGACAAGGATTACTATGGAACTGCTAATCCTGATTATGTTCCAAAAAAGTATGATATTTGCCACTATATATATGTTGATGCTATCTATATAGTAAAAAACAGCTTAACCTGCATTCGGGAAGTGAAGAAAGGTAATAGCTATCAATTATTTAACATTAAAAAGTTGAATGCGATGAACGTTTCTTCTCCGCAAAAAATAGCAGACTTTAAGATAAACTATGCAACCAAGTATGGTTTTGAAGAAGAAAACTTCGAGGAACGGACAACCGCATTCAACACCTTAGTGAATAGCTTGTAGATATAGATGTATGTAATGTATGTAATGTATATGTAATATATCTATTTTTTATATTTTGTAATATATATAAATCTTTATCTATTTTGATAATAAATTTGTGCTGATTTACAATATATATAATAAAAATTGATTGTGTCTTTTAAATATATCTATCACGGGCATATAGCAGTTGTATCGCAAACTTGCGATATACCCACAAAGTAATACATCGACGAAAGCGGCAAAAAGCGGCTAAAGCAGCAAACGCGAAGGAATACATCAACAAATTCTCTTAGAAAAACAGCAAAAGAGAATAACAATGGAATTCACTGATATTCTCAACAAGGTCGAAAACGTAGAAGTAGACGAAGTCGAATGCGAAGAAGAATTCATTCGCTTTCTTCCCTATGAGGCTGATGCGTCAGACCAATTAGAATTTTCAGCATACCATTATCATCATAACAGGGAGCCTTTCTATGTATTGTACATCAAAAAAGAAGATAGGATATATATTGAAATAATAAATGATGGGACGCATAGGAATAAGTGCACTGCTGAGATTGTTATGCCTTTTGAGGAGATGGTGAAAAACGAAAATCTCAAGAAATATTATGATATGGCAGTGATGCTTGTAAATGATAACAATACTAAAAGAGTGTATTATGATACGCGCGGGAAGGAAACAAAGTATTTAATACAGACTTATGATACTGAAAGCGATACCGATGAAGAATGCGAAGAAGCCATTCCAATTAGGCATTGGTGTATCTGTGCTGATATTATTTGGAAAGGTATGCGTGTTTCCAAATCAACTCATTACAGCGACATTAAGTGCTATTACAATATCAACCCATTCACATTCGAGTATAAGGTGGATACGGAGAAACAAATTGCAAGTTTTACGAGCAGCATTAATGCATTCGCGAAATATCATAGCGTAGGTAGCTTTATGGAAACCGCGATTATTGCTAATTATAATGAGAAGAAATGCCAAGTAGACAATCCTGAGTAATGGTATGCTATAATATGGTATTCTCTGATATTATAATAAATGTCTTTCAGACAATCTTAGAGGCGCTCCATTAAGTAGTAAATGCACTGGAGCATTAACAATAGGTAAATCAGTTTTATTAGGCTTAATACTATAGTTAAATATTTCATCATCTATATTTTTATATTTATCATCCCCTCTTAAGGACGTATTATATATCTCATCTAATTCAGGGTCATACTCGCTGCGATTTGGATTTCCCAACTTATTTTCTTCATTATTGCCTATAGTATCTTTGAGTATATCAATATTATCTATGTTGTAAGTATATTTGGTATCTTTAGTGTTATCTAATTTTTTATATTTTGCATCTTCTCTGTATAACCTAATATGGTCATCATCAACATTCATTTTATTTTGTTTTATTGGGGTCGCGGCGGTAGCAGCATTCGCTATAGCAGTAGCATTAATATTGCTAACAATTCTAGCATTTACTATTTGCTGTTGTTGTATATTATAATTAAATATGATTAATAACAATCCTATAAATATAAAAAATGCAATATAATATCCTTCATATTTCATAATAATAATATTTTATTCTTTTACTATAATATTACAATATAAATATTACAATATATACATTATACAATTTTTAATCATCTTCTTCTACAAACATTAACTTCTTTTTAGTAATACCTGTGGTGTCCTCATTATCATTATTCCCGTAATCCGTGTCATTAACAGCATTCCCATCATCTTCTGCGCATTCTATTTTTTCATTATCAATGTAAAAGGATACTTTGTATTTATTATTTTTATAAAATTTTAATCGTGAAGCACCTTTCCTCTTGAATATTGAGAAATCATCAAGTATATCAATGCATAACGGAGTATATTTACGCTTTTCAGGAATTTCTCTTAGAATACGTCCAATAGATTGCTGTATATCTGAAATTGGACTTGCAAATATTATTGTATTTAAAGAGGGAACATTAAAACCTTCAGAAGCCAATTGATAGGTTGCTAGGATTATTTGCTTTTCCGCAGATATTGCAAGGTCATTCTGTTTCATACCACCAACATAAAACCCATAACTACTATCTGCAATATTATTATCAACAATATATTTTTCAATATCCTTTAATTGATTTCTGCGTTCGCTCAAAATAAGAATGCGCCTATCAGGTTCCTTACTTAATATGTCTTTTAATAGAAGAATGATATACTCAGTGCGTGGTTTGAAAGAGCAAATGTTATTAATCATTCCCGCACCATTCTCTTTGCCATTCCACATTAGTTTGACATTTGAGTAATCTATATGTGTCTCAAAATATTTATGAACCTGCACATTAACGTCGCAAAACTCTTTGTTTTTCAAAGTATATACAGATTTACCAATATAATATTCAAAAACGCGACGCATACCATCCTTTCTATTTAATGTAGCCGATAACCCGAGAATGACGGGATTGTTTAATTTTCTGAACGCTTTGCAAAAGACTTGAGCGCCTGTGTGATGCACTTCGTCGATTATTACAAACCCGATATCGTCGAAAATACCTGCATCATAGTCGCGCATAGCCAGAGATTGCAAAGAAGCAATAATGAAATCTTTGCCTTCTACATCGACCTTCTTTTGCTTTATTATGCCAACCTTCGCATCTGGAGCAAACATTTTAATCGTATCAATAAATTGCTGGTTCAAGAAATCCTTGTGGCTTATAAACATCGTCTTCTTTTTCAACTGACAGGCTATATAGAGGCTCATAATTGTTTTACCAAAACCACAAGGAACAGATATAATACCACCCATCTTAAGAGGGTCTCTTGCGGCTTTTAAAAAGTTTTCAATAGGTTCTTGTTGCGTTTCCCTTAGGTTGCCTATGAAATTAATAGTGATATCTTTGCCACCTGTTAATTTACATAGCGTCGGAGCGCCATACTTTTGCAACCCGTAATATCTTGGGATATATATCCTTTTTTCATTTTCGCTATATAGATGAAATGTTAAATCCTCAGCGGCTGAATTATTTTTACTTGAAGCACCTCCTCCCATATCAAAATTAACTTTGGGAACCATAGTTAAATCCTTCCTTATGCTTTCGAGTTTATATTCGTCCAATGCCGATTTTAAAATTCCATAGCCGTTTTTAGATAAAATCGAATACATTGATAAATGCTAATTAATTCTTAATCTTGATACATATATATATAAGTGTCATTTTTTTATATGGATTATAGTAGATAAGTATTGAAAAATAATTATGATAATTATTAATGCAGTGAGATTTTTAGCAGTAATATTATTTGTTAGTATATTAATTGTTAAAGAAATACCTTTTAGACCCCTTTTTAAAGATTTGATGATACAATTTTACTTAGCATTGTCTTGTGTGCTAATCCTTTTAATAATCGATAATATATTCGGGTTTATATTATCATTATGTTTATTAGCACTATATTTTAGAATATATACAAGCGAACTTAATAGCAAAAATGATAAGGCACCTAGCGTTAGCAGCGATAATAACCATAATCACCATCCCAAAGAAGCAAAGGGCAAATGCACAAATGATAAATGTGTTATGAATATGGAACACGTTGGTATTGAAAGAAAAAAAACATTAGAAGTAAAAACTCAAGATAATTCTTTAGTCCCATATATAACCGAAGAGAACCTTCTAGCAGCACAATCCAATATAGTAAATCCCGAAGAATATAATAAGGAAATGCAAGGCGTAGAAAAAGGAATATATAATGAAGATGTATATGGGTCGCAAGGTCTAGATAATAAGAACATTCATATGCGAGGTTATGATGTGAATAATGTATATTTAGGGTCATTGTCTTATGATATATGGTAATACTTGGTAATACTTGGTAATACTTGGTAATACTTGGTAATATATGATATTATAAATAAAAAATATAGATTATTATTAAGAGATTATTTAAAATATGTATGAGGGTTTTGTTTCGAATACTGAGAATGATCAAATTGTAGAGAAAATATTTACGATACTTGGCTATTCGATGCTGACATTAGTGGTTTACGGAACATTAGCGTGGTCATACTTTGGGACAGATAAAAATCAGAATTTATTTATATCACTATACTCTCTATTTGTATTATTCTATGCTATCATCATTATAGTAATCGTCGTAATTAACAAAGATAATTATGATTTGATGTCCTATACGATGTTATTTGGTTTATCAATATTTGTAATATTTACTACATTTTTCATTAGCGTATTCTTCGTTCTAAAGTATTTCAATATATTATCATCATCGTCGAGTAAAAATAGCGATGCAGTTGCTAATATGGAATACAGAGGTTATCAATAAGTAAAATATATCTATATATCTGAGTATCTTATATATCTATATATATTCGAAGAATGATAATACATATATGATTGAGAATAATGATGCAGATTTAATATATATATCAAAATTATTTAAATTGTCTTGGAGATAATCAGGCATTTTCTCATACATCATATTGATAATACCTGAATTATATATTATCAACGAGATAATAACCAATATAAGGCTCTTTTTTGCTACTTCTATATCTAAATAGGATGACATATTGTCAAATTTATTTTGATTATTCTTTGAGTTAGGCGGTAGTCCTTGCATCCCTTGCTGTCCTCCTTGCATCCCTTGCATTTGTTGTTGTTGTTGTAATAATTGCATTTGCTGCTGTTGCTGTAATAATTGCATTTGTTGCATTTGCTGCGAAGGCATTTGCATTGGTGATTTATTACCTTGCTTGGAACTTAGTAATTCTTCTTGGAACTCATTTAAAACATCTTGGACTATCGGGTCATTAATGTCATTTGCATCTATGTTTGTTTGTTGTGTTTTTAGCGGTAATGTATTTATAGGCGTTGACATAATTATAATTCTATCTACTGATATATAATATTTTCAATATAAATTATATTACGCAAATACGATATATATCTTGGATATCTTAGTATATCTTGGATATCTTAGTATATCTTGGATATCTTAGTATATCTTGGATATATTCTATTATGCTGGGGTAGTGAATAATTTCTCAAAGAAATTTGGAACACTTATTAGATTGTCAGGCGTTGTATTAATATCATAAGGTTTTAATGGCGTATCTATGCTATTGCATTTAACAGGATATGATTTATACTTATAGCAGGTATCTTCGAGATTGAAGATATTCCCTTCGATATCTTTGATATCTGGTGCTGAATATACTACGCAGTTATCTTTGCATATACGTCGAAATAATAGAGCTAGTGCAAGACCGAATAATGCACTTACTATGATTTGCCCTGTTTCATCATAAAATAACCTGTCAATCGTAACTCTTAACCCTGTCATACCTTCTTTGGTATCTTTAGCGGCTCCTTTTTTATTCATCTATCTATTCTATTCTAATCTATAAAAATTTAAAAAAATAAGTAATTGCATAGTTATCAAAGATTATATTATAGGTTGTGTCAGTGATGCATCAGTGCACTTAACTTCTTCTGCGTTGTATTTATAGCATTGATTGTCGTGGTTCATATATACTATTTTATTCGCATTGTAAGGCGTGGGATATTTTATAACATTCCTTATTGGGGGCGATGAAATATATACATAAAAAATCCCCAATATAAAAGCAAGGAAGAAACTTAGCCAATTCATTCTAAACATCCTTGTATCTTTAATATTTTTTACCATAATATCTCTATTTATTTATCAATTTTATAATTATCCCCCCATCCCTCCATCCTTATTTATTAAGGTTTAGGTTTATAATTGACATCCTTGATGCATCTATTTGTTTTAGGATTTAACACTTTGCCTTCGGGACAAACCTTAACTTTCGCTGCGGCAATGCCCGCCTTATCGTCGTCAGCCTTCGCTTTAACCTTTTTAGCATTCACACATTTCTTTGTTTTGGGATTTAATACTTTACCTGAGGGACAGGGATTAGCAGCGGCATTAATAGGCTTTATTACGCGTTCTTCGAAGCTTATATATTCGGAAGTATAGATAGCGGGGACTTCCTTGTAATCGGCAATTTTACAATTCAAATAGTCATATAATGCCGCTAATGTTTTAGTTTCTCTTAGAATATTATACAAGTCCTCTTTTTTTTCTAAAAAAAAATCATAGTTGGCATTATTGTTTTCTCTGGCATTTTTATAAAGTTCTTCGTATTTCATCTTTTTTTGAAATATTATATCATTTGCATCATTCTTATGCTTAAAATAATCGCTAACAAGTTTTTTAATTGCATTCATTTTTAAAACATTCGAATTATTAGCATTTAAAGGGTCTTTTGCATTTACTCCATTAACACTTTTGTCATACATATTGATATTTAGAATATTTTTTTCAATATCTTTTAATATTTCCATTTACTAATATTAAGGATAAAAATAAAACAATCAGTGTAATAAAATGTCTTCAAACATACTTTTGTAAAATGTTTGAAGGCTCTCTTCGGGTTTTAATTGTTCTTCATAAATACTTCTTGGTATGTATTTAACTACTACCTTATCTTTTTTGCATACTGCTTTATTACTATAATACCCTTGAATAACTAATATAGACCCTATAAATAGCAAAAATATTGCGATTGCTTTCATTTCTTAATATTAAGAAATAAGAAAAAATATTAGGAATGAATGAAAGTATGAAATATATGAAATGAATGTATGAAAATTATGTTTATTCGATGCCGAGTTTTTGAGCACTCCAAGCATCCACTTGCTCGATACTATCTTTAAGTTCAGACATTCCAATCGGGTCAGCAGTTGCGTCCGCTCCAACAGCATCAGTTCCTACAACTTCAGTCGCGTCAGCAGCGCAAGCAGCCTCCACAGATGTCTCAGTTTCTTCAGCGATACTATCAACATTAGTAGGTGCAGTTTCTTCAGACACGACTTGATTAGTTGCGCTATTAAATAAGGTAGTCTTTCTATTCTCGAAAACAACATCCTTATCATTCATATTCTTCTTATATTCTTTCATCAGCGTATTCAGTTGTGTTTCGGCATATTCTTGATTTTCCAAGCAATCGGGGTTAGGCGACCAAGGACACCAACATCCTACTTGAGCAATATAAATATTGAACTTACTATCAAGTTTTTTAATAAACTCGCTGCGATTTTTGGCTTCCTCAATCGTATCAAACACACCTCTTACTTTGATACCACGAATAGAAGTAATAAAATTATTATCGCGGTGATATGATGCTTCAAGTTCTTGGTTATTCACAGATTTATAGAACCCATATTGTTCGCTCATATCCTTAGGGTCAAAGATATACGCGTTATTCTCTTTGACGGAGTCAACAAAGTCCTTTGAATCGCTATATTTGGATGAAATACCATCGAGCAATGCAGTCATATCACTGCTAAACTTCTTAATGAACTCACTGAACATATAAGCCTCTTTATTAACAAGGACATCTTCGGGGCTCAAGAAAGACAACAAAACAAAGTTTTGCCCTCTAATCGGTTTGTCCTCATCAAGATAATCTACCTCTTTAACGCTGGTTACACTGGTGCTTTCTTCGGATGACATTTAATATCTCTTTTCTAATAATAATATATATTATAAATCTTATATATATTTTTCGGCTATACAAAGAGCGCATAATAAAAATGATAATAAATATCTTGAATTATAATTAAATTAGCAAATAGCAAATAGCAAAAAATATTTTATATTATTATAATAGTATAATTAATATAATAAATGGAATATTCCGTCGATTTTTGGGATGTTGTAATAAGACTTCTTAAATACGCTTTCGAAGGTCTTATAGTAGCCTTTGTAGCCCTCATATTACCTAATAACAAGTTGGCTTGGAGTGAAATATGGATGCTCGCATTAACTGCTGCTTGCACCTTCTCGGTTCTCGACTTACTATCTCCTGCGGTCTCTTCAGGCGCAAGGCAAGGTGTCGGATTAGGCGCTGGCTTTCGAATGGTTGGTTTCCCCAATGGATTTTAATCCTAAGATGATATTAAGATATGATATTAAGATATGATATATCACATAAAAAATGTATTATAACGAAGGTATTATTTCATAATTGAGTTCTACGCATATTTTTTTCCATATTTGGTCTTGGACATATAGTTTTTCTCTACTTTTTAATAAGGGAAAATATTTGAGATATTCATTTAAACCTAATATTTGAAAAAACTTATATAACACATAACTATATGATAAAAAGTTCTTCCTGTCTTTCGGACAATGTTTTAGAAAAGGGGCTTGAATATTTCTAAACATATTGCATAGTTTATCTTCTAATTCTTGGCTAAATTGCGGCGTAGGTATTCCATTAATTCTGTTAATAATATAATTTATATGCTCGTAATATTTATTTATCCTAAGACGTTTGAGAATATCCCGCATTTTAGTATATGTGATTGTTTTAGCATCTATAATCTTCTCCTTCTTTATTTCCGTTAAGATTTTTTCAAATATTTCATCAGGAATATCTGTGCTTTCCTTTCCTTGAACCTGATTACACCACTCTCTAAAATGGTTTATACGCTTGTAGCTAAAATGCGAGGTATCCTTCGTGTTCTGTTTTAATATAGGTCTATTCTGCTCCACAAGCAGCAATTCTTGGTATCCGCAAATATTGCAAATAATTATAGCGTCGTGCTGCAAACACGTCATCTGATTTTTACAATTCTTACAGATTTCTATGTCCTCCTCTTCAACATTTCTAACATATTTTTTGTTTATTATAGACATATATTTATCCACCAGCGAACTCTTATCAATCACATTATGTTCCTTTGAGTTATTTGAATATTCATAAGTGTTGTTCGCATTAGCATTATCTACTAATACATTTGGTATTATATTGCCATTGCCTTGCTTATTATCGCTAACTTTAGAACCGCCGCCGCCATTAAATAGAGGTTGTTCCATATTTAAATTATTAAGAGCATCTAATACATTGATTGTTGTCGCCGAGACCGATGAGCGTTTTTTCTTCGAATCGTTCTTGTATATCTTTGGTTGTCTGCTTAATAATTCACTGGAAGAAATGCAAACCCCATTTGATATTGATGCGTGGGTATTACTTATATTCGACTGCTTTTCTACAGTATCATAATATTGAAATAAAATATAACTTGTATTTTTATAATATTCTATTTCGTTATACGACTCCAACTCTTTTATATTGTTCTTGAGTTCAATAATTTTCTCTCTTATAATAATATTGCTTGTCCACAGGCTATTTATAAGCTCCTTGTTATCTTGGATATTCTTAAAAGCCTCTATATTTTTCATAATTAGGTTTGATTGAACTTCAAAATCAGACAATAATACTTTGCAGTTTTCTTTGTCCTTGTTAGTAAGTTCAAATTTCTTTATAATATTGTTATGCATCGCATCCAGCGTAAAAACCTCATTATTGTCTGAAATATATTTTTTTTTTGATGATTTTTCTTTGAACATCTTTATAATAGAATTATTAATATTAATTTTTATATAATAAATATATTAACACATACATTTAATTCATATTTTTTTCTCCTCTAATAGTATAAAGAATATAGCGTAAATGGGTGGTGGTCTTCTTCAATTAGTAGCTTATGGAGCACAGGATGTTTATTTAACTGGTAATCCTCAAATTACCTTTTTCAAGGTTGTATATCGTCGTCATACTAACTTCGCTATTGAGGCTATCCAACAAACCTTTAACGGAACTGCTGGATACGGGCAAACAGTGAATTGCCAAATATCACGCAATGGTGATTTAATTAATCGCGTATATCTTCAAGTGTCGCTACCTAAAATTACTACTCCTGGTTCTACATTAATTGCAGGAACGCGATATGTCAATTACGTGGGTCTTCGCCTTATTAAGTCAGTTCTTATTGAAATCGGCGGACAACAAATAGATAAGCATTATTCCGATTGGCTATATATCTGGAATGAACTTTCCCTTCCTCGTGGCAAACGCTATGGTTATGATACTATGGTTGGTGCGGATAAGGATATCACTTCATTCAATGATACTACCTTATATATACCTCTCGAATTCTGGTTCTGTCGCAATGTTGGTCTCGCTCTTCCGTTAATTGCCCTCCAATATCACGAAGTTAAAATCAAGATTGACTTTGATACAAAACTGAATTGCGCATTTGACTTAGTTGATACCAATGCTACTGCTGATGCCGTTGCAACAACTGGTAATGTCCCTGATATTACCGATATGTCGCTGTGGGTTGATTACATCTTCCTTGATACTGATGAACGCCGCCGATTTGCTCAGTTATCTCACGAATATTTAATAGAACAACTCCAATTCACTGGTTCTGAAACTCTTAATAATAATACTACTAATCGTATTAAGCTCAACTTCAATCATCCTTGCAAGGAACTTGTATGGGTAGCAAAACCTAAGTTTGATAAGAAGGCATCTTGGTATAATTACACTGATAAGGATCATGTAGATTTAACAAAAGAAGGTGTTGCAGCAGGATTACCGAGTTCTTCTTCTAATTATATTACTAACTTCACTGCATCAAATTATATGTTTGGTTATGATTTCTTAAATGCAAACGGAACCCCATTAACTAATGCATCAACTCCTTTCGCGGATGCTATATTACAATTAAATGGCAATGATCGTTTCAGCGTCCGCGATGGTGCTTATTTCTCATATGTCCAACCTTATCAACATCACACTAATATACCTTCAAATCCTGGTATTAGCGTTTATTCATTCGCTCTTAAACCCGAAGATCATCAACCGAGTGGAACTTTAAATATGTCTCGTATTGACACTGCTACGCTTATGGTTACTACTAAGAATGTTGTAAAATACACTACGGGTTCTACTACTTTTGATGGTATTAATATTTATGCAGTAAATTACAACGTTCTCCGTATTCTCTCGGGTATGGGCGGTTTAGCCTATTCCAATTAAATAATAGATACCTTTTTCATAATATTTTATTTTACTTGAAAATTATAATATAATAATTTGAATTACATCGACCGAAAAGAAAAATGAGACAAAAATAAAATATCTATTACTAAAATGATATAAGAATTTAGCGATATTATAAGATGAATAAGGAGGTCAATCTACCAGACCGAAGATCTATATCCTAATTTTATAATGGTGTGTTTGGATTTTTAAGTTTTTCTTATTAGTTCTATTATAAAATTACTGGTTTTATTACATTAGTCTTGATATAACTACCTATTAAGATGAAAAGCGTTTGTTAGTAGGATCTAAAATCTACGAATCTAACAAAAGCGTAATAAAACTAACAAATACTGCCAACCGCTGTAAAAAGCCGTCAAATGGTAGTTTGTCTCTTTAATGAGATCATTTACAGGTTGAAAGCCAAACCGACTTAAAGGAAAAATGTTTTTGTCTCATTTTTCTTTTCGGTTGGTGTAATTTGAATTGTTAAATATAATAGGTGTTATTATAAATGGCTTTTTTTTTTCTCCTCTAATAGTATAAAGAATATAGCGTAAATGGGTGGTGGTCTTCTTCAATTAGTAGCTTATGGAGCACAGGATGTTTATTTAACTGGTAATCCTCAAATTACCTTTTTCAAGGTTGTATATCGTCGCCATACTAACTTCGCGATTGAGGCTATTGGTCAAACCTTCAACGGAACACCTGGATATGGCAACCGCGTGACCTGCCAAATATCTCGTAATGGTGATTTAGTTCATCGTATGTATTTATCTCTTAAAGTAAATAGTGCTACTTCTTTATGCGCATTCTATGGTTTACGTGTAATCAATTTCATTGAGATTGAAATTGGAGGACAAAAGATAGACAAGCATTATTCACATTGGCTATATGTATGGAACGAACTTTCATTACCTAAATCAAAGCGCACTGGCTATAATAAGATGGTTGGTATGTCTGGTGGAGACCTATCCACTGGTAATACCTTGTATGTTCCTCTCGAGTTCTGGTTCTGCCGCAATGTTGGTCTCGCGCTTCCGTTAATTGCCCTTCAATATCACGAAGTCAAGATTAATATCCAATTTGAAACTGCCGAATTATGCAAAGGCACTGGAACTGCTCCTAACGAGTTCCCCGTAGCAACTCTATGGGTTGATTATGTATTCCTCGATACCGATGAACGCCGCCGATTTGCTCAACTATCCCACGAGTATTTAATTGAGCAACTCCAATTCACTGGTGCTGAATCAATATCATCCACTAAATTAAACTCTAAGCTTTCATTCAATCACCCCTGCAAGGAACTTGTATGGTTTGCTAATAAAAAAGATGGCACTGCTCTTACTGCTAATAATAATTGGTTCAATTATACTACTGGTAATACTGCAGTAACTTTACCATATGCTTATAATAGTTTAACGAATACTGCAGTTATTGCAAGCGGTTCTACTTATACTTCCACAAATCCCATTGCTAATGCCAAGCTTATACTCAACGGCAATGATCGTTTCTCCGAGCGTAATGGTTCATACTTCAATCTTGTACAACCTTTCCAGCATCACGAGAATATACCAACCAATGCTGGTATCAACGTTTATTCATTCGCTCTTAAACCCGAAGAACATCAACCCAGTGGAACTCTTAATATGTCCCGTATAGATACTGCTACTCTTTCTCTTACGTTTGATAGTGGTATGACTACTAATTCTTCTTTAAGTGTTTATGCTGTAAATTACAATGTTCTCCGTATTCTGTCTGGTATGGGTGGATTAGCATATTCTAATTAAAGTAGTCTAAGTAATTTAATAAGATTATGAATTACTTTGCAATTTACTATATTATAATAATGAGTGTTGAAAGTATTTAATTTGATGTTATTATAAATGGCTTTTTTTTTTCTCCTCTAATAGTATAAAGAATATAGCGTAAATGGGTGGTGGTCTTCTTCAATTAGTAGCTTATGGAGCACAGGATGTTTATTTAACTGGTAATCCTCAAATTACCTTTTTCAAGGTTGTATATCGTCGTCATACTAACTTCGCTATTGAAGCTATTCAACAAACACCTACGGGCAGTAATTCATTAGGTTCTCGTGTTAGTTTCCAAATAACTCGTAATGGCGATTTAATTCATCGTGTATATTTTTACGGAAAGATTGCTGCTACTGGTAATGTAGCACTTGTTCCTAACTTTGGGCACAAACTTTTAAAAACTATCGAACTCGAAATAGGTGGTCAACGTATTGATAAGCATTACTCTGAATGGCTATATATCTGGAATGAACTTTCTCTTCCTGTTGGAAAGCGCGATGGGTATAATGTTATGGTCGGTGCCAATGGGCGAAACATTTCCACTAAACTTACCAGCGGACAAAAATATGAATTATATGTTCCCCTCGAGTTCTGGTTCTGCCGCAATGTTGGTCTTGCACTCCCTTTAATCGCTCTTCAATACCACGAAGTCAAAATCAATATTGAATATGAAAGCGATGTTTTAATGGTTGATAAGACTGCAACTAACTTTACTTTTGAAGAAGAAACTAGGGAAGTAGATAATACTCGTGCATATGATGCAAATGATAAATTAACTGGTTCCGTAAAACTCGAGGAAGCAACTTTATGGGTTGATTACATCTTCCTCGACACCGATGAACGCCGCCGATTTGCTCAGCTATCTCACGAGTATTTAATTGAACAACTCCAATTCACTGGTGCCGACTCTATCACAGGCGGAACTACTGATTCAATGAAAAGCATCCGAATGAACTTTAATCATCCTTGCAAAGAATTAGTATGGACTATCAAGAAAACTGATGCTGGTGTTTATTGGAACAATTACTCAACCGCAGGTGGTAGCAGCGTAGCGAACAACGACCATCTCGACTCGGCTAACCCCGTGACGAATGCCAAGATTATGCTTAACGGCAATGATCGCTTCGCTACTCGCAAAGGTGATTATTTCACCCTTGTGCAACCTTACCAGCATCACGAGAATACTCCTGACAAGTATCATCAAGGAATTAACGTATATTCCTTCGCTCTCAAGCCTGAGGAGCATCAACCCAGTGGAACCCTTAATATGTCCCGTATAGATACTGCCGTTCTTTCATTATCATCAAGCATCAGCGGTGTTATTAGCATATACGCGGTAAATTATAATGTTCTTCGTATCCTCTCTGGTATGGGCGGACTTGCCTATTCTAATTAAATTAGCCATTTCCATAGTTTGGCTTTTAGCCTGATTATATTCTTTATATAGTAAAAAATACTAAAAATAATTATTTTTTAATTGTAAATCTTATTTACACTTTCACTTGGCTAAGTTATAATTTATTATGCGGTCTATAATATAATCGATGTCCTTAGTTTTCTTTTCATCAATATCTTTATCTTCCTTAAGTTTATTATCTTCTCCATAATATCCCTCTAAAAAGGCTTTCATAAATGCTTCATTATTTGTATTTACACCATACATATTAAATAGTTGATTAATGGAATCAGTTAAAGCCCTCCTTATTTTACCAATATCCTTCGTCTCCAAATTATGTTTTAATTTATTTAATTTTTTCAAAAAATCAGAATATGATTTAATCATAAATGCCTCGTCGATATTACTAATCTCATTGTGCTCAAATAATTTGTCATATCTTGATATATTTTTTGTGCATATTTTAAGATAACTGCTATACAAGGCTACTAATTTATCTAAACTCTTCAAGTAGTCTTTTTTCTCTTTCTCAAGTGTGTCTGATTGTTCTATGACACTTTTACGCAAATCTTCCAACAATTTATAGGCTTCTTCTAAAAGTTGTTTGATTTCTTCTAATTTATTAAATAAGGCTTCTTTTGCTTTATCTGCTTCGGTTTGTGCTGCATCATATTCTTCATTGTTTTGTATATCTGCAGTGTTTAGTTCTTTTGCTTTTTCTACTGCTTCTGTTGCTTTTGCTTTTGCATCTGTTGCTTTTGCTTTTAACTCAGTTAATTTAGTAATATTATCATTTGTAGTACCTACTAAGTTATTTAATTTATCTATCGAAGACTTAACAATATCAAATAAAACCTTCGCTTTTGCTAGTTCTGCTGCTTTTGCGGCATCGGTTACTGGTTTGGCTACTGCTGCATCATCTACTAAATTTAATTTAGGAACTACATCATTAGTTTCTATTTTTTTAAGGGTTTTTCCATCAACCTTTATATCTTTTAATTCTTGTAATAATTCATTAGCAGGGTTTTTAATGGTATCTATAAACTCCTCACTTATTAATTTTTCAACCTTCTTTATTGCATCTTCTTTTAATTTATCAAAATCACCTATAACATTTAAGGATACTGACAAAATATCCTCAAATTTTGTTATTTCCTTTTCTATTTTATCAATCTTCTCTTTAGTAGTTTCTACCTTTGATAAATATTCTTTCACTTTCTTCTTTAAAAACTTTTTTGCTTTTTCTTGTAATATTCTTGAAGATAAAGTTGATGGGTTTGAAGGTTCTGTCTCGTCATCTACTGGTGGTGGTTCGCTAATATCACCCCTTTTAACCATATCTATCACTGCTATTACATCTACTAATGACTGCGCTATCTTACTTCGTGCATCAATGAAGGCTCCCTTTTTTTTATTACCATCACCTTTTCCACCAGTTTCATCTTTAATTTTCTTTATTTTATCTTCAGCAACTTTTTTTGCTTTTTCTAAATCTGTTTTAATTAGTTTTAAACTTGAATAATTTATTAAATCCTCTAAAAAACTCTCACCAATCTTTTTTTTTTCTAGCATTTCTCCCAATTTATCATATAATTCTTTAACTTCATCAGGATTATCTAGTAAATCCTCATCCTTTAATTTATTCAAAACTCCGCGTATATCAGGTTTTTTATCTTTAAAACTATCTACATCCTCGTAATTTTCTCCTTTAATATATTGCAATGATACATAACGTAAGTTATCATTCATTTACTTTAATATAGTAGTCTTCTAAAATAATTAGAGATATATATATATTAAAATTTAGTCGCTATTATACTTGTGAATAACCAAATAAACATTGTAAATAGCGATAATGATTTTGATAATTGCTTACGCTCCTCATTATCGAGTATCTTTTCAGTTTCAGTTTGCTCATCATCTACGTAGTCTGCCTTCCTTTTAATATTTAATATGATAGGTATTATTATTAATATGATTATCAATGAAGTATGAACAAGCAACCGCGATATCCCATTTGTTCCCATATAAAAATAGTAAAATAATGTGCGAATACTATTTATAATCCCATTGAAGTTCATATATTTTACATCATAACTATTATCTATATTAATGAATAGCACGATAAACCAAAATATTATAATGTATATAATGGCGTAATATATAAATCCCTCGTAAAATGTTTTTATAATATTAATATCAATACACCATTGAACAATTATTATAGTTATATATCTAATAAAAAAAGTAGCAATAATAAATACCAATCTATCATCGAACGTAATTGCTAGTTCATCTAATGGGTTATTAGGGTCATTTTCAAAATTATTTAGTTGCTGAATAATATATTTAGTATCCTTTTCCTCTTTATCTGAATAATTATAGGCATCGATGTCTTGCGATAATCTTGCTATCTTGTTATTTTCATCGATGTTTTCAGGTTGTGTCTTCAAATTACCTTTTAATTCTTTTATCTTCTTCCAAGTGTTGATACCCTTGTATTTATTATTGTCTAAATATTTCATTTTTAATTCCTCGTCGCTATTGCCAGCACCGCCATTCATACCACCGCTTATTAATGCGGTTGTTAAGTATTGTAATGAAGAAATAGTAGATGCCAAATCGGCTTCTTGTTTTTTCGATATTTCCGTTCCTTCCGATGAAGAGTTTTCTATTTTTACTTGTAATGTTTTTGCTAAATCTGTTAATGTGTTTAAAGTTTCTAAATTTGCTGCTGCTGATGCTGAAGGTTCTGCTGATGCTGCTACTGGTGCTGCTGATTGTGTTCCTACTTGTGCAGTTAATACATTGGCAATATTTACTAATTCATCAACTACAGAGCCTAAAGGTAATTCTTCTGTGTTTGAAGTATCATTTGCTGATGTTTGCTGTGTTGTTGTTCCTAAACTAACGCTTAATTGGTCGTGGGGGTTAACTTGTATGGGTAATTGCGGTGCATCTCCTTCCTCTTCTTGTTTTTTTGTTCCAGCATCTTCTGCTATATTAGAAGTTTTAGGGTCTAATTTTTGTTTATTTTTAGAAAATAATGAAGACATTTTTGTCTTAATATCAGTATACATAGTGCTGCCTAAACTAGGATTTGTCTTTCCTTGTATTCTATTTATTTCTTCTGTAAGTTTATCTATTTTTTTAGATAACTTTTCAACCTTATCATCTTTTAGTTCAACATAATAATCATCTTCTGTATCCGCATTATCTTTTGCCTCTTTTTCCTTAGGAGGTTCTGGTTCTTTAACCTCCTTATCAGGCATTTTTCCCTTTAATACATTTATAAATTTATCTTGCCAAGTATTTACTCCACCTGATTGTCTATTTCTTCGTTTTCTTCTTCGTCTTATACTTCCACCACCAGTAGCACCAGTAGCACCATCTTTATCACCATCCTCATCAAGTTCCTTAAGTTTTCTAGCATAATCGTATATATATTTAATTATTCCTTTCTCTTTTTCATGCATACTCTTGATATTATAATATTTATTCAATAAATCATATAGGGTCTTAGGGTCTTTATTATATATATAGAGCAGGTTTGTATAATATTCATATCTTTCAGGGTCGAAGTTCTGTAAATCAATATCACTTATTAAATCAGTATTAAATTTGATGTCTTCTTCATAATTGTTAATCCTATTAAAGATCATATTATAATTATAAATTGATTTCTCATTTTCTTCTTCTTCTTTATTCATTATATTATGCTTCCTTAATCGTATTATAGATAATAAATTGTATTAAACTAATTGTAATGTAATTATCTAATTATCTAATTAATCCAGATTACCTACATTAATCCAGATTACCTACATTAATCCACATTAAGTATATATATCATCTTCCAAATAACCGCTACCAGTATTAATAGTATAGTAACAAATAATAGAATATATGAATATGTATCTCTATAATAATAAAACAATATATTGAACAGCGTCCCGATAATAAGCACCCATAACACGATTATGAGGCTAGCCATATTGTTAATACAATAAGCATTAAATATTGCTTTCGGGTTATTCAGTTGGTCTTTCAAGCAATATTCTAAATATCCCTTTAAATCCTTGTCAGTTATATAACTTCTATTGCTGGGGTCAGGTAGTTTTTTATAATCCAATAATACTCTTTGGTAATCATCCTCCGTAAATACGTCGCCTTTTGATAATCTGTCCAAGTTCATTTCGTAATTCTTATAATTGAATGGTATATATGAAGCAGGCACTAATTCTATTGGGATAATTCCAAATATATCAAAATATTTACCATTCAGATATTTAGTATTTGTAATATTAGCATCTTTCCCAGCATCTTGATATCTCCCATTTATTTTCTCAGAAGGCACTACATTGTAAGATTGAAAGAATTTGCTATAAAATACTTTCATTCTATCAGCAACCTCTTCGCTATTTTTAATATTTTTATAGTCAAGAATATACGTGTCCGAATGTAAAAACTCCCGCGTTTTGTCTGCAAGAGCATAGCAACAATTATTCCCTGCATTTGTATTCAGCGTATAGTCAGAATTATCTGCTTCGCAATCACTCGTTTTACAATCTCCCATTATAATAATAAAGTATCTCTATATTTAATAGTTAAAAAGATTATTTATTATTTATTTCAATATATTTTCAAGATACTTACTACAATAATCAATAAAATAATATTAAATATGTATGTTCCTCCCAAAGTAGTCGTAGATATATTATTGGCTATCGTCAAAATTTCTTCTTCATTCTCGTAATCCTCTTTGTTATCTTTCCTATCTATATAATCGCGAAACAAATACTTGGCATCCTTACTTACATTCTTAAAGGTCTTGTCATCATCATTGATTTTGTTATTGATGCTTTTGATAATATTCATTAAATAATTGCTATTATTGTTATTCGATGATATGCTAACATATTTGGTTTCTAAATAATTATAAATATATGTTAGGTTTTTATATCTTTCGTCAGTTATAAGTAATTTAGTGGCTCCAGTAGTTTTAAAAGTATCATCAATGTCGTATGTATCATTATACAAGGTATCTGAAATCAACTTGTATAAATTATATGTCTTCTTTTCATATATATTTTTTTTATCATTATCTGTGGTTGCTCCTGTTAATGCATTGTATTCAATGCGATTATAATTGATATGTCCAAGAATTAATAGATACTTGGCAATTATTTTTATTAAATTTTTATTTTGCTTCATCTCTATATCAGATGCTTGGCTCAATAGGTCTTCGTCGTTATTATCTAATATTTTAGTGGTATCCGCAGGAAATCCAAGTTCCTTCACTATAACATCAAATTCATCTTTTTCATCTTGACGTAAATCCTTAGTAAATTCGTCTCGTTCGCTTGTGTTATTTAATTTTAATACAAACTTATAAGGTATTATCTTGTTATTGTATTTATAAAAAGAGAATTTATTATAGGAACTTATGTTAATCCCTTTCTGCTTATTTTCGGCATCATTATAGTATGCCAAATTACTATTAAACTTGCTTTCATCAAACAAATTAAAACATTTTTTAATAATATAATATATCTGCTTTACATTACTTTGGTTAATAATAGTAGTTTTAAAGTATGTGTCAATCCCTGTAGTATCAGTAGGTTGTAATGGGGTAGGGTCTGCAAACAAACCTCCAAAGACCTTGTATAATTTATCAGCATTTGCGGGATTGTATTTTTTATCATATATATCCTTAAAAGTTCCCTTATAATAATCTCGGAACCCATTCTCATCGCTTAAATTACCGCTATTTATATTTGTAAATTGTAATCTGCTTGATTTTATTTTGGGAATATTATAGTAATCATCTTTGCTATTGATTGCTTCTGATGGTGTATCAGCAGTTTTTAATAATTTGGTTTTAAGCTCTTCTATATTAGTTAATATTTTTGATAAGTCATTTTCAACCTTTTTTGCTAATTCAAGTGCTTCTTTATCTTTCTCTTGAGTAGGTGTGGTCAATTCAATATTGATTTTTACTGATGGTGTAGAAGTATTTAATTTTGCAATAATAATATCAATACTACCAGCGATTTTTGTTTTATCAGCATCTATTGCAGCATCAACGATTTCATTAATAGATGTTTTTATTTTATCCAAAAATTTGCCTGTAGTTGTAAGGTCAATTATATTTTGTTTAGTAGTAGCACGATTTGCGGTGTTTTCTGCTGATTTAGCAGTTTTTTCAGGTTCTGTTTTATCATAAAAAGCAGATAATCCTGTTATTAATTTAATCATCTGACGCATCATTGTTTGTGTTTCAGTGGTAGCCTGAATGGCTTCATAAACCTTATTTATTTTCGCATCATCATTCAATTTAATATTACCATTTAATAATGAATAGAAAACGTTGGTAATAATATAATTTCGCAAGTAGTTTTTATTACCATTTACGATTTTGTTATCATATAATCGTATATATGGCGTAGTAATATTATTCAATTTATTCAAAGACCTCTTATAACTGCTATCTAAGCATTTATATACCACGTATTTATTGAACCAAGTATTAAAGCTGACGAAGGATATTATAAACAAAATCAAAATTGCCAGCATAAATAATGGTAATATATTTTTAAATATTTCGGTATCTGATGTAATTGATAGTGATTTTAATACCAAGTCTATCAATAATAGAACAACTATAGATACGATAATTAGCATTAAAATCTTAAACAGGTTTGGTCGCCATCCACCAAATAAAAACGTAGGTGTAAAGTAATCATATCTATGTAAGAATTGAGGTATTATAATAAACCAATTGTTCCCTATTTCATTCATATCCCAATATTTTTCATAAAATAAATTGGGGTTATCATATGATATGTCTGCGGTATATACATAGTCAGTATTCTTTGTATTCGCATTGGTGCTATGCTCGCCTCCATCATAAGTTATAGGCAGGTTTATTTCTTTGTCGAATATTAAAGATAACTCATAAATATCAGCATCGGCTTCTGTAGTTTCATCATCTTTTTTAATATTATTAACATTTTCTTTAATATCCTTCTTTAATTTCTTAATATAATCTGCTACTGAACCAGTATCATTCGATAGAGATTTAGAATAAATTTTAGATAGTTCTTTAAATGCTATTAATATTTTCATATAATATGCGATAGTTTGTTTAGTTGTTTTATTATATTTGCCATCTTTAATTAATTCTTTTAAATCTACTATCTCGTCTTTTAAGTCATCACCTATGTACGTTAACTTGTCTACTGACATATCTGAATTATTAACATAATTGTTAATCGATTTTTTGATAGACCATAATAATGACTTGGTTTTCAGCATTGGCTTCGTATTACTGCGAAAGGTCATTACAATGTTCATCAAATTTAATAATACTATAATTGATATAACATAGCATATATATGTATTGTAGTTCTTGATGTCGGTATTTACATAATTAATTAGAATACCTGCTATAAAAGCCAGAGATACACCAATAATTATCCCTAATAATTGAGGTGTATCTTTGAAATAATTTAAGTATCCTGCATCATCGTTAGGAACATATCTATAAATTATTATCGTAAGTAATATTATTAATAAGAAAATATTAAGAGCATAATATCGTTTATTACCACCACCTTGTTTATCAAATAATATGTAATGATAATATATAAATACTAATATAGAGATTATGAAGACGAATATAGTGTAGGTCTTTGAATTAAATACATCATTAGGCATTCGTAGGTTATAACTATTCTTAGCGATTTGATACCTGTCTGTCTCGGCTTCGCAATAAATATTATTACATTTTTGCTCCATTACTATTTTTGACAAATCCTTTATATAGTTAAAATTGAAGATAAACATTGATATGTTTCTCATCTCATTTAGATATATTATAATCATCATTATAAAAATTGTAAGATTTATAGTAGAAGCAATCATAATTTATAATTTTTACTTTAAACCTTACAAAGAAAAAAAGATATTCTAAGATATTCTATGTATCTATGTATATGTATCCTATGTGTATCCTATATGCGTGTATATGCGTGTATATGTATGTATGGGCAAGTCTATTATTGCAAAGTATTATAAACATTATACACTGATATGCTAAATATAATTGCTATTATTATTACAAATAATAGATATATATAGTTCCCTTGCAGAGATATTGAAAGTATATATAATGGAACTATTAAAAATACTATATATACGTAAATAAATCGGAAGATATCCTCCACTTTATTTTTGATTTTATTCTTTGCCTCGTCGCTATTATAGTATTCGATTTTTTCAATATTCTTCAAGGTTATCTTGTAATTATTATTGTTTTCATATATAATCGTCTTGTCGCTATTGTATATATCGAGAAGTTCGCCTACAACTGCGCTGTTATGTATGGTAGTATATGCGATATCATTGATTTTATATTTAGAATACTTTTTAATTACATCAGTTATAGCAGCGCTATCTGTTTTATTCTCTTTTAAAAGGATATCAAATTCCTTCATTAACATTATATATTCGTATGTATCGGTATCAGCATATAACTCTGTTAATTTCTTTAATAGTATAGAGAAGAAGATTATGAATAGCAATATATATACAAATAAACTATAAATGTAATACCTGAAACAATCTGCGTTGCATTCATTTAAGCACCTTTTTAGTTCAGTAAAAGTATCAAAATATACAAGAATATATATTTGACTTGCAAAGAATATCATTAGGAATATAAAGAGAGGCATAGACATATTCAAATAATAGTTGTATATTTTCATAATATTACTTATATATTCGTTATTTACCATAATGATGCTGATATCACGATTTAAATCGAGGTAGTCCTTAGTATTCGCATTAGCCGCGCTTACACCGCTTACACCGCTTACGCTGCTTACGCTGCCCTTATACTTGTAAAAGAAGTTAGATAAATTGTCGACATCGTATATATACGTCGACATATTCCACATATACGAATTCTTAACATCTAATTCATTTATCAAACTGATATCATTATTCAAACAATACTTGTTAAAGGTTTCTATCTTATCATATAAATCGCTATTATATTTCAATTCTATTATCGGTATCATAGATAATAGTATTAATAATAGTAATAATATTATAAATATCTCCAATATAGCATTTTGAAGCATTTATAATATTATTAAATTTATTAAATCTAATTATATAAAGGATATTAATATTCTTTTTTATCATTGTTATAATACATAAATTTAGAAGGTGTTGAGAAGTCCATTTCGTCGTCCTCGCTTTTCCCTTTGCCTATATTTCGAAGTCGTTTTAAAGCAAGGTTATTTCCCGACGCAACTCCTGCAGTTAGATTGAATAGGCTGCCAAATCCTGAAGTGAATTTGCAATAAAATTCATTGCATTTTGCTGGAGGGAACTGCTTATATATTATACCAGTTAATTCGGGAAACTCATAATTTCTAATAGCCATTAAATATATTTAATATATATAAATATAATTATAAAAATAAATTGTATCTTCCACTACTTCGATACGCACCCTTTCAATTTATTTAGGTGTGCTTGCATTTCTATATCATAGGAGTCGCATATAATCCTTATATTTGCCCATTTATTTTCTGGATTTGAAAGGTCTATATTCTCTTCGTCGCCGTTATCATCAGTATCTGCATTCTTCGCATCTTTAACATCCTTAAAATCCTTTACTTCTATATTCCATAAATCAAACAAGGTATCAAGAACATTCTCATTGTTCTTCTTAAATACTATTTCGATGTCTTCTACTGAGATATTACATGGTGCCTGCTTAATAACTTCGTCCATACCTTATTCACCCTTATATATACCATAATAATATATTATTTATATATATTTATATTCATTGATATCATATATTCACATATATATCAACATATTTATATATCAACATATCTATATATCAACATATTTATTTTTATTATACTTGTAATAATTCTCAGCGATTTCATAAGCAATCTTTTCATATGGGTGTTCAGATGAGTAATTTTTATGAATAACATCATTAATACTATTAGGGTTATTATTTCGATACAAGCAAACCATCACATTGGCATCCGTAGCAATACCCTTCTTGGTATTATCAGGTGCATAATATATCTTGCTATTTGTGTCAGGATTTGAACGGATATATTTAGCAGATTTATATGCTTTTTTATCTATCTCAAGTAATCCCATATCCTTTATTATATTTTCAAAAAGAACCGAGTTATACCTTTGATATATGTGAATTTTCTCGTGTATCAAAGTATTTGTTAAGTTCAACTCGTCATATTTTAAAACATTTTTAGATACGAATATTATGTTTTCTCGTGTATGCGGCAATCCTTCTTCATATTCCTTTATTGTATCATTGAAATGGTTCGCATAAGTATTCGCAAATACCCATTTAATACCTGCTATATCATTGCCATTTATATGATTAGCATATTCTAATTCCTTGAATTGCCCCATTTTGAAATAATTATCGGCTTTATCCGCGCATTTCCCTAATAACTCTTTCTCTGCAGTAGTGAAAGTTATAGCAGTATCCTCAATATTATTGAGATAGTCAATATATGTTTTTGCGTGTCGAGCGTGCAAGTCCAACTCAGACATATTGCGAACATATCCGTCGCTATCATTCCTTAAAAATTCTGCGGTTTCCTTGAACGTCATAAATTTAATGCGTCCTCCATCTTTATTCTCGTAATTATCAGTTATAGACAATGAAGATGTAGGATATGTAGGAGATATCGGAGATGTATATCCATAATATGCTAAGTATGCTAATGCAGATGCCACGAAGACCAAAAGAATAGTTAAGAATATTAGCAAATAGAACATAGCAGTCCTTTATTATAATTATAATAGTTTTTTATTTTTATGAAGTTTCTCATTATATTGTCTTGATAGCAGCAGTCTTTATTGTCTTCCCTTGCTTTCCTTTATTTGCATCTTTTTTGTAGCAGAATAAATCTTTTTTCACTTCAGAAACAACATTGCCATTTGGGTTTGTTTCAATATTTCTACATATTCCTTTGCTCTTGTATTTAGAACTATTTATAAAGGAGGTTCTCTCAATAGTGTTGCTAACATATATTACATTATTTGCATATCTAGGGATTTGATACTTAACTATTCTTGATTTAATCAACATTGTATGATGCGTTTTTGGCACAGATAAAGAATTTTGTCTGCGAACTGGAGGTTTATCTTGTTTCAAATCAAGTATATTACTTGGTGCCGATAATGGACGCGCCTTTATATCTCCAGTAGTATATCCTTTTTCTCTCTTGTCCGTAATGATTTGCTTATAGGATACGTTAATATGCCCTCCTAGTATTTCTATACACACATACCCATAGGAGTTTAACGCATATGCAGTGATTGTATATTCGTTATCACTAACAATAGTAGGTTTTTTTACGAATTCACCAGTAATTAAGTCAGGGTCTGCTCCTCCTGTTCCCGCAGTAATCTGGTGTAATACCTTGCCTTTATGCTCAATCTTCATAATGCTAAAGTTGTGCGTATCTGCGCATAAATATATAATATTATTATCAACTAAAATATCATATAATTTGGCTATTAAACCTCTATATTCTAATTTCTTCTTATCAATATCGTGCATCGCTATCTTATCCTTTTTAAACGAAAATAAAGGTATGTGTCCCATCACAAAAATCTGTTCGCTGCTTGCGCTACCGCTACCACCGCTACCGCTTTTTCTTTGCTCTCCCTTTACCTCCTCTATTTTTCTCCTAACATCTTCTAAGTAGCGGTATCCATCTTGAAGAATATCATCTAATTTATTGGTATTTATTATAATAATTATATTATCCTTGTTATACCGAACACCTATATTATCAACGTATATATAGATACCATACTCGGAACACAACCTGTCTTCTTTTAATTCTTCTCTCTTCGCCAGTAATAATTCTAATGTTGGGACGCTGATGACTTTCTCTGCCGCTTTAATTTGCTGCAGATAATACTTTTGCGTGTTGATACTACAATCTTTCTTTAATAGGTCTGTAGTTGTATCAGAGACTACGTCGTGATTTCCAACTGCTATATAGATTTCCTTGCTCATACCATATAATTTTTCATAACCTGTGCGCAATATTTCAGTAAAATAAAGTTTGAAATCTTTCTTATTTATCTTCTTCTTATTGGAATACCAATTATCGCCTGCAAGATATATGTGCTTTATAGCGGTCTCATTGATAGCGATGTTATCTAACACAATATTGCGATATATATATTCATTCTTGCAGTTTATATTATTCCAGCAGCCAAAGAATATAAATTTACTGCAATCCGTAGCAGAACTAATAGCATTATTACATTCAGTCTCCATAGTATATAGTAGTTTGCAGAAAATACACTTAATAAATACAATAGAAAAATATTTATAAATACAAGGAATGCAATACGTCCTTTCGAATAGTAAGGTTTTTACCACAATATTTGTCGTAAAATGGAATATTTAACTCATATGGTATATTGACTATCACGTTATCAATCGGCACATATATCATCATATTAATCCACGAAATGATATTATTAATCGCGCGCTTCAGATTGCGTACTCCTTCTTCCTCCTCGATGTTATTTATAATATGCATTAATACGTCGTCGCTAAATAGTATATCTCCCTTTTTAAGGTTGTATTGCTTCAATATTTCAGGTATTATATAGTCCCGCGCTAACACTATCTTTTCTTGATTGTTGTATCCTTTGACATTTATCACAATCATCCTATCTTTTAATATAGGGTTTATTAGCGTCTCGTCGTTGAATGTGAAAACAATCATAGACCGCGAGATGTCTAAATCAATTTCTTCAAAGTATCTGTCTGTAAATCTATCGTTCTGCACTGGGTCTGTTATGTGAATTAAAGTATTTATAATTTCCTGCCCCTTGTATGTATCCGATACCTTGTCTAATTCGTCGAATAATAATAGCGGGTTCATAATGCCTGTTTTAATTAGCGATTCGCATATCTTCCCATAAGTGGCTCCTTCGTAAGTGTAAGAGTGTCCGCGCAGAAATGCGGAGTCGTCAGTCCCGCTCAATGATATAAATGCACTCGGATAGTTAAGCGCATTGCAGATGCCCTCTTTTATTAATTTTGTTTTGCCAATTCCTGCAGCACCTTGTATTCCAATGATATACCCATATGCCTTAGGGAATGATATTAGTTGCGCTAATACCCTTATTATCTGCTCTTTCGCTTCCTTGTGTCCATAAATTTGGTCATTCATCCTCTCGCGTATATTACTTAGAAACGAGCATATCTTCTCATTGCCGTCTGTATTACTTACTGGTATGTTATAGTATTTATTAAAAGGCACCTCGTTTAATACATTTAGCCAATTATTTATCTTGTGATATTCGCCAGAAGTCGAAGACATCCTGCTCAAACATTCCAATTTAAATATTATGCTTCTCTTCGTCCTCTCATTAATATTCAAATCTAATATCTTAAACCGCATAGGAACTGCTAAGCAACTACTTTTATTCGCCGTTAATTGCTCTTCCTTTATTTTGACATCATCCTTTTCTTTCTCTGATAATGCATCAAAATACTTCTTCTCGTCGCTATTATATTTCTTATAAAAGTTGTATTTAGTCTTCTTTATAATGTTGCTATTTTGCGACAGCCTTTTTAATATTAAAAATACCTTGTCTTTTTTATTTGCAGATTGCTCATCCGATTGTTCATCGTATTTATTAAAATAGCCTCCTGCAGGAACATCGCTGATTTCTTCGCTTTCCTCACTTTCTTCTTCTTCATAGTCGTCGTCTTCGTCTTCATCATAGTAGTCGTCTTCGTCTTCGTTGTCATAGTAGTCGTCTTTCTTATCATCCTTGTCCTTATCGTCTTTCTTAGCATCCGCCTTATCGGCTGCCTTATCGTCTTTTTTAGTTTTAGTAGTCATTAAAGATATATACCTTATAATTTTTTATATAATTTATAAAAATAATTAAATGAATATAGGAAACTTAGAAACTCTCAGAAGATTGTGGACCCCAATATATATTTTTATGTATAGTTCTTACTCGTCTGTTTGAATTTATTATGTAATATGAACCGATTACTATGAATATGATAATGGCTATGAATATCATCAATGATAGATACTTCTCATTATCAATATAATTGATATATATATTATATAAACCAATGAATATGATTGAAGATATTAGAAGTGTTAATATATATAATTTATTGTTCTCTAGCTCATATTTTAAGGTGTCCATATTGGTATTACCTTGCGATTTGTTGAAGTCCAATATCTTGTCCAAATAAGTCTTATTTTCGATGTCTGCGTTAATAACCGAAGTAATCTCCTTGTAAAAATCGTGACTATCAGAAGTAGGCAATTTTATCATTATTGTTTCGAAGTATCTTATAAATTGCGCATTAAGCTTGTCTATTTCTGTTTTTAATACGCCGACCTTCTTATTATTACGTTCTGTAATATCACCGCTAGTATTCTTCAATATTGTAATATTCGTACTATCAACTGCGAAAGTTTCTATATAAGTTATATTCGACATAAAATATATGATAAATAATAATATTATAATTCCCAAGCAAGCAAGCGAGATACTTTTAACAAGCGGCTTATCTATTTTAAAGACATTGATACCGATTAATACCACTATTATAGTGCAAATTAATATGTTGTATGTTAATATTTGACGGCTCAGGAACACATTCTTATTATATTGGGTTTCATATAGGTTCTTTTGATTATTTACTCTGTTTGTATTCAAACTAATATTTGCATTTAATTCATCTATGGCTTTCTTATTATTAACATATTTATTCTTTAAAGAATTTATATCCTTTCTTTTAATTTCAAGAAATTCACCATTTGCACTTAGGTTTTCTGAGGTTTTTTTAATTTCAGTATATGTATTTCCATCATATTTATAAAATAAACCAACATATTCCTTCTTTAAATCTTTTACAAAAACTGCATTGATTTCAATCCCAAAATACTCAACACTATTTGATGTAAATGTAGTAATATTCAAAATATCATAATATTTTTTATTTTGTTTATCATATATACTACAATCGTTTACTAAATCATTAAGATTGCTATAATTTATTAGTTTTTTATAAATTTCTGTATTACTTGCTGCTATCATAATAAGAACATTATCTTTATCACTAGCCATTATGTTTGCGGTAGTTCCTGAAGTTAATATTACAAAACTGGCTTCTGATGCAGGGTCATCAGCATTCCTAATGCTAGTAGTTAAAGCAACAATTTTAGTTTCAATATCATTAAAAACATCCTTAAATCTATCTATATTTTCTATTTGTGTCTTTGTAGTGTTATGGTATGCTAATGGAACAATGGTTGCTTTGAATGTAGGTTTAACATCATCAGGAACATTTGATAGTATTGTAGAACTATTTATTAGTTCATTAAGTTTGTTTTGTGCATTATTTAGTTTTAACTCTGCTAATTTTTTTTCTACTAGTATATCAATATAGAATAATGCATTCGTTCTAGCCGTATCTTGAGATGTTGATGCTGCTCCACCAGCTACAGGATGTGTTGCTATTTTAGCGGTAGTTTTTATTGCCGATGTATCTGTAATTATAACACCACTTGATAAAAAGTTAGCACTATTAATACTAGTTTCCGCAAGCGTTCTCTGCGCAGCAGTCAATCCCGTGACATTCCCAGCAGTTGTGCCTGCTGAAGGATAATTAGATAATTTAGCATTTGCAGTAGCTAGTTCTCCTTCAGCAGTATTTTTAGCAGTTTGTGCATCTGCGGTTTGTTTAGCTATAGATCCTGTTGTTCCAGTCTTCAAGTTTTCAGTTTTATATTTTGGGTCTCCGCTTGTTGTGATATTGGCAGTGGCAGGCGTTGATGTAAAACCTGTGCCATTATTTGTAATAGTAACTGCAGTCCCTACATTTATAGAACCATTTGTTGTATCGTAAGAAATTGTTCCAGCAAAACCTGAACCACCTCCACCAGTCATAGTTACATTAGTTGGATTAGCTAGATGAGTAGGTATGTTATTTTGAAAACCTTCACCTTTAGTATCAACCTCTACTCCTGTTACCGAAATTTCATTTCCTGTATTATATATATCAATACGCTTTGGATAATTTCCTGTATCAGAAACATCTGCATACATAACATTTGATACATTTATAATTAAGGTAGCATATAATTGCACAAATTTATAATAATAATAAAGACCATATACACTTTGCTTGCGATATTTTGGGTCAATATTAAATAGACATTTTAATAATAAAGATACCACATTCTTATTTCTTCCATCTCTTGTTAAGCCAGACTTATTGATTGTTATCGTTTTATCGTAAAAATGCATCGCATAATCTTTTTTAGCAAGAACTAAACCTTTTAGAGGGGTCATCGCACTATCAGATGGATCAAAAATTTGCGTTGTTATTTTATCACAATTATCGGATACGCTATAGTTGCCGTCAATAACTTTTTTATCAAATATATTATCATAATTTGCAGTAGTAAGCCCAGTGTAAAAACTTTGTATGGATAGATATAATACATTCTTTGGAGTTGCATTTGCACTTGTTTTTGTATTTCTTATATATCCAACATTTTTATACTTATTAATATCTGGAACTGCGGCTGCGGCTGCGGCTCCAGAAACATAAAATCTTGTCCCTGACGATACGATTTCAATTTTCTCTATATCTATTTCATCAAAATAGTCCGTTTTTATTGTAGCAATATCTTTATCTATACAATGTTTATATGCTTCTAAAATATCAACAAAAACATTCAATATCTTTAATGTATCAATAATATTATCTCTTACATCATTGTTAAAAGAATAAGTAGCAGTAGAGCCATTTACAGACCTATTAACAAATTCTAAATTAGTTCCTGTTGCACTCAAATCAGAATAATTTTTAATATCAAAATTAATTATATTCCTTATAAATTCATTGAATTGGTCAGTGCGATAAGTATTTGCACCACCAATATTCAACGCTTTTGACCCTTTAATATCAGTCGTTTCATTTAGTAAATCATAATCTTGTAATGTTTTAAAAAAAATATTATTATAAGACTTTAATTTTTCATCAAATATATTTATATAACTAGCATTTGTTAATATAGTACTCATTCAATTATACTCTCTATTACTATATATATTTTATTTTAGAAGCAAGATCTATAGTAAAACGATTCGCCGCTATTTTCATTGTATCGAATTATTTTTACAATATCTCCGTGTTTCAGCCCTAGCCATTTAGCGATAGGGTCTATTGGGTATATTCTAGACATATCCAATTTACTGCGTATCATATACTTTTTCATAAATTCGGCAATTTCTTCTTCTTTCAATTTGATATGCTCAGGGACATATTCGTGTTTTGTCGGGTTAAACATAAGCTGCTTAACTTGGAAATATTGAAGCATCCCGCCGTTTTTTTGAAATAATTTATCATACTTATTCAATTGCGATATTAGCGGCAGCGACACTGTGTCATTATTGAATATAAATATTATATTCTGTTTCCCCTTATGTTTTTTAATGAAATTCGCTACATTTGTGTCATCGTCCTTGAGTTCATCTATGATATTCTTACGGGTTTTCTTAGTTAGCGCAAATATCAGCGTAGTATTTGATGTTTCGAACTCTATACAACAAGCGTCGCTTTCATACTTATCTTTCTCAATAGATGCTTCGTGTTCTTCAAACAATGTTATGTCATCTCCGCGACTTTTGAGCATATCCTTTAAATTGCTAATAACGATGCTGATATCCATATTTATCTAATATTCTATATTATATAAATCTTATATTAATATATAAAAAGAAATCAATTTTTATTTTATTTGCTTTTCAGCATTCGCGATTATTTCAGGGTCTATATAACTTTTCTTGCAAATGCTATAGGTATTGTGGAGTTTCTCAGCGACTAACTCAATAGCCTTCTTAATATCTTTTTTATTCTCCTTGTCCCTCTTAACGTCATCTACATCCCCGTAAGCACCAGCAGCCCCAGCGTCCTTCCGCTTTCTCAATTTATTATAATACTGGATAAACAAGGTATTTGCATTCCACGTTCGCAAATCCTTCGTGGTTATTATAATATCATCTCCCTTTGAATACAATTTACTATTAATCTTTAGGTATTCATTAACATCGCTAGACGTTATTATTTTAGCATCTCCGTCTCCGTAAGTAAATACATACTCTTCGGCAGCGGACTTCTTATATTTATTATGGAGATACTCATATATTTTATTATTATCGCAAAAAGCCGTATTGCGGACACCTTTCTTACCTATAAAATCGATTAGGCATTTATTGTTTTCAAACTTCAAATGCTTGTATTTTAATGTGGTAAGACCTACCGAATTATTCGCCTTCTCGTATTTTTTATTGCCTATTCTAAAACCGCAAGTTAATATTAAGGTTATTATAATAGCGATTGCTTTGATTTTTTCGTCATCGCTATTCAAATCCGCAGCTATCTTCTTCTTTAACTTGGTAAATATATTAACGGATGCCGCTATTTTGTTATATTTCTTGGCATTTTGTTTAGCGATAAAAGCAGGGTTATATAATACCTGCTTGCGATTTTTAGAATCATACCCATATGCAATGATTTTTTTATTATTAATAATAATCACATTTTCATATGCTGGTGGTATTTTTAATAATCTAATCTTTTCTATATCGTCTTCATTAGTAATCTCTTTTTTATTTTTATAATATTTGAAACCAGTATTATAGTTCCCTACTCTATTAATTTTCATAAATTTATCTTATTCCTTTATAATATTATAATATACATCATTGAAGGATACTAAGGATACTTAGCATTTCTTTATGGCAAGTTGGTATCCCTTATGGATTAGTTCATATTGCCCTTCATACTTTACAAGGAATTCATCCATCGTTTTCTTTATACTGCCATCATTGCCACCGCCGTAATCATCCATCCACATTATACCACCTTTCTCCAAAAATCTGAAGGAGTTTTCCATATCCCTTTGTATAAAATCAGGTTCGTGGCAACCATCAATATATATTAGGTTATACGTATCACCATCCTCATTATTTTCAAAAAATACGTCAGACGTTGTCTTGTGTATTGTAATCCTATCTGTATTTTTACATTTTGAAATATTATAATCAAAATTCAATTCTTCATTATTCTGCAAAAGGCTTCTATGGTCATTATTATCAATGTGTAAAAAAGGATCGACGCAAGTCAAACTCGACTTAGGATTATCTATAAAATTATCAGCGAAAAAAACACTGGACAATCCTTCGAAACAGCCAATCTCCAATATCCTATTTTCCTTTGATTTATCTAAAAAATTTATTAAACTATACTTCAATTCGCAATGCGTAAACCAAGTCTTTGTGTATTTATAAACGCTCATCCTTTTTCTCTTATTATATTGTAATATTAGAATAAAACGCTTTAACAAATGGGTTAATCTTAAAAGATTGCTTGGAAACGTCAATGACCTTAATGTTTTTCAGGCTTTTTGCTCGTGATAGCGCGGTATATGCTTGACCGCACGTGAAAATATTTTCACCCAAATCAATCTCTAAAGCATCTATAGTCATACCTTGAGATTTATGTATAGACAGCGCATACGACACTTTTAATGGCATATGAGAAATATAAGATTTAGCGCTCTTATCAGTTCTTTCAGACCTTTCAACAACATCTTTGTAATATGTTATATTATGTAGATTACCATCAACATCCTTAATTAATGCAAAATCACTAAATATCTTCTTTACAACACCACGCATACCATTAACAATACCCGCAGTTATATCAATATTTCTCGTCACGATTACTTGGGAGTTCTCTACAAGTTCGACGTTGTATTTGCTAATGTTTTTTATGTTATCCTTTGTTGCTTCTGCTTTGTAAATGCACGTCTTATTACCCGCCTCCTTTAATTTAGCAATTTCAATATCATTTATTTTATCCACATTTATATTTTTAGGATATAACTTTGTAGGGATTATTTCATCATCAAACTGCGTATCCTTAAGAGCATTCAAAACTTTTAAAATATTATCGGTGCATTTGCCTTTCCTAATAATTTGCAATATTTGTTGAAACAAGAGGTCATCAGTCTGTCTCACAAGTTCATCGAGTAAAACCACCTTTATATTAGCGGTCGCCCATAGTTTAGATAGGAAACAATAGAAACCATTAACAGGCGCTAGCTGACAAAAGTCCCCAATCAAAATAATTTGAACACCTCCAAATGGTTTATTTAATAATTCGGGGTCTTTTAAGCCATACGATTTAACATAGCAAAGTATATCAGATATTTTCTCAAACAATGCACAATCTAACATAGATACTTCGTCGACAATTAATACATCTAATTCGACGAGCCTCTTGTATATGCTTGGCTGTTTCTTAATATTAATAAAAATATCTGCCAACCTTTCATTGCCTATTCCAAATCCCATAAAAGAATGTATTGTTTGCCCGCCTATAATAAATGCAGCAGTCCCTGTTGTCGCAGTTAGCCCTACCTTTTTATTGTCGCTATTCAATAATTCTATAATAAACTTAATAGTATATGACTTGCCAGTTCCTGCGGGACCCGTAATTAATATATTTTCCCCATTCTTTGTTTGCTCCGCTGCTAATCGCTGCTTATTATTTAGCAACTCCATACGTATATGTAGATGTATGTATATGTATTCATTGCTATCAATAAAATATACTTATCAATTTTTATTTTTCATATTTACTATAACTTATTGATAAACTTAATGATTACGTTATTCTTTTTGCAATAATTTGTTATAAATATATTATGCTTTCGCTGTATCCTGTGTATAATCTCATTGTGGTATCTCTCTTCTTTTAATGGCGGATTTTCAAAATACCATTTGATAAGCAAGTCTCTGTCGATGACCTTTTTGTGATTATAGTCATACTCCCAGCACATATAGAGGATTGCCCTCGATATGAAACCACGCGAATAATGATTGGGGGCGAACACTTTATGCTTGTGATTAACGTAGTTCCCGAAGTCTAACTCTACCCAGTTTTTATCTTTGCAATTAATATCTTCAACAAACATATAATTTGACCGATTGACATTTAGCGTATTAATAGTCTTCACTATATTATGCATATCATTCCTGTGTTTATTATTTAGAAGGCATTGCGGGAAAATGTGCTCTGCCGAAAAAAACTTATTCTTAAACTTTGCGTCATTATCGCCAAAGAAACTATTCTCCAAATATATAGATGGCATCTTTGTATCGTGGAGTATTGTTTTTTTTATTATGTTTACGTAAGCAAATCCTCTGATATAACTCATATCTATTAGTATTATTAACACTTGTAATAAATACTTATATGTATACCTATACATTCAAGTTATATTCTTTCTACTCTATATTAATACTATCAATTTTTTTTGCGATACTAGGATATAATTTAGAGAAAAAACTATACATATTATTGTGTATCGTTTTATTATTCTCAGGATAGAATGTGGTTAATAGCGCCTTTGACTCGAAGTCGCCGTGTATCCAATAATGAACCATTATAGTATCTTTGCCATACTCGCCCTTCTTCAACATCCCCCAATCGCCTATTGTGAAAGGCATATTGTCGAACTTGAGGTCATTAATGGGATAAAATAGTTCCCTGTCGTCGATAACATATACGTCGTCCTTAAACTGGCTATTCATCGGGTTTTCTATAATCGCCTTAAAATAGGAGCCACCGAATATGTCAAACTTCTGGAATATGTTCTCCGTATAATTCTTAACATACTCTGGAATGTTGTTTAATATAACCCGCAACATATTATTATGTTTATTCGCTGCAAAGAATGCATTGCAGATATATTTGTCGTTATTATACAACGCGTTCGTTTGCCCAGATGGTTCGTAAGTAATATATAATTTATTTGAATTCATATCTAGTATTTCATTGAAATCTCTTAGGATAAGAACGTCCAAATCGATGTATATGCCGCCATAATGATATACTAAGAGAATACGCGCAATATCACCCTTCTGCACTCCTGTGCGGGCTAATTTATAAATATTGTAGAAGTTTGGATATTCTTCAGATATTAATTTCAATATCATATCATCCGTCCAGAACATCAATTCATATCCATTTGCTTTCAAGAAACTGATATTCTCGCTGACTAACTTATATATAATTGGCGGGAGGTTCTTATCCTTCCACGTTTGATGAATAATCTTAGGGATCATTAAGTATAATTATATATAATTACAATAAATCTTATATATATATCATATATCAAATCTTATATAAAGCATAATTTACAATCTTGTATGTGATATAGTCGACTATAACTACGAGATTGATAAGTTTTACATTGCAACCGCTAAAAGTCGGCACATATATCGAAGTTATGTTAAAGTCGCCAAATATATTTAGAACCCACATAAATTTGAACATTATTAAATAATGAAACATATGTATCTTGTATCCCATATCATCGCATATAACATTCGTGGCATTGTCTTTCAGTGTTAAATAGTCGCCGTAGTAATATACAGGTAATATGTGAATAATAATATTAGCAACAAAGTATTCAAAGCGAACCAAGAGGTTGTTTGAAATCCTGCTAAATATCGAGTGTTTTAATAAGAGCGGGGTAGCATCCATCACGCAAAACAAGACATTGCTGTCGTATACCATAAATAGGTGGAATAACGTCATAATCTGCAATGAATTGATAGCGATAAACCGCGATATTATATAATTATCTATGCCAAAAATATTATATAAGGCGCTATTGGCAATAATCATCAAAATATTCCAATTCGTATATTGATTTATTTTTCTACGCACTAGGTCATTTTGAATATATTGCGCATATTTCTTGCTAATAGGCATTAACATTACAAAGGTCGCAAAGAATATCTCAAATTGATTATAGTTATAATTGTTATATTGAAGATAACTATTGTTATATTGAAGATATCTATGATTTAGATGATTATAGTTATAACTATTCGCAAGGGATATAGTAGTATCACAAGTTATATTTGACATATTTACATTATTTTAATAATTGTTAATATCTTATATATATTTCCATTGTTAATATCTAATATATTATTAGATAAATGTCCTTAATAAAACCTATCGTATTTAAATTAAAAGGCACAAATACGCAAGATAAAAACTCAGCAAAACTCACTGAACAAGATTGCCTAACATTTGTAAAATACATAAAAGATAAGATTTTAACCACAAAGACATCTACTGAATTAAAAAATTTAAAATTTGTCAATCCTATAACAAAACAAAAGATTGGTATCAGCAGCCCAATTCTTCAAAGTTTTTTGTCTAAATGTTATACTTCTTTTACTAATCAGGAAGTCAAAGATATTATTGATGAAATAACAAATATTAGTGATTTAATGAATGCTGTCGCTGCTCCCGCTCCTAAAACTCCTAAACCTGCTGCCGCTCCAAAGCCATCTAAACAACCTAAGCCTCCGAAACCCGCCGCTGCAGCTGCGCCAAAACCACCGAAGCCACCGAAAACACAGAAACCTTCTAAAACCGCCAAGCCTATCATAGATAATACCTCTTTTGTTATAGGCGAGGCTATTGATAATGCAATTAAACACTTCTATAAATGCTGTGATGAATTAGAAGCCAATTGTAATGCCACAGGAATACTTAAAGAACATCTTTTAATTACCAACGTAGTTAATTCTATTATGACTATCATACATATCAAATATATGCATCTTAATAATTTATATAGTAATTTAGTTATAAAGGATAAACAACCATTGCAAATCTATATGTATGATGAAAAGTTTCATAATTATTTATCAGAAAAGCAATTAAATGTTAGGGAAACATTCGTATATCATTATAATTTACGAAAAAAAATAGTATATCAAGATGTAGACACAGATATACTTGTAGATGCACAAAATCTTAAACCAAATAATGTAGATACATATTATTTGAATACATTGTATAATCGTCAATATGTATTTGAATATCCTAGAAGACTACTTCTAAAAACACCAACTGCTTCTAATCCTACACCTATTGATCAATATTCGCTTTATTTTAACAAAAACAATAGTATAATCTTAGATATGGAAGCATTCCCTAAATCCCTTGAAACCGCAAAAGAAGCTTTCAAAAGCGACGCGGCAACTAAATATTACTTTGATTATAATATAACAAATTGCGTATTACCTCAATATATATTTATAAACGATAATACTGCCCTTCATAATTATTTCACTGGTATAATTACACTAGTTAATGATAGAATTAAAAAATTCCCAGTTATAACTGGTATTGCAACAGAATATACAATGAAAAAGGACTATTATAATAAGGTAATAGAAAATATGAGAGATAATTCATATGGCAATAATGAAACAGGATACGGGGGTAATGATATGATACGCAAGAATATATTATATTCTATGAATGCATATATAACGTCTGCGCTAACAAATAATATCAAACAAATCCCTACAATATATGATGAAAATTATTATAATTATGAGTTTTCAGGGACATTCCCTTTATTTACGTGGATACCTATAATACCTGCGGATGCGGATAGGAACCCAATATATAATTATTCCAATTCAGATAAATGGCAACCATTCAAACTAGCAACGTCGAACGTTAAACTAATTGAAGAGAATTACAAAGACTATAATAGAGGAGCATTAAGTAAAGGGCTTAATATCGTGGTTTCTAAAGCAATAACCGAAAAGAATTTTAATACTGATATGCTCTATTTTAATGCCAAAAAATATACGCATATTAAAATAACACCTGCAGAACATCAAGAAAAAATACAAGAAATGATAATGAGAATTAAGAATACGATTGGGATGTATAAGGATAAAACAATAAACCCTAGTTATTCCAATAATACAATATACTTATATCACGGGTGTTTAAATAGGAAACATAATATAACTGGGAAATATAATGAAGACATTGAACTATTAAGTTTTTTATCAACTAGCGTAAGCGCGCACGTAGCAATAACATATTCAGAATATAAAGGAATTGTTTATATAATAGAGGTCGACAATTCGCACACATATATAAATTTCAACGATAAATTGCAACAAGTTGTCCTTTTGCCCAACTCAATACTTAGAGTTATTGACCAGTATAATATTGGCAATATTTGCGTGGTTCTATGTAGGTTGATTAGAACACCAACGATAAAAATGAATACCTTATTATATAATAAATTAATAAATCCTCAACAAGCGAACGCGGGTATTAATAAATACGTTAGCTATAGAATAAAAACGAACAATAATATTATGCCTGTATGCGCTTTTATGTTAAGCAAATTTTGGGAAACAAATAAGGAAAGACAAGCAAACGAAAATTTGGAAGTATATAAAATAAGGCGCGGGAGATTAAATAATAAGTTTATAAATAATACATCAATATCTTCGAAAGGATTACAAGAAACATATGCGTATTTTAGTCTAGGGCAAGAGTATGAATTATACGTTGATAGAGGGTTAGACGTAATGTTAGGTAGTTTCGAAGATATAAAATACAGCATACACCAGCATTTTATTAAAGATTGCTATAAAGCGATGGACATACCTTGCTTAGACTACATATTTATACATGCGACCTTTACCTATAACGCTGTATCAACAGGTATATTATTAGATGATTATAAAAATAATAGAAAACCCCAATATAAATACAATATTAATAATTTCCTTATCGATTGTATATTCAAGTTTAATAGCATAAAGAAAGAAAACAAGGAACTTAATATTATAGATGCTGACGTGTTTGCAGAAGACACATATGCGGACAAGATAGAAGGGTTTAGGGATGCTTGTCTATATTGCAATGGCTCTATTAATCCCTTGTTCAATAAGGATGCTAATGTAGGGGAACATATACAATATATAAGGGACTGGAAGCACTTGTTTACTAAATATGAAATAGCCAGCAATGATGATTTAACTAAACATTTTAAATGGTGTAATAATAGACTTGTTAAATTGATAGAAGTAATCAAGGCTACAAAAGAGCACTATTTAAAATTTATTAATGAAACATTGGAAGGTGAAATAAAGGATAAAAATATAGATACAAAGGGAGTAGTGGAATTAAATGATATGCTCGAACAACTATCAAGCATTCTAATAAAAAGAGCGACGTTTTATAAAAATTGCACAAGTTCTTCTGGTGTTCAATCGTTTATAGATATAATTAAAGTAATTCTAAGCGACACACGTATTAATATACATAACTCGAAATTATACAAAAAACCTATTTTAGAAGAGTTAATTATGGAAAATAGTATATCAGGTGGTCTTCTAAGTATGAAAGATATTAATAAACTAAATACGCGCATAAAGTCAGATAGCAGCAGCGGCAGCAAAAAAATTGATCATCTAAAATTATTTGAAGCATTTAAAAATATTCCTATTGATGGTTCTAAAGATATGCGGAAATACAAAGCGATGCCAAAACCATTTAAGGAATATTATAAAGGTGCAAAGATAAATAAGGACGGATATTTTGACATCAGCGATGGCTGCTCTTTTAGATTTATATGAATGTATGAATATATTCATATATGAATAAAACCCATTCATCTACTCACAAAGGCGACGACGTTATTTTTATACCACAATAATCCACATTGTTTGTCTTAAAGTCTTGTCTAGTATATATACCGATATTAGTCGATTCCTCTAAAATCCATTTGAAATTTGTCCAAAACTCCTCAGTATGTCCTATGCTTTCCGTCGCTAAATGCGCAAACTCGTGCAGCACCACAAACATCATCGTGTTGATATCCATTAATTTATCTTTATTTCTGAGACACAATACAATCTGCTCTCCTTTATTAATTGAATAGCTGGTATAGCCAGGTGTATCAACGCCTTCGCTGATTTTCTCAGGACGATAATTGCTTTTAAGCATATCGACGCGTTTATCACTATTCCCATAGGATTTCTCTAAATGTTCTAATAATGTATTGAGTTTGCCTTTAATAATCGCTATTAAATCTGCAGCTTCCTTCGCGTCCTCTTTGATTTGCACAACGTATTCCTCGTTGTCTATAGTGCTTTTCACCTTTATCAACCCAGCATTTATATAAAAATTATATACATAATATATGCCTAAAATAGTTATGAATAATATAACCAACCCTTCCGCACTTATATTCATAATATTCTATTTTATTTTATTATAATAAATTAAAAAATGATTTGTATTTAAATATTTAAAGCAATATACAGATAATATCATAATATCATAATATCAATAAAATGGAATTACTCAAAAAAATACACGAACCAATAAATAAAGACACTGATATCGTCGAGTTTCAAATAACAGATATCTATGACCCCGAATCGGACAAAGTTAATGCACAGAGAGACGCGACAGACTTTTATTCGCTCCTAATCTATGGCAGGGCAGCGACGGGGGCGACGTATTGCGTTAATGTAAAAGGGTTTGTTCCTTACTTTTATATCAAACCACCAGATAATTGGGAGGCTATGAATAAATCCGCTTTCAAGGCTAAGGTTGATGAGTTAAAAGAGGGTATGCTGAACGATTATTATAAAACGAGATTTAACAATAATGGGGTATGGAAAGAATATAGCAAGAAAATCATACCGAATAATCTTGAAAGTCATTTTGTGAATATCAAGATGGTCAAGAAGAAGGACTTTTGGGGATTTACAAATGACAAGATATTTCGCTTTCTCAAGGTATCCGTGAAATCTCTTAAGTTATACAATAATTTAAAGTATTACTTCAAAAGTCTCGAGAAGAATGATTACAAACTATATGAAACGAATATAGACCCGTTCTTAAAATATATACATACGCAAAATATCAAACCTTGCGATTGGGTGAGAATTGAAAACGGGAACTATGAAATCGACGAAGATAATAGCAGGTGTGATTATAATATTATAACTGACTATAATAATATTATGCCTATCCAAGTGAATAAGATAGCCCCTTTGCTAATAACATCTTTTGATATAGAATGCTCAAGTAGTCACGGCGATTTCCCAGTAGCCAAGAAAAATTATAGCAAAGTCGCTCAAGACCTCGCGATTGTTGCTAAGCTAGGCTATAAATATGATGCGGATACTATTATTAGTTGGCTGCAAACTATATATTTTGAAGATGTCATTATAGATAGCGCAACGGATGTCAAGATTAACAAAGTATATGCTAAAAATAAACTGGCGCATAATTATATATCATCTATTTCTCAAAGAATAGAGCAACATATTCCTAAAATACTTGATATATTAAATGTAATCGCGTCATCCATTAAGAAACCTTCAGCGACTGGTAAAAAAGATGGTGGTAGCGGCGATGGTGATGATGTTTTTGATGGTTGCGATGGTGGAGATGGCTGTGATGATGCTGACGATGGCGAAGAAGACGACGAAGACATTAAGGGAAATAAAATGACTATTCGCGAGTTGAATGCTCAAGAATTGATGCTTACAGATATTTTGACGGGCGCTTTAGTGCCTCTTGAGGGGGACAAGATAATTCAGATAGGAACTACTTGCCATATCTATGGGTCTGATAACATCGTTTATAAAAACATTATAACATTAAATAGTTGCGATAAGATTGACGGGTGCGATGTGGAATATTATGATACCGAGAAAGAAGTCCTCATAAAATGGAAGGAACTTATGAACAATCTTAATTCGGATATTATAACTGGCTATAATATATTTGGGTTTGATATGGAATATATTTGGCAGAGAGCAACCGAGTTAAATATTCTCGAAGAATTTTCAGTGGGCTTTGGGAGACTTATAACACGCAAGTCATCCCTCGTAGAATTAAAGCTATCTTCGTCGGCTCTAGGTGATAATATATTAAGATATATTGACATAGATGGGTCGGTATTGATAGATTTGCTCAAAGTTATGCAAAGAGACCAAAAACTAGATAGCTATAAGTTAGACAATGTTGCATCAATATTTCTAGGCGACAATAAGAATGACTTGAAACCTCAAGAGATATTCGATAAATTCAAGGGAAATAGCGAGGACAGATGTGTTATTGCCAAATATTGTATTCAAGATTGTTGTCTTGTTAATCGGCTGATACATAAACTAAAAATACTTGAAAATAATATTGGTATGGGAAACGTATGCCTCGTGCCTCTCAATTTCCTCTTTCGCAGAGGTCAAGGTATTAAGATATTCTCTTTAATTGCCAAAGAATGTATGGAGCGCGAATATCTTATCCCAACGATTAAATCATATCGCGAAAATATGGAGGAAATGGACAACGGATACGAAGGCGCAGTTGTATTAGAGCCAAAGGAAGGGATATATTTAAATGAACCTATTGTAGTATTTGATTACGGGTCTCTATATCCGTCCTCGATGATTTCGTGCAATCTTTCTCACGATTGCTACTTGATGGACGAAAAATATCGCGTCGAAGACCCTAACATAGAATATAAAACTATTTCCTATGATTTATATGAAGGTGTCGGAGATAAGAAAAAGAAGACGGGAGAAAAGGATTGCGTATTCGTCCAATACAAAGATGGTCGCAAAGGTATTATCGCGGATGTCTTAGATATGTTGCTAAAACAGCGAAAGAATACGCGGAAAAAGATAGAATACAAAACGATTACTGCGATTGATGGAAAAGTATATTCAGGTATTTGCTCGGATAAAGGCGACCAATATGAAGTATATAATATAGATGCTAAAAGTAATATCTTAGTATCCAAAGATAATATAAGAGATATTAAAGGAACCTATAACATATTTGAACAGGACGTTTTGGATGCTCTGCAAGTCGCTTATAAGGTTACTGCGAATTCGCTATATGGACAGATAGGCGCGAGGACATCTTCCATCTATTTAAAGGAGATTGCTGCGTGCACCACTGCAACAGGAAGAAATATGATTATGCTTGCAAAAGATTATGTCGAAAGGAACTATAATGCGGAGGTTATATACGGGGACACTGACTCGATATTTTGCAAGTTCCCTTTGACGGATAAAGAGGGAAATGAGGTATTCGGTAAGGATGCTTTGCAGTTTGCCATAGATATTGGAAAGGACGTTGAGAAACATATAAATGTCCCTGATATTATGCCTAGTCCGCAAAAATTAAATTATGAGAAATGCTTATATCCGTTTATTCTATTTAGCAAGAAGCGATATGTAGGTAATTTGTATGAAATGGATACCACAAAATACAAGCAAAAGTCTATGGGTATTGTATTGAAACGCAGAGACAATGCTCAGATAGTCAAGAAGATATACGGAGGAGTAATAAATATCATATTGGAGAAACAAGATTTGGACGGCTCTATAGAATTTTTACAAGATGAACTTAGTAATCTCGTAGATGGCAAAACGTCTATTAAAGAACTAATAATCACTAAGAGTTTGCGAGCAAACTACAAAGACCCTTCAAAAATTGCTCATAAGGTGTTAGCGGACAGAATAGGTGCAAGAGATCCAGGCAATCGCCCTGTTGTGAATGAGCGTATTCCCTTTGTATATATTAAAACTGCAGGAGGTGGCGGTAGCGGTGCTAATGCGAAAGCGACATCATTGCAAGGGGACCGCATAGAAAACCCTGATTATATTGTGCAGAATAGTTTGATACCTGATTATTTACATTATATTACTAATCAAATTATGAAACCTGTATTGCAACTCTATGCATTATGCTTAGACCAACTGCCAGGCTATGATAAATGCGATGAATATTGGGATGATGTAGAGAAGGCTTTGTTAGAAAAACCAATGTATCAGAATGAGATACGAAGAAAAAACAGAATAAATAACCTGAAACTAATGATGGTGAAAGAACTATTATTCGATAGGTTCATTAATATGCTAACGGAGCCTAAAGTGCCTAAAGTAAGGAAAAGTAGCAAAAAGACAATTAAGGATGTTCCTACGGATACTCCTAAAGTAGCGAAAGCAGCGAAAGCAGCGAAAGCAACAAAAGCGTCGGCTGCAGCAGTATCTAGTAAGGTTGATGATTATAATGATAACGATATTATTGATGATACTCTGCCTCTAAATTTGGAAGCAAGTATTAAGATTACTAAGAAAATCAAGACGAACAAGATTGTATCGAACGTATATATTAAGAATGATAAAAATAGAAAGATATGGGAAGAGACTAATGAGGAATGTAGAGATAAGGATAATGAAGTAATATCTTTGATTAAAAAGATAATCGCTTATAACCCCAATAATATCTATTACATAACATTAAATTATAAAAACTTGAAAGACGAATATAATAGAGCACATCACCTATACAATGAATTAGTAAAAAAGAGACAGATATATACTGAAGATAATATTGATAATATAATGAGTAAAATAATGAATACTCAGGATACTGGAGGGCTTAAAGACATTGGTAATATCCGTAAATACTATGAAATAATACTGCTCAATAGCAAGTTCATATTTATGTGATTGTAGGAAATTGATACTTAAACTGGTGTATGTATATATTTTTTATTTTTTTAAGATATAATTTGTTGGTGTTAGAATATAAACTATATATTATATAGATGGAAAAGGAAACTGGGAAGGAAAGAAGGATTTACGAAAAGATTTATGAAATTCAAGAAATGCATAATTATGCTACATTGATACTTAATAATATTTATAAATTATTAAGTGATTTAGGGAATGATGATGAAAAAATAGCAGAAATGTTGCATCGCAATAATATAAAAGAAGCAGGGCAGGTAAGCAAAAAGGATGTTATTGATGTAATCAACAACGGGAATATTAGGGAAAAAACAACTGCAATTGCTATGTTTATAAATAATTGCTATATTATCATTAATTTAATATGTATGAAGGATGTAAAAACAAGGTTCCCTTATATCAATCACGATAGATTGAGAGTTATTAAGAATAAATTGAAAAGATTAATAGGAACTAAAGATGATGCCGTGTTGTTTGATATTATAAAACCTACTACCACTAAAGATGCGTGCGCCTTATGTAATGTTGTTATTGCTCCTGAAACAGGTGTCCTTCTATTATCTCGTGTTGTAGGGTTCCCTTTTGGTTGTGCTGGAAACTTGAGAAGAAGTCGTCCTCAAGATGAACAAGAAAAATACAAGGTAAAAATAAGTGATATTAAACCAGAATTAAGTATCCGTGAAAAAGAGTTTATGCAAATAAGAGATAGTGATACGCACGTTCAATGGGTGTCTGGACAAATGAGTTGGGTAATTAATAAAAAACATTTTCTAGTGCCAATTGCTGAAAAATACAATAATAATTTAATTAGCGGACCCGCTGGTTCTATAGATATGATAATACAAACGTGTTTATTATTTAAAGATTTTGATTTAGAATTAAGCACACTTGTTGGAATAGCGTGGTGCACTATGTGCCCTGACCATAGCGCTTATGAATGCTTGATTTCTGCTATGCCATATGGATTAGATTATAGTTTAAATGTCGAAGCCGAAGAATATATAGACAACTTAATTAGTAAATATAAAAAGAGGTCTACAAGAGGGTCTCCTAAAATTACTACTGGAACTCTTGTAGGTGGAAAAAAGACAAGGAAAACGCAAGGTAATTTAGATATCTAAATATATACTATTTTTTATAATTTATAATAATAATTGATAGTGTTAGTTTTCTAATAAAAACTAAGAAACGATGAGCATTAACACGGGAGACAAAGAAATTGGAAAATTAGTTGAAAATAAAATAAAGATGCTACTGCAACAAAGCTCTGCTATATTATTGCAAAAATGGTGGAGAAGAAGAACAAATACAAAAGAACTAAGAATAATACATAATTATTTAAGCAACTCTTTAAGTAAGGAAGATTTGCAGGATTTATCTAATAAATGCCATTCAATCACAAAACATTGCAAAGGTGATGGTGCTGGGTTATCTGGCGGAACACTAATTGATATGCTTTTATGCAAGTTATTTGAAACAAAATTATCCTTATATAGCGATTATCACGATGGAGAAAGTGATATGAAAATATGCGGAGTTCCTCTATCGCAAAAAAAGATTAACGGCAAATCTTCAATTGCTTTGGACTGGTCTAAAAATGAAACAAAAACAACGAGAGAGCATTTTAGTAGCAACATCTTAATTATAAATCTAAAAACAGGGGTATGGTGGGTTAAAAACTTGGTCAAAACTAAATCAAATAAAAAAATTTCATATAATGATGAAATCCCATCAGGTATATATTTAATTGATAAGCAATTTTGTAAATATTTCATTGAATTATCTTGTAATAATAAAACAAACACCCTTATAGACCATCAGTTTGTATATATAATGCTAAAACGCAGTATTTCTCAAAAATTATGTATAGATTTGCCAACTCCAAACAAAGATCTAAAATTTAATATATTGAATGCGTTTTCATAATAACTCTTCATTATCTATTAAAAATCTTGCACAACGTTCTATCATTCTTACATTAACTGAATTCCCTACCTGTTTATATATATTTTTCTCATTGTATTGGAATGTATCGGGAAATGATTGTAATCTTAATAATTCTCTTGGCGACAATTTACGACTTTCTGGTCCATATACGGGTATCATAGCCATTGCAACTAAAGTTGGTATATAATCACATCTCTTTACTCGAATACCCGAACCTCTTGCACTCCATAAAACATTATTCATACTATCATTATCTAATAAATTACCTGCTTGCCACTCAAATTTTCTTACTGAACCAAACCAATTTTTATTTGTTCTTGAAGTAATTAACCAATCTTCTAAGATTGCCTTATTATTATTATAGAAATCGCGATTTTTATCTATCCACGACTTATATTTGATATAAAATGTATCATCATCTTCATATATATTATCCCACCAATCAGTCCATATTGGAAATTTTGGAATATCTATTTTATTTTTAATCAATAATTTAATAAATATATCCCATATAATTTCGATATCTTTCATTTTTCCATTTATTAAATATTTTTCTGTATCTTTCTTATCACACAAGAAATCTTTAATATATCTTGTTAAATTATGTTTGGGATTTTTTGGAATGATTGGTAATGTTTGTAATTCTCCTAAGTCCTTCCTTTTACACATTATGATAACACGCTCGCGATTTTGAGGAATATTAAAATGTAATGTATTTAAAATTACAGGCATCTCGTAAGTATAATACCCGAGCGTATCAATGCTTTCATATATTACTTTCCACGTATTACCTTCGTCGTGCGTCGCTAAATTTCTAACATTTTCTAATAATAAATATTTCGGCATATGTGTTTTTATTATATTGCATACATTAAAGAATAGATTACCTCTATCATCGTCAAAGCCCTTTTGAAAACCAGCCTTGCTAAAGGGTTGGCAAGGAAATCCTCCACACAATACATCAAAATATGGTATCTCATCTATTTTAATTTTTGTAATATCGCTCTTTGGTTTAATTCCATAATTTTTCTCATAAATTATTCTACAATTATCATCAATATCACAAGCAAATACACATTCACCATCTATATTTTTTAATGCTTGATGAAACCCGCCTATTCCGCAAAATAAATCTATAAATGTAAATTTATGGTTTCTTCTTGTGTGATTATCTTCTTTCTCCTCAGTATCTTCTGTATCTTCTGTATCTTCTGTATCTTCTGAAATTGTTATCAACAATTTCATGATATCATCTTTCTTTTTACTACTATATCCCTTAATATTATTTTCCTTACAAATCGTTATTAATTCTTCACGTGTTTTTGTAAAATAATCCATTTTATATATCTATATAAATATATTTATATAGATTATCAATTTTTTTATATTATACAAACTGAAAAGATAAAGGGAACCAATATAAATTTGTAATATTTTTTATGATAATTGATAAAAATTGATGCAATGCTTTTAATAACTATACCACAGACAATTATACAAATGTCTTCTGCTATGCAAGCATTGCAAACGGAACTAGCTGAGAAAGGTTATTGTGTAATCGAAAATATTCTGACGGCTGAAGAAGTAGCAACGTCAATCGAATATTTTCGGGAATGGTTTGCTTCGCATCCGCAAATCGAAGGTGTGCATAGCAAAATAAGTCCTCACGGGATTATTAAGTTTCACGAAGTTGGGCATCAAAGGCACGCGTGGTATATTAGAACACGCCCAAATGTTATTAATGTTTTCAAAAATATTTGGGATACGGAAGAAGTAGTTGTTAGTTATGATGGGTGTTGCTATATACCTGCAAATTGTAAAAAGAAAGATACGACTTGGACGCATACAGATCAAGCACCTACAAAAAAAGGTTTAAAATGTATTCAGGGATTTGTTGCTTTAACTGATAATACAGATAGAACTCTTGTAGTATATGAAGGTAGCCATAAACTTCACGAAGAATATGCAAAAGAATATAATTTAACATCAACAAAAGATTGGCTTCTTATCGAGCAGCAATATCTAGATAAGATTAGTGATAAAAGAAAACTTTTAAATATTAAAGCAGGTTCTTTGGTATTATGGGATTCCAGAACATTTCACCAAAATCAATATGGTAATAGCAATGGTATTAATAGCAATGAAGAGCGAATAGTTCAATATGTTAGTTATTTACCACGTATTAATTTAACTAAGAAGATGCTTGAAAAGAGACAGAAATATTTTGCAGATAAAAGAACAACATCGCATTGGGCATATCCTGTTAAAGTTAATGGACTACAGCCTCAAAATTATGGAGATGCAAAACTTAAAATAAATTATAGCGAACTCGTAGAGCCAAAATTAGAAGATATGATAGAGGAGATTACTAAACTTATTTAGGTGTATGAGTTGTGATATATGTATATATATTGTGATATATGTGTATATATTGTGTAGAATAAATATGTTCTAAAATATCAAAAATATATCAAAAATTGATAAGTTATTTTTTTATTATTACTAAGAACCTTGAGTATACCGCCTGATATTGAAGATATCAAATACCTGTGAACAAGACCTGACCATATACCTGAAATCTATAAGACATCTATATTAGTATGTCTCGCCAGATTGAAGATAGTGAAGTAATATCAGCAAGACGCGAAGATGTGTTGCAGTCATACAAGTCAGCAATAGCAACAAATTACAGATTATTCAAAGAGGGAGATGATACTGCAACATCTGAATACATCTACCCCAATCAAATGGAAGATGCATACAATATCGTAAATATGTTCTATAGCAAAAATTGCCGTGTTATCAGCATTCAAAAGAAGACAAAGGTTGGTGCAGATGGTCTTATGATTGAGATTGCAAAACTTCTAACAACTCATAATGACGATGAGTTTGTAGTAAATCCAAAGAATGTTAGAATTCTTACTGGTATGAGTAATGCTGGTTGGGAGAAAGATATGATTTGCAAAGCACCTGGCTGTTTTAAGGATAAAATAAAACATCACGGACAACTTAAAAACGCAGGTCTTCATAGCAATATTAGGGACAGCCTCATTATTATTGATGAGATTGACACTGGAGATGGCGAAAAACAAGTTCTTCATACTATTCTCAAGGATGCTGGCATATTGGATGCAAAGCATATGAAGGAGAATAACAATCGTTTTGTATTCATCAGCGCAACGATGATTAAGGAACTTTATGACCTATATAGGTGGGGCGACCTTCACGAACTCTACAAGATGACTATTCCCTCTTCTTACATAGGACACAAGGATTTCTTGGATATGGGTATTGTCAAGGATTTCTATGACCTTAGTAAGAAGGAAGGTGCTGATAAATGGGTTCGCGAAGATATTATTGAGAATTACGGCGAAGATTACAGAGTTCATATTGTTCGCGTCAAAGGCAATAAGGGCAAAGGTAATGCTGATATGGTTCAGGATGCGTGTATTCGCAAAGGGGTTTTATTCAAAAACCACACATCCAAAGATCGTCTTTCGCCAGAAGAAATAAGTAGTTTCTTTAAGGAACCTCTAAAGCAGCATATTGTCATCGGTATTAAGGGGCTCTTTCGTAGGGCTAACCTTATCCCTAATCGCTGGAAACTTCGCATTGGTGCGACACACGAACTTTTTACAAAGACCATAGATAATAACGTCCAAATACAAGGTCTTACAGGACGTATGTCTGGATATTGGCGCGATGTTATTGAAGACGGGCATAAAACGGGTCCTCATAGGACTTCAATAAAAGCAATAGAAGAATATGAAAAAACATACAATGACCCATATGGCGTAAATGATTACCAGTCAGCTGGCTTCACGAAGAAAAAAGGGAAAATAAACGCAAAAACAACTATGCTGACTGCAAAGAATATTCCTAATTTGGAACCTGTAGAATTACCAGTTGTTGAAGATAAAACTGATGAAAAATTATATAGGATTTATAAATCAGAGGAAACTATGCGATGTGTTTTATTAGAATTGTATAAACATCCTTATAATCACACATTTTCTAAAAATAAGGAAGGATTTATTATTGCTACTATAACTACAAATCAGAATGTCTTAAAATTATGTGATGCTATTAAAGCGGTAGATACAACTGCAGGTCTTAAGCACGTTGATGCGCACAAAAAACCTGCGCCTAGAAGAGTTTGGCCCTGCTATAAAGATACAAAAGATAAATCTACATTATATTTCTTAGTTCTTGTAGACCCACAAACAGTTTCGCAGGAAGAACTTAAAAACGTTGATGCGAAATACCCCGAATTTATCATTATTTAGTAAGAAAAAATATAATATATAATATATAATATTAAATAGTTAGTGTTGTATGTATATATTTTTTATTATTTACTTCAAAACCATTGAAGGATGAACTAGGTGCTATTGTGTATGACCCGAAATTACGGACATATAACCAATCGCCTATATTAAGTTCTTGATATTGTATTTCTTTGTATATGCAATCTAAGCTATCGCAAGTTGGTCCGAAGAATGTTGTATTGTATTTTTTGGCATCGTGGGGTAATAAAGGAATTAATTCAGGCGTTTGGTGGTCATAATTAATACAATTGAAAGACCCGTAAACGCCATCATTCAAATAATATTTAATAACATTATCTTCCTTTTTCTTAGCGATCACATTGATTACAAGCGTATGCGTTGCTTCCGTAAAATATCGTCCAGGTTCAGCAATGAATTTAATAGTGTTATTAGCGGTTTCATATGCAAAAAAGTCAGCAATCGCTTCATTTATATTATCGCATATATCCGCAAATCTGATATTTTTATCAACACCCGGAAACCCCCCGCCAATATCTATTATACTTATATTAAACCCATAATCTTTAGATAACTTATGAATTACTGCGCAATCTTTAATAGCATTATAGAAACTGCGAGGGTCGCTGCAACCACTTCCAACGTGAAAACTAAAGCCCACTAAATTCATTTGCAAACTCTTTATTCGCTCAAATATACTTGGAATATTATATAGGGGACAGCCAAATTTAGAATTAAACTTACATTTGCTATTGGTATCATCTACGCATATTCTTAGTATTATTTGGGCATCTGGATATATTGTATGTATTTTCTCTAATTCTTCTAAGCAATCAAAAGTCATCTTGCTTATGTTATTTTCACGAGCGTATATTATATGCGACGACACTTTGCACGGGTTCGCAAATATTATTCGGTCAGGGTTATTAGTGATACTTAAGGCATTCCTCAATTCATTCTTAGACGCACAATCAAAATTGCATCCTAGTCTTGCCAGCATATTAATTATAATATTGTCGGGATTTGATTTAACTGCAAAAAATGGTTGTATATTAGGTAAATATTCGACCCACTTAATATACTGCTCTGCGACCTTGTCTAAATCGACAATATAGAATGGCTCCTCGTCGTATTCATCATTATCTTTAACATACTTTCTAATAATATCCTCAAGAGCCGCATCCTTATTTATTTTATCAATACATTCATTCTTCATTTATTTTTAATAATATTTATTTTTTAATCTTATATATAAAAAAAAGAAATTAATTTTCTGTTTCTTGTTCAGTATCAGTAAAGAGATACTTGACAATATTCGCAGCCTTTTCTTTGCCAATGCCATCTAATTTACAAAGTTCCTTTATTTTTTGTTTTCCACTTTCAAACTCTGCAAGCGATTGAATAAGGTTTCCCATAGATTTATATTTAGAATAGATACTTTTAGCAATTACATTGGATATCATCGGTATCTGAGATAACTGCATAATAAAACACGTCTTTTGGTCGATGTTATCTATTTTCTTCTTTTTAAGTTTTACAAAATCCGTATAGCATTTATCTGCCGTATATTCTTCATATAGGAACTTATCAGGTTTATCAAGTATTTTTGTAGATATTAATAATATTAATGTAGTAGTTTCCTCGATATTTTTAGTATATATAATGCGTATATTATCTCTGAACATAGTATGCAAATAAGCCCCTTGTATCATTGATTTATATTTTGAAAAGCAGTTAGAGGATAGTATGTTATCTCCCTCGATAATATACGTTATATATTTTTGAGAGGTATTTGATAATAATCGGGCTTTCTGCTCTTTATACCTGCCATCTAAAATAGATGCTTGTAAATCTGCTAACGTCTTTCTTTCAAATATGTGGGTTATGCTATTGTTGTATGTTATATGTATATCCCCGAGTAATAAATTCTCAGAAATAATTTGAATATTCTCCTTGTAATTATCGAGGTCTCTATCAATTATATCGTTATATAGATTGGTTTCTCTCGCATCAATGGTGATTACTAATTTATTACCATTATTCATCTTGTATATGTATGTATATAGATATGTATTTATATGTTATTTCTGTATTTATATTTGTTATTTCTTCCTACTCCTAAATAATAAGTAAATATATATTATCATACAAAATAATATAAAAATTAGAATAAACACATTAAGAACTTTCATATTAATATCCGCATCATAGTCACTACATTGAAACCCCTCTGCTTTTTTAAATACATTATAGGCTGCATCTATCTGTTCCCTACTCTTATCAACTTCTTCAGCAACGGACTTACTTGCTTTTTGCCCCATTATAATATATATATCTTTATTATAATAATATAAAAAATCTCAATATCTTAATATCTCAATATCTTAATATCTCAATATCTTCAATATCTTAATATCTTCAATATCTTAATATCTTCAATATCTTAATATCTTAATATCTCAATATCATTAGGTATAAATATCACTCTGTTTTGAATACTTCTTTTCAATAACTTTGTAAAAGTCGTCGAACTTGCTTGTTATATCATCAACATCTCTGTTATTGAATAGGAATTGGATCATTGTCGCGGGTTCTATAGAATATTTTTTGATATTCTCCCACATAATATTAAAGTGCTCTTCGTTATCAAAGAATGATAAAAACATTTTGCGCGCTTGGTATTTATCAAGATATGACAATTCGATACATAAATCAATGCGTCCGCATCTCATAAGTGCTTCATCGAGTTTATCTGGAAAATTAGTAGTCATAATAACAATTAATCCTTCGGGGTTATTAAATCCATCGAGGCAATTCAATAAGCCATTCATTGTAATATTATTCTTCAGACTATCATTTGTCTTTCTATCAATAAAAATACAATCAATATCTTCGAGAACGAGAATAGATTTGCGGTCATCGTCATTAACCTGTGAAATCGCTTCAATCATCGCTTCTTCCTTCAGGTCTGCATTAATATTTAGAACGCAAATATTCGCACCGCATTCGGATGCAATACTATGAATAAGAGATGTCTTGCCAACGCCAGGTGCTCCTTGCAGCATAATGTTCATTTTGTATGGTATCCCGTGCTTACAATAGGCTTTATACGTGTCTTTGTCTATAAACTTCGTGATAGGCTCTCTTATTTTACTCAAATGGTTCTCTTTTAAAAAGACACTATCAAAGTTCCTTTTAGGAATAGAAGAGTCGTAATTCCAGCCATATCCTGTCCACTTCTTCTTGATAATCTTATCACCCGATACTTCTGCAAATTTATTCTTCTTTTCTTTGAATTTGTTATTAATTGCTTCCTCAATAAAATTAGTGATATTTTCCTTCGCGCTGCTTCTTAAAATTACCTTTTTGATATGATAGAATTCCTCTTTATATACAAAGATTTGCACCTTGTCATTCAAAATAAAATCGCAAATTTCGATATCAATATCTTTGACAACATATTTGCCATTTTGAGGAAGAAAATTATGTATAAAAAGATAATCCGAGTTTTCTTTCCTATAATCCCTATAATGCTTCCTCGCTATTTCATCATATTCGCAATCTATATCTTTGTTTTCTTTATTCAATATTTCATAAATATATGAAAGAATAATTCTCGTATCATTTTTGTGGGAATATAATGTAATAGACATTGCGCGGTTATTATATATTAGATAGAATAACCTTATATATATATTATATATTTCACGTTAAAACCTTATCATAACGTGTCATCTCTTACTCGGTTCTACATAAGTCATATCTAAATACTTAAAGATGTCTTCTTCGCTATGGATAATATCAGATGTATCAATCATATTCTTAGAATTAGAAATATCTTTAAATCCGTATTCAGATAATGATAAGCCCTTTTTCAAAGCTATTTTACGCATATGGATGTTAAAACTATAAGAGCCTGTGAAATAAAGGAGAGCGAAATAATAATGCGAAGGGTCTGCTATTAATATGTCTATGCGCCTCGCTGGTAGTTCAGGCAGCAACCTACATAACCCCATAAATTTGTTATTACCTAATGCTAATTTCTCGATTATGTAGCCAGAGCCTTCTAGTTGCTTTATAATATCCTTTAAAACTAACCCCTGCTTGTTTTTAATTAATATATCAATATCTCCCATATCCTTGTTCTTTCTTCTATAACTTCCAACAAATTCGAATTCAATGTCATTGTCCAGACCTTTTAATATTTTATCTACTATTTTAAAATGTTTTCGCCCTTCAGTGATAGGTATCCTTAGGTTCATATCATCGTAATATTTTAAGCCTATTTTTTGCTTCTCATTCAATAATTCGGGATGCTCTTTAAGTTCATCAAAATCCTTTATTTTTGTCATTAAATCATTTATCTTTGCGGGACCGACACCATAAATACTTTTAAGTTTATTACCAAGTATATATCTGGGGTCATTTTGAGCATTATCAACCTCCGTAATATTACCTGTATTCAGGAACTCTATTAATTTGTCCTCTATCTTCTTGCCAACTCCTTTGATACTTTTAATATCCTCTAAAGTTTCTATGTCTTTGTCGAGCAATTCTATGGCTTCCATTACTTTTTCATAAGCCTTAACTTTGAAAGGCTCATTATTAATTCTTTCATAGTCTGCTAATATTTTAAGGTTATCTATAATTTTCTTATTGTTCGGCATTAAGTCTATTAGCAATAACTTTTTTTGTTCATCCTTCTCTCTTTTTTTATTTATTTTATCAAGAGCTTCTTTATTTATGCATCTTCCTGTCATAGGATTTAGAACTTTCCCTTCAGGACATTCCTTGTTTTTATTCATCTAATTCTAATAATATCTATATAAATATATTATATATATTATAAACTACATTCATTTTTTATATATATACAAAACATATAACATATAAAATTATAACATATAAAATTATAACATATAAACATATAACATTATATATAACAAAATATAAATACAATACAAAATAACAAATGAAGGAACTCAAGAATGCTTTGCTTTGTGGATTAGTAATAATTCAATATATTCAGTCTATCTATTGCTATATCCCTAATAACTCGCCGATGCATATGAAACTGGACGGAGGAAACCCGAAGCATTCGTTGATAACTAAGAGGCGGGAAATGATATTTTATAGCATTGCTTTGAATACGCTAAATAGTAAAAAGGTAAGCGCCGAGCAATCAGTTATAGATAAAATAAGTTCTAAAGATATTATCAAATATATCGAGGACGAACAAACTAATATTTTTGAAAAATCAATCTCTTCAGTATGCTATATTAGCACAGAATACTCGAGTATGGCTGATAAATATAATCTGAACAAGGATGATTTGCCTAAAGGCGTAGGAACAGGGTTTATTTGGGATAAAAAGGGGCATATCATTACTAACTTCCACGTTATAAACAAGGTAGATAAAGCATTGGTTACTATAACTGATAAAAATAGAGTTAAAAGAACATATGTTGCAAAATTAACGGGGGTCGATCCTGATACCGATTTGGCTATTCTAAAAATAGATGCACCTGAAAGCGATCTGCAAGTAATCAACTATAACAAGGATGCTAAAACACGCATAGGGCAATTTGCTTTCGCTATTGGTAATCCATTCGGACAAGACCATACATTCACAACGGGAATAATCTCAGCAATCAACCGCGAAATAACTGCGCCAACTGGCAGAAAGATATATGGTATTATTCAAACGGATGCAGCAATCAATCCTGGAAACAGCGGAGGACCACTTTTGAATAGCGATGGAGAAATCATTGGTATTAACACTGCATCTCTTGGTCTTGGTGTATCTGCTGGTATTGGTTTTGCCATTCCTATATCATCCGCTCTAAAATCTATAAACGACATTATTGATACTGGCTACGTTCAAAAAGCCATTCTAGGTATTTCCTATATGGAAAGGAACCCGTCCGTTGTCGAGTCAGAGAAAAGTGGCATCCCGATTATTACAAAAGGTATCCTTATTTTAGATGTTCCTAAACAATCTCCAGCATATGCTGCGGGACTACAAGGTATGACAAGAGATGAAAAAACGAAAAAGGTAATCCTTATTGGTGATATTATTATCGCTATTAACAATATGCCTATAAATAACCCCGACAATCTAAACACAATACTTAAAATATTTAAGCCAAATGATAAAATCATTATTAAATACTTGAGAAATAATAAAGAATATACAACCCCATTGATACTTGGCAACTACAAAGGCACCACTTTCACACTTCTTGAGAATGAACGAGGTAAAAACTTTGATGACGAAAGGAAACCTGTCGATATACCACTTAAAAACTTAGAACCCGTAATACAACCTAAGTTGAACTAAAAAATAAAATATATTATATTATTGAAGAGAGCGACGCGAACGAAGCGAACGAAGTGTAATGATTAAATATTTACCAATATAATAAGCCAACTTACAGGCTACCGCATTACCTATTTGCATAATAATATCTTTTTTCGTTCCTTCTATCACATAGTTATCAGGGAAACTTTGTATTCTTTTTAGTTCCGTTATAGTTAATCTTCTAATTTCTTTTTCATTATATTTTACCAAAGCATCATATCCATCTTTCCAGTATCTTGCAGGGATTGTATATGACGGCTTATCAAAATCAAGCATTTGCGCACCAAACCCGAAACCCTTTTCTTTACTTACTGCTTTTTTATTTGCTATTCCTGCTAATGCCTTTTCGCTTAAATAATATTTGGCATCAACATCCACTTTGTTTAATAATATCGTTTTTATAGGTATTCTTTCATCTACAGATTTTATTATCGGCTCTGGTTCTTTAGGGTAAATATCTAAATCTTTTCTCACACCTATAATTATAACACGTCGCCTATTCTGCGGAACTTCAAAATCACTTGCGTATAATTTAGTAATTATACAATTATAATTTTTACCTAATTGTTCCATAATAATATCAATTACCTTTTCGCCGTTCGCAGTTTTTTTTGACAACATTCCTATTACATTTTCCATAATAAATGCTTTGGGGTTAAAATAATCAAGATATTTTACATATTCCATAAATAAGGCATTTCTTGGGTCATCCTTATCTCGTTTTCCTGCAATACTAAAACTTTGGCAAGGTGGTCCTCCTACTAAAACATCGATTACTTTATTATCCTTATTGTATAATTCATTAAACTTCTCAGGATATAATTGTGTCAAGTCTTCGCAGTATGCTTTGTGTTCAAAGTTTTTATTATAACTTAATACTGCCTTATCCCAAATATCTATTCCAGCAACTATATTTAACCCAGCGTCAGTCAAACCTTTTGACATACCTCCGCACCAGCAAAACAAGTCTATGACATTTAATGGTGTTGTGTGCATAGGATTAGTATCACTATCAGTATTCATAAGTTATATAGTAATACTAAGTATTATATGAAATCATTTTTTAATTTTGTAAATATTAAGAATAACAAAAATAAATCTAAAATTAATTTGGGAGTTGTGGTGGGACAAGATAGCAGCCTTCTAAATATAAATTACCATCTTCGTATTTTCTCAATGACCATCGATATATTACATAGCATATATTATTGTAATCTCTATTTTTTGGATAATACATATCATTAAATTGGATGCTATTTTGAAGCATTGTTTTGTATTCCGCGCTAACTTTCATATCAACATCATAATACACATTATTTTTATCATCGCTATTATTACTATCTATGTTCTTTTGATAATCAGTAATCTCATAACTTATAAACTTACCAAGTAATAGCGCATATTTACCATCCTGAAAAGATGCAGTAAGTCCCTTAGTGTCTTTGTGTTTGATGATATTAGTATCTGAGCAATATCTTTGCAAATTGCTAACAGATTTTTCAGGATTATCTTTGCCATCCGTAGTAAAACCATTCATAATATTACCTAAAACCCCGTCAATCTTCATTTTAGTTTTTACTTTAACATTGAAAGTTGCGTCGTCGTTATCCTCTGCGTCTCCATTGTAATTGTCATTATCTTTATCCTTATCAGTATTCAATGAAGGTAGTGTGATTGTTTTCTTTTGGACTTCAATGATATCTATAATATTCAATGCTTCGGCTCTTAGTTCATCTATTGTTTTCTCTTTTTTAGGACTAATTGCATTAGCACGTTTAGATAGAAAGAATTGCGAAGGTATGATGCTCAATATCCCATATATATCACGGCGATGTAGATTTCTATTACAATTAGGAACAAGAATATTAGCGGATTTCATAAGGTTAATTGTATTCGTAAATGCTAAAGCATCATAAGAAAACAATAAGGTAATAAAGGTAATGATAAGGCTTTTATAGAAGAACATTTATATATATTTATATATTATTATTTGAAATTATTTTTATATCATATAAATATTAATATTTTTTAACTATAAAAACTGATATATAAATATATAAAATGATATTATAAAGTATTCATTATGGAACTCGCAAATAAATCCAGAAAGGAACTTCTTACTAAATGCGAGGGATACGGAATTACTAATTGCAAATCAAAAAACAAAAGTGAATTGATACTTTTAATAAATAATGCGGTTGCTAACGCTACTGCTACTAACGCTAATGATAATGCTGCTAATAAAAACCCATTAAAACCAATAATAAAATGGAGCGGGGGTAAGATGGATGAAATAAAGATGTTCGACAAATATTTCCCAGAGAATTATAACATATATATAGAGCCATTTATAGGCGGTGGTGCAGTCTATTTTCATTTAAATCCAAGCAAAGCGGTAATTAGCGACGTTCATACAGAATTAATAGATTTGTATAAATGTATTGGGTGTGGGAAAGCAAAGGATATCTATGAGTTTATGGAAAACACCCCGAATGACGAAGCAACATATTATAATATAAGAGATGTTATGGCAATGAATGATGCGCTTGACATCGCTAAGCGATTTTACTATCAGCGGAAAACCTGCTTTCGAGGGATGCTAAGATACAACAAGGATAAAAAGTTTAATATCCCTTTTGGCAGATATAAAACTATTAATTATACTGAATTACTTAACAAAGATTATGAGACATTATTAAACAGGACTGAAATATACAATGAGAGGTTTGAAGTTATATTTGAAAAATACAATGACGAAGCCAATTTTATGTTCTTAGACCCGCCATATGATAGCGAATTTACCGATTACGGGTATTGTCAATTTGGCAAAGAAGAGCAGTACAAGTTAGCATCGCTATTCAAAACAACAAAAATAAAATGCCTGATGATAATTGGTAAGACTAAATTTATAGAAGAATTATACTGCGGTTATATCGTAGCAGAATATGATAAAAAATATAAATTCAAATTATACAATAATCGCATTGGTGATGAAATAAACACCAAGCATTTAATCATTAAGAATTATTAAGCCGCCATATGTATCAACTGGCGTTTGCTGCTATTCTACTTTACAAACCGCGTAATTATCTTAGTGCCTATCATTCGAAAATACTTGTAATAGTCTTCCTTATGCCAAGTAGCGCCAACGATTGCTAAGAAATCACCCATATGTTCTATTCGCAAACCTGCTTTTTCGAATGTTTTTATATTTGAAAGCCCCGCTGACAATTGCTGTCTATCATATATGCTCCAGTTTAGAATAGCGCAGTTTATATTATAACCCTCATATTTATTTGTAAGGAACATTGTAATATCATTGCATTTCGCAATAGTCGCAGGTATTTTTTCAGTATCAAGTTCTATATTACCTTTCAATTCGCGGTAATATATTATTTTTCTAATTTTATCCATAAATATTAAATCGACATCTTTCATCTTATTATTTATCATTTGGACACCGCAATCAAGTAATTCAAACATATCATTGCTTTTTATTAGTTCCTTCGCTATGAATTCGCCAAAACGCCCAAGTTTAATATTTATGGATTGTTCGCTTGGCTTCTCGCCATATAGCAAATGCGAAATGGAGCCTGGCTTCGTGCACGTTAAGTCTTTTAGCAATATCTTTTCAATCCAGTTGATACATTGAACTTTGAGATTGCTAATGCGCGTGTCTTCGACATCATCGCGATTATATAATTCGGTCATACTTCGAAATACTCTTCTCTTACGAAATATACCAGTTATACCAGTTATATCAGTTATATCAGTTTTTACAATATAACAACAAAAAATCAAATAAAGGTATTATTCTGGAATATAATAATCACATTATATCATTCGAGCGAAGCACATTGATATCATAAGGGACATATACATCCTTTTGCAATTTATCGAGCATATCAGTATAATTATTACCTAACACTTCGGTGCCTGAAATAAAGATAGAGCCTGTTTGGGGCATCTTCATAATCCTTTCCATTGTTAAAGGTTCCGTTTCATTATATCCTTCGCCAAAGAAGCACTCTTTAATTGAATGCCCTAATTCTTTGCAGGTTTTAAGAGATTTATACATATCAACGGGTTGTGCGGTATCTTTATAATATACTTCAAACGTTTTCTTTGCACTATTATCAGTTTCAGAAGCAGATACTAATATATCCGCTAAATCTAACCGAGATATAATACCGCTTTTAGATATCCCCTGATTAAACTCGACTTCCTTTGCACCTCTTTTTTCGCCAGGCGATAGCATACCAGGTCTTACAATCGTATAACTAAGATGTTTAGGAGCCTTCTCGTATAATATGCGCACTCTTTCTTCTCCTGTTTGCTTCTTATAACAGGCATCGCAGCTTGCAAAACCCCTATCAATCGCCTCACCATATCCATTCCCCGATGTATCATCATTCTTTTGACACTTTGCGCAGATAGACGATACGATAATGAGGCGTTTAACATTGGAACGTATAGCCTCTTCCGCTACATTTACCAATCCGATATCTTCGACATTATCGCTTGGCTCGGCGATAGCAGCATTAGCAGCATTAGCAGCAGTATATTTCATAGTCTTCTTAGAGATATCAACACCAGGTGTGGCGATTACTTTCACTTTAGGTCTTGATGCGGCACAAAATATTACTGCGTCAGCATCTTTCATAATACCAAGCAAAGTATCGGGGTTGATAACATCTGCGATGACACTTGTAATACTATTCTTTTTATCTAAATCATCTATAACCAATGTATTTAATTTAGCGTGCTCTCTATCAACAATATCTACTTTTCTCCTTGTAACTGCTACAACACTGATGTTTTTTTCTAATAGCGCGCGTATCGTATCGCCGCCAGTATATCCCGAAGCACCAAATACAACTACGCTACGCGGGCGGCGCTGCGAAAGCGGACTTTGTGGACGGCTTTCCATAGTAGCACTGGATTTCTTAGACAAACTAATGATGCTAATGATTGGAATGAGTTTTACAACACTTCGCCTATCAATGTTAGCATTGTTAGCATTGTTAGCATTGTTATTATGTAAATTGCATTGAATATTATTAGTAGGTTTATAGTAATTGTGCCTTTCAATGCTCCTACTTAATCTATTCGCAATTCCAACAAATGCGAATGAAGTAATAATGTTCGATATCACAATACACGTCGCCAAGATATAATTCATTCTTTTATTATATATATAATGCCTCCTTTGATATTTATAATAGATATATTTTTATATAATAAACTATAAAAACATATAAGGATTAGATTATATATATAATTATAACAAAGGATATCAATAAACTAACTTTATTTTTTCACTTAATATTGCTCTGATTTATGAGCTTTTGCTACTATGGCCGAGCCAGGTCCAAGGCATGACATTTAAGCTGTCACGTGCATAGCACTCGCAGGTTCAAATCCTGCTAGTAGCAAAACAACCTTTTTATTAAGGCAATATTAAACCATTCTCATAGCGATTACTCAGTATTACTTAATAATACTATAATAACATTATAAACATATATATATACATAAACATATATAAGTATTTATTATTATAAACATATATAAAATGCCTTCAATCGATTTATCATTCCTTAAAGAGTTGCGCGACGATTATACGAACTATCCTTGTTTTATTGAAACAGGAACTTATAATGGCGAAACAATTTTCTCAGTAGAACAATATTTTAACAAAGTATATACAATTGAGTTTAGTGAAACGCTATATAATAGAACGAGAAGCAAATATACAGGTAGCAAAATTAACTTTATGCTTGGTGATAGTAGTATTGTTTTTGAGACCTTATTGCCAACCATTGAAGACAAGTGTATCTTTTTCCTTGATGGACATTGGAGCCATTGTGATACCGCGCGTTCAGCGAAAGATTGCCCACTCGAAGAAGAAATAACGCATATCAATAACTTATTTAAAAACGAGGCAATTATCATAATTGACGACTTCCGATTGTTCGGACTTGATAGAACAAACGAAGAAGGCGAAGATTGGAGCCAAATAAATAAAGAGACTTTGCTGAACATTCTACGTAATCGGATTAGCAAAGAATATCACCTTGATAGTTCTTGGGCAAAAGATGATAGATTGATTATACATATAAACTCAATTCCTGAATAAAAATAAATAATAAAAATGCATACACTTTATTATAACAATAGCATCTTTTGCAATTGCTTATAAATGTTATATATAGCCCCTTCTCTGCCCTTATCGCGGTCTACAATGAACTGCATATAATCTCTATATACACATATAATATCATCGTTGATGATTTGCATATAGATAACATATAATAATATGAAATATATTGTGAATACTAAATCATTATTTGTTAGTTTGTTATTAATTATTATGAAAAAAGGTATCACCTTACCTATAAAGTTTATTGTAAAATAGTATAACAGGAGCGATTTTTCATTTAAACTATATATTGTAATTACTAAGCCACATACAAAGAATATTATTGCTATACCAATAAGTAGTATGGGATTGTATGGAACTATCCCAAGTAAGTAAGCGATTGTATAAATAAATATCCAAATGGAAAGAAATCTATCAGGCGATATTATATTATTCATTCAAATTATTTTTATTTCTAAAATACTACATTATTTTTTTATTTGGAAGCCCATTTAACCCTAAATGTGCAGATAAACCTGACTTAATACCTGCTACCCTATGAGATAATATTCCCAACCCAAGTAATGTTATTGATATTATAGACAATGACGCTATATATTGAATGAATGTTCTATTAGATTGCTCGACAATATCAAGTTCAAGTGGGTATAACCACAAGTATGAATGGATTATAAGCCCTACAATCAAAGTAGGTATTAAGTCAATTAGCGTTAGGTTTAAAAACCTATGCTTTCTCAGTTCTTCCATTGTAGTCATTTATATACTTATATATACCAAAGAATATATAAATACCTATATTATATAAAAAAAAGTAATGTATATATAATATAATTATTAAGGATATACAAGTATAAAATATAAGATGATACATCTAATTACGTATGGCGATAATAAGTATAAGGAATCGAAGAAACGAATATATAATCAAGCAAATAGTTTAGGTTGGTTTGATACAATAACATTATATAGCCCCGAAGACTTAGATGAAGATTTTAAGGAACAATTTAAAGATATCTTGGAACTACCAAGAGGAGGTGGATATTGGATATGGAAACCATATATTATTAAGAAACATATGGATATGATTAACGACGATGATATTTTGATATATATTGATGCAGGATGCTATATTAATCCCGCAGGTTTCAAGCGTTTTAAAGAATATATCGAGATGCTTAATAATAGCGAGGAAGGTTGTATTTCATTTCAAATGTCTCAGCACAAAGAAAAAGATTGGACGATAAAAGAAATATTTGAACTTTTTAATATACATAATGATAGCGACGACATACTTGAAACGGGGCAAATAATGGCTACGATTAAAATGTTAAAAAAGAATGCTAATGCGGTTAATATAGTATCAGCGTGGCTAAATGCGCTATATAGAAATCCGCTTGTATTCACGGATCATTATAATAAAAATCAATGTGAAGGTTTTTTAGATAACCGACACGACCAAAGTGTTTGCAGTATTATATGCAAACTATATAAAACAATTTTAATTGAAGATGAGACTTACTTTGAGGATGGGTTCGGTAATGAAGTATCTCTCAGATATCCTTTGTGGGCTACTAAAATAAGGTTATAAGTTATAGCAAAGAGCTAGCAATCATATCTTATAGTTAAGAGTGTTATTTTTATACATATGTTCGACAACTTGATGAAGATTTTTAACATCATAAAGCGAATTATGTGCGTTTTCAATGTCTTTCTTGAAATTATATTTGTAAATCTCGTTTAGCGACGGGTTCTTGAAATTCCCATAGGGGTTAATAATTTTAAGGATTGGCTTCATATGTTTCATTGTGCATAGCAGCGTCTTTTTATCTAATTCCTCTATGATATGATGCAGGTTTCTTCTGTATAACTCTGACTTAATAACGCCTACGTCAAATGCTACGTTATGCGCGACAATATGAGATACCTTTTTTAGTAGTTCATAGAATATCTCGATGGCTATAATATCAAAATTAACCCCGAGATTATCAGAAATATCATTTGTAATCCCGTGAAACTCTTGATTTGTTATATCAAATCCCTCGCGTTTAATAATGTAATCTTTGATATCTACGAATTTAAATTGAGTATCTGTGATTAACATAGAAAACTGCACAATCCTCGCATTTGCATACTTGTCTAATTTTTTGTAATATGGATATTCACCCCATCTCAAATTACGAGTATCAGGAAGCCCCGATGTTTCAGTATCTATAAATAAAGCCATTTAGGTAAGACGTAAATATTTAATGTTATCAATATAACTACTACGTATCATTTTTTTATATAAAGAATATATATAAAAAATATCTAATACTTTCTCTTTATTCCTTATTCTTTGCATTATGAAACATTATTGGATTAACATAGATAGATGCGTGGATAGACGTGCATATATGGAAAGCCAATTTGAAGAAAAAAACATAGATAATTATCGTATTTCCGCAGAAACACCAGCGACCATCGCGGATTACGACATTATACGCAATGAGGGTTCGATTGAAACTACTACGCCCGAAGAGATTAGTTGCATATTATCACATTTAAAAGCAATTGAACAAGGGTATGACGACGGCGATGCATATTTTTGCGTATTGGAAGATGATTTAGCATTCGCCAATATCGATTTCGGCAAAATGCAAAAATATATAGAGGATTTTCAAAATAAAAATAATGCGGTTATTGATATATTACAATTATTTACAAATGGGCATCCTCCAGTCATTCAGTTATATAATGAGCATTTTTTGAAGAACGAGGTAATTGTAAAGAGACACGAAGCCTATCCTAGCACCGCTTATTATTTAATATCACGCGAAGGAGCCCGCAAGATACTTGACAAGTATGTAATATCCGAAAATAAATATGATTTATCGTATTCTTCGTGGACTGCGGCGGATAATATAATATATGCGGCAGCCGATGCATATGTATTAACATACCCTATTGCGGTTTCAGATATAACATTTGGGAGCATTATACATCCCGTCCATCTACAAAATCACGAATATTGCAATAATATTATTCGGCACATCTGGAATGTTAATAATCAACTTAAAATGTTTGAGCCCTCTTGAATTCTTTTATGGCTATCGCCGACCTATCCTTATGTTCTACTATTTTTTCTACGGCATCCAACTCATACGTCGGTATCCACGTCCTTATATATTCATAGTCCTTGTCATACCTTTTTAATTGCAATTCAGGGTTAAATATGCGAAAATATGGTTGCGCGTCAGTTCCTGTGCTCGCAGACCACTGCCATCCGCCATTATTACTCGCGGGGTCATAATCAACCAACTTCGTCGCAAAGTATTTCTCACCCCATCTCCAATCAATTAAAAGGTCTTTTGTTAAAAACATAGCGGTTATCATACGCAGCCTATTGTGCATCCAGCCACTTTTATTTAACTGGCTCATTCCCGCATCAACCATAGCATATCCTGTCTTTCCCTGACACCATTTTTTAAACCATTCTTTGTTATTCGTCCATTCTATATTATCATATTTTTCTTTAAAAGAGTTTCCTAATACATATGGGAAATAATACAGAATATTTGCATAAAATTCGCGCCATACTAATTCTCTTTGCAATTCCTTGACTTTATTATAGTTAAAATAAACCTCGCGAATGCTAACACACCCGAACTTAATATAGGCACTCAATTTAGTCGTTTTATCTAATGCGGGATAATCGCGAACTTTAGCATAATCCGTCATTATATTTTTAAACCTCTCTAATGCATTCTCGCGACCACCTCTTACTGCTAAGTCATCATTAACTACGTAATATTTATTCTTGTCGAACTTTTTGATATTTTTAATACCTATAACGTTTATGTGTTTTACTGCTAATGGCTCAGGTGCCTTCACTTTGATTAACAAGGATTTCTTATAAAATGGTGTGAAAACCTGATATGGCTCATTTTTGTTATTCAGAATAGTTCCCATTGGGTAAAGCGTGTAATCCTCTGCAGTTATAATGCAGATTTCTTTGCTTTTCGCCCAAGCCTCTATAATACCATCCCGTTTTATAGCAAATGGCGAGTAGTCTTTGTTATACGCTATAGAATTGATTTTGTATTTTTTTGATAATTTTGTTATTACTTCGATATCGTCGCCTTCGTAATAATTTACATCGATATGTTGGTCAAGGCTATCTAAACTCTCTATCATAAATTGAAAGCAGTTATTACTAAAATACTGGTTATTCTTGGCATATATTTGCTTGGGATTAAATATAAACATAGGATATATCCCTTTGTTTCCGCATTCCTCTATCAACTTATTCAATGCCAAATTATCAACTATGCGAAAGTCTCTGCGAAATAGAAAGATGTTGATTTCGGTCATTTTCTATATAGTAGATATATAAATATCGATATTTATCGATATTTATCGATATATCATTTTTTATAGAATGTTTATATAGAATAAGAATAGTAATGAGATATATCGATGCTTTAAAAAAGTATAATGAAGGGAAAGATAAATGGTGTTCCCCAAAGAAAGGAACACCAGATTATTTACAAATAATAAATATGATGAAAAAGAAATCCGATAAATCTGATAAATATTCGCATTCATTCACGAGCAAATCATCAGACACGAATGCGCCGCGAAGTAGGGACTATGAAATCGTCAAGAATAATCCAAAGATTTACTTGATAAACGCAGTAGGCGATGGAGATTGCTTTATAAATGCGATATTTGACTATTGTTTATATACAGGAACTTTGGAAGCAATGTATAATCGTTTGATACATATAGAGTTATTGATTGCCAGTAAATACGCTAAATACGGAGAGGGAATAAAAAAGGCAAAGGAGTTGTTTAGCGATTTTACTATACAAAAATATGATAATGATAAAAAGGGGTATTCAAACATTGTTAGCAAATCTCTCGTAAAAGTAGATGACACTGATGTGCCTCCCAAATATAGTAAATTATCCAAACGACTAAGATATTTCATACACCCGAGCAAACGAAAAAGAGGAGATTATGATAAAGAAAGGAAGTTATTTTCGAAAGCAATGAAATATATGCAAGTATTATATATATATACATTTGGCAAGAATATATTCTTAAATCGCCTCAACCGATATATGGATATTGCAATATCAGCAGATGGAGTTGATGTATTAGATTGGGATAATACGTTGATAAACTATGTAAAGAATAAGTATTATCATAAAAGGACGGGCGAACTTAAAGCAAGTATAGATGTCAATATATTATTAGATGAATATATGAAAATTTATGCTGAAACAGATGGATATTTTACAGGCGATGACCAAATTTTCATATTTAGAAAGATATTGTTCAAAAAAATAAACTTGAAAAACACGAGTGATATCAAGGCTATTCCACGTTATTGGTTAAATTATGAAACAATACAAAGTGTGTCCAATTTAACCAAAATAGTTAAATTTCGCAAAACTGCGGGAACAAATAAATTTATTGAAAAAGATGGCGATATCTATAATTATATATCGCTTTTGCGGGATGGCGAACATTATTTATTATTCGTAGCCAAGAAATTTTTGATATTATAATACATATAAATATATACATATAAATATATATTCATTACATATATTACAAACATATTCATTACATATAATATATTCATTCAATATGATAAGAAGATATATAGAGTTATGTGGCAATAATATTAAATATAGTATTTTGGGGTTGCTATGCGGCTGCATAGGTTCGTATTATAATGTTAATGCAAGTGAGCATACAAGTAGGATGATGTTAGGCGACTTTTCAAAAGAAAGGATGTATCTATTATTTTCTACTAATCTGATATCTATGATAGCAATTTCGCTGCGAGGCGGGTTATTCGTATATTCGCAAAAATGTATGAACCATCAATTGCGTAGTATTGTATATAGAAAGGTTTTAAATCAACCTTTGAAGTTTTATGAAACGGAGCCTGTGAATTCTTTGTTGGAGCGCGTAAATAACGATGCGAGGGTTGTATCTGATATTATCTCCCTAAATATGAACGTATTATCGCGTTCTATTATAGAGGTTGTAATAACATTCTGGTTATTAACGAATATATCTTGGAAACTTACTGCGATTGCTTTAGTTTTAATACCAGTTAATTATTTGATATCTGAGTGCTACGAGAAAATCCACAAAAAGATGATGACGAATTACGAAGAATTAAGCAAGGAACTAAATACATATACGCACGAAACAATCTCTCACATTTCAGTTATAAAAACGTATGCGAATGAATTGCGTTCGCTTAATAAATACAATGAGATATCTGGTGCAATCGCTAAATATAATAGTAAGGAAAGCCTCTTGTATGGAAGCAATCTATTGATAGTTAGCAATATACCAACAATCACAACAATTCTTATTATATTATCCGCGAACTACTTGAACACGATTGAAGGACTTACTATATTTATTCTTCATAATCAGGGGCTATATTCTACAATCAAAACAATCTTTGATATGAAAAACGAGTTCATAAAATGCAAGGAACCTTATGCGCGTATTACGTCTATCCTAGATGCTCCCGAATATACGAGCGGCTATTATATACCACGCAATAATATTTTGCTTGGCAACATATCCTTCAATTCGCTGTCTTTTAAATATGAGAATTCTACTGAGCAAATCTTAAGCAATTTTAATTTTAAAATTAATAGAGGAGATAAAATAGCAATTGTGGGTGCTTCAGGATGCGGCAAAAGCACACTCGCAAGATTACTAGTTAATACGCTGTCGCCCGCTGGAGGCAGCATAACAATCGATGATGTGAATATTAGCGATTATGATAGCATATGGTTAAAGAAGCACGTCGGATATGTAGCCCAAGACAGCATTCTATTTTCAGATACAATCGCTAATAATATCTCTTATGGCTTAGATAATAGCGAAGTAAGCGAAGAAGATATAATAGAGGCAGCCAAGAACGCCAATGCTCACGAGTTTATATCTAAACTTCCTAATAAATACCAGACAAAACTTGAGGGAACCGAATTGAGTTCGCTATCGGGAGGTCAAAAGCAACGCATATCAATCGCAAGGGCGCTTATAAGAAAACCGCAAATAATAATATTCGACGAGGCAACGTCGGCACTCGACCCATATTGCGAAGAACTCGTTCAGCAAACAATAAAAGAATGCTTTCGAAATCAAAATAGCACTATGATAATCATTGCACATCGAAGGTCTGCATTGGAAATCGCTGATAAAATATATGAATTGCGAGGTTCCCAACTTATATCGGCTATGGCATAGCATATATAATATAAAATATATATATATTAGAATGGGTATTGGGGTAAAGGTTAAAAAGATTATTGTATCTTCAAACAAAAATGATAATGCTAATATATTAATAAATAATTCTTTAGATATATTATTAAAATCTATTGATATTAAATCGATAGTTAATATTATAAATAATAATGATAGCGGCGGCAGTGGCGGCAGCAGTAGCAATAGCGATATATCTTTTAATCTAAGTAAGTTAAATAAAAAGTTTGTCAAGGGGTTTGTTTATAGGATTATGCAAGGTTTATATGTATTTAATAAGTATAAAAGTGTTCAAAATAAAAGCAATATATATTTCGATATACCGCAATTCAAAAGAACTGCCCTTGAACATTTAACGAATATAGTGGACTATTCTAAATTTACGCGCAATATTATCAATGAGCCTTCTAATATATATACTCCAGCAAAGTTAGGAGTATATGCTTGCAGTTTGTTTCATAATACAAAGTATGTTAAGGTAAATAAATATAATCACAATGATATTAAGAATATGGGGTTGCGGCTTATTGATGCGGTAGGTGGCTCTTCTAATAATAAACCTTGCTTTGTAGTATTAGAATATAAACCTCCTAAATGCAAAAAAACAATATGCTTAGTTGGCAAAGGTGTCACTATAGATACTGGAGGGTATTCAATAAAAACTGGGAAAAGTATGGAAAAAATGTATATGGACAAGGAAGGCGCAGCGATATCATTGGGGCTATTCAAATATTTAGTAGATAACAAGTATACGCATAGTGTCATCTGCGTATGCCCATTAGTTGAAAATGTTGTGTCTGGTTCATCATTGAAACCGAATGATATTATTAAAGCATATGATGGAACAAGCGTTGAGATTGTTAATACGGATGCTGAAGGTAGATTGATACTTGCGGATACATTAGCATATGCTTGCGAAAAGTATAAACCTGATTATATATTCGACTATGCTACATTAACAGGGTGGTCAGAGCGAATACATTGCCACACAAGTTTTACATATTTTACATTAAATGATAAAATCGCTAAGAATATTGAAATGTATAACAATGAATACGCTGAAAAAAGTATTAGATTACCTGCTTGGTCTGAATATATTACTTATATTAAATCAAATATTGCGGATGTCAAGAACTCGGGTTATAAATGTATTAATAGCGATGGCTTAATGGCATCTCTATTTTTGATGCATTTTATCCCAGAAAAATATAGAAAAAACTGGGTTCATTTTGATGTTCGCTTAACAAGTTATAACAACGACTTGAATACTGCTGATGGGTTTGCTACATACCTTGAAATTATAAAAAATATATAAATAAATCGAATATCTATGTATTATCATTGTAGGTGTTATGTATATTATATCAATATACATTGCAAATATTTTAATCTGTTTTACTTGACTTTCTTTTCCTTTTTCTTTACTTCCTTGACGACTTCTTTGTCTTCCTTAACTTTAACATCTGCTACTTTGATGTCATCATCATCTACCTTAACATCTGCTACTTTAATGTCATCATCCTCTACCTTAACATTATCTACTTTAACATCATCTTCTTCTACCTTAACTCCATCTACTTCTTTTTGCTTCTTCCATTTTGCTGCAATAATAGAGAATACTTCGGGTCCTGTTAATTTGGGATTTTCATTCTTGACGATGCTAATATTTTCCTTCATAAATTTCTGATATGCATTAAGTTCCTTCCTTGGCTTATTTTCGTTATCTGCTTTGTTATCTTTCATAACCTTTGCCATAGCATTCTTATAATAATCATCAACTTCTTTTTTGGTATTCAACGTATTAGGCATATTCGCCATAATCTCCTTGATTTTAATAGAAATAGTCATTGTATTTTAGTTATTAAATTACATAATAACAGAAGACATCATCAATTTTTATATTTTTAAATAGTATTTTTTAATATTTTGTTATAATTTACCACCATTATAAATACAAAAAATATAAAAATATATACTACATACAAATATATTTACATATACCTTCTACATACTCTACTTTACAACTATACCCCCTTTAATTATATTATTTAAGAACTAACCTTCTTTGTAGCCTTCTTTACTGCTTTATTAGCTGCTTTCTTCTTATCCTTATCATCTTCTGTAATATCGTCGTCATCAGAAGTATCTTTTTTCTTACTGCCCTTGCTGCTTTCGCTACAGCAGTCGTCTTTGTCTTCATCATTACTTTCGTCGTCATTCATTGCCTTCTTATGCTCATTCCATTTCTGAGCGAGCAAAGTAAATATTTCTACTCCAGTCATATCAGGATTTTCTTCTTTTACCTTAGCGCGATTATCTTGAATGAACTTTTGATATGCATTGGGAGGCTTCTTAACCTTTTCAATTTCATTGCCATCCGCATCAACATTTGCCTTTTTAACACGCTTCTTTGGCTCCGCTTTCGCTGCTTTCGCTACCTTAGCAGGCTTTACTCCAAGTGCCTTACGTGGTGCTTTTCCTCCATTATTTGCTTTCTTTTCTTCATTGATGGCTTCCTTAGCATCTTTAACAACCTTCTTATAATATTCATCGATATCCTTCTTAGTGTTAAGAGTATCTGGCATCTTTGCCATCAACTCCTTTACACGAATAGCGATAGTAGCGATAGCAGCGACAGCAATTGGAAAAGTAGAAGCCATTGCTAATGAAGAGTTCCTTTAGGTTCGATTTGCTGGTTGGTTCGTTGTTCAATTTGCTTGTTGGTTTGCTGTTCGATTGGTCGTTTAAGTGGTTGGCTTTGTTATATTAAAGTTAGCAACATTAATCAATTTTTAATAGTTATGATATAAATTATAACATATTTATTCCAAAAATATCATATCATAAATAAAAAATAGATATCATATATTACAAAATATATATCATATATTCACTGGTATTCTTAGAGAGGTTCAGCCCATCTATCAAACATTCTTTGATAGACTACTTTGTTAGTGTCGCTAATACTCAAGATGCTATTTGAGGTAGCGGTAGCATTGGCAGCAGCAGCATTGGTAGCGGTAGCATTGGCAGCAGCAGCGGCGGCGATAGTTTGGTTTTGCGTCATCATCTTTGTTTGTTCTTGCTATGAAAATTCAAAGAACATCATCAATTTTTTATTTCTATTAGATAGTAATTATTACATATTTATGCGAAGCAACAATTATATATAAAAATAATTCATTATTTATTAATAATAATGAATAATATAGGTATTGTGATAAGCGGTGGTATAGGTAATCAATTGTTTAAAATATTCGCTGCTTTATCGTATTACATCGATAATAGCAATAGTTATAAGTTATATGCTACGGGTGATATTGGGTATCGCCAATATTACTGGGATACATTATTTAGTAATATTAGCCACAAAGTATCAAATACCATAGATATTAATGAAAAATATCCAGAACCTCATTTTCACTATAAGGAAATCCCTATTTTTAACAAGGATACCATATTAGAAGGCTATTTTCAAAGTTATAAGTATTTTGAAAAGAATATTAATAAAATTAGGAGAATTATAGGGCTTGATGAGCATATTAACAAGGTTTTAACAAAGCACCCTGAATATACGATTAATAATACAATAACGCTTCATTATCGTATGGGAGACTATCATAACTTGCAATTGTTTCATCCTGTGCAAAAACCCGAATATTACATTGAAGCCTTTAAAACGCTAATGAATAAAGGCGTTGATATATATGCCCACGAAATCCTATATTTCTGTGAAAAAAACGACAATGCAGTTGTTAATGATTACAATGCAGTAATTAATAATGCGCTAAAGGAATTATATGGGAAGGAACTAAAATATAAAAAGGTGTCTGATGATATCCCTGATTGGCAACAATTACTAATTATGACATCTTCGAAACATTACATTATTGGGAATAGCACGTTTTCTTGGTTTGGCGCTTATTTGTCTTCTTCGGCTGCGCCTGTCATATGCTATCCGAATACTTGGTTTGGGCAAAACTACGAGGGAACAAATACTGCTGACCTTTTTCCTAAAAACTGGACAAGGATTGGTGGTTTATCGGATATCAAATACTATGCAACCACTTGATTTCTTTTGATAATTGCAAGGAAGGCGTTTCTAAAATTATCATTGGCTTATGTTTCTCCCCCTTAATCAATTCAAGCATATGTTTGAATGTATTAGGAGGGATTGTTCCATTCGTGCTATCAAATAATGTAGTATGTCTGTCAACATTGCTTCCTTTAGCGACAATACTATTATTAATATGTATAGCCATCAAATCATTGGCGTTTTTATTGCAAATAATTTCATATGCTTCAGATATTTCATAACCCGCTGCCCATACGTGAGCAGTATCTAAGCATATACCTAAATACTTTTTTTGCTCATTTGTAAAACTATTATAGAATGCAATAAAATCGTGTAAATCTGTTAATAATTCGCTTCCCTGACCTGCAGGGGTTTCAATAATTATCTTTGTTTTTATATTATTCATATGTAATACATCTATAATATATTCAAGCGCCGCTCGCATATTATCTAACCCGTTGTTATAAGATAATGTAGTATGCTTTCCGACGTGCACAACTACGCCAAGCGAATTGATTAAATGCGAAATCTTCAATTCGTGTAATAATAACTGCACCCAGAAGCATTCTTCAATAGGAACTGCGCGTTTCCCATTTTTGAAGTCGCGAGCCAAGTTTATAGTATAGGATGAATGTATAATAGTCTTGAAATTAATTTTATTTGAATATTCCTTTATATCATCGGCAGTATTTATATAATTGTCTATATTAACAAGGGATACGCTTCTGGGGTTAGAAACAAATAACTGCAAACAATTACCACCATTCTTTGTAATGGCTTCCATAGTTTTCACAATGGTTTTTTCGCGATTAATGTGTGCTCCTATATAAATTGTAGGGGTCATCTCTATATATTCTATCTAATATTCTATACTATACTAATAATCAATTTTCAATTTTATTTATATAAATATTTGTAATGTTAAACATAGTAATGTTAAATACTTACATATATGTTAAAAGTGTCCCCGTGAGAGCCCCCGTGCTAACACTTTGGAAACTTCAGTTAAATAAAATGTGTATGAAGTGGGAAGACAATACTATATTGTATATACATAAAGAACAATTACCATAATATATATATATTTGATATAAAAAAATAAATAATATAGTAAATAAAAAATATATTATATTATAAGAATGTTCAATATAATTTTCGGGATAATTGTTCTAAAATATCTATGCGAATACATAGATGCCTATATATTGACTTTGGGGCTTATTGTTTTATAACCTTTACCTTGCTCTTCGTTTGGTAATCAAATAATTTATAGGTATTAATATTATTTTTAAATGTGTCGCTTGATTGATACTGGTCTTCCCAAGTGCCATTATTGAATTCTGGGCGTTTATATATGCAACTCTTTTTATTTATAGAGAAGCCTTGTAGCAGTTCGCTCTCATCCCCTTTTATATCATAAGCGTCTCTATTAAAGTTATTATGGTAATTGAAGATATCCATATTTATCCTGTCCGCGAATAAAGTATTCTGTTGCATTGTATAAACACTTGATAATGCTGACATATTTTTGCAAGCCGCTTTAGCACTCAATAGTTTCGCGTCGTAGTTTTTATCATAATCTATTTCATAATAATTCATCTTTATCTTTCTTCTTTACTTAATAAATTATAAAAAATAATATTTAAATATGTTAAAGAAGATACTTGAGTTTATGATTTATTTATTAACAGGTGAAAATAAAAAGCAGGTTAATGATGTTATCGAAAGGTCTCCTAACCTAACAATATTGTATTATTGGAATTTGTGCGGGCATTGTGCTGCACTAAGACCTACGTGGGATAAAGTATGTAAAAAATATAATAATGCGAAGGATTGTGATATCTTAAATGTCGAGGTATCACATATTAAAAATCTAAAAGCAAAATATAAAAAGAATGTTAATGGATTTCCGACAATCGCAAAGTATAAGAATGGGAAAAAACTGGGAGAATATAATGGTGAAAGAACACTAAAGGATATTAACAAATTTGTAAAGGGATAGAGGGATATATGGTATTTGTATAAAAGTATAAATATATATAAATATTACATAATATATTAATATATATAAATAAAAATGAATGACGATAATATTGTAGATAATATTATTAATCAGGAAAAGGTAGAGCCTACTGCAGAGGAATTAGATACCTTCAAGAACCTCGTTAATGATTGGTTTAAATATGACGACCAGATTAGGAAATTAAAAATTGCGATGAAGGAGCGGAAGAATTACCAAAGAGTTCTTAATAATAAGATTGAAGAGTTTATGTTCAATTTTAAATATAATGACCTAAATACGCAACACGGACGCATTAAAACCAATGTAAAGGAATGCATTGTTCCTATCAAAATGAATGACATAAAAACAAAAATCATTCAATTCAAGGAATTGTCTGGTGAAGAACTATTAAAGCGTATTTTTGACGAAGACCGACAAACGATAGTAAAAAAGAATATTAAAAGAATAATCCCTCGAGTATCTCTAACTATTTAATGAATACAAAGTATATACCTTGTATATACCTTGTATATACAAAGTATATCCTAGCAAATGCTAGGCATATCACTGAAAAACGCATCTATTAACATCATACGCATCAGTTTCTTTTTTGGCTTCTACACATCCTCTAATAATATCATATTCGTAATTTGTAGAATAAAAAGCATTCTTTATATTGTTTTTAATAATTGTATTGCTGCAATTAGTGCAAGGTCTTGAATATTTTAAGGGATTATTAAAGCGGTCGGGTCCTATTCGAACAACATATATATCGCATTCATTCAGTATATGCTTTTGTTTCTTGCGAATACTCGAGATTGCCGCGACTTCTGCGTGGATACTAAAATCAGCCATATAATAATTATAGCCAGTTCCTATAATTTTATCTTTGTATACAATTACTGCCCCGTGTTTGTGGTTAAACATCGGCGATTTAATAGCAATCTTTGCAGCAATATTTAGGTAATACTTTTGTTTATCATTGGAAACGCGAACGCACGTGCTATCAATACATTCGAAATAATTGGATGTGTAGTATCCAGTCCTGTTCATTCTTCTTTTATGGACATCAGCACCACGCTGCGCATTTCTTTCATCTACCATTGTTGCAGTGTTTTTAAGTTAATATATATTAACTAATTATATGATTAATTATTTATATGTGTTTCCTTATCATTTTTTATATTATTCACGTATAAAATGATTAGAATAAATATGTTCGATTTTATCACAAATATAATAAATATTGATTGATATTGCTAAGATTATTATATCAAAGCACAACCTTGAGAAGTAGCAAAGTATTGCAAAGAAGCAACAAAGCACCACTAACAAAGCAGCAAAGCACAATGACGGCTTTCGCAATGTTCCTCTTCTGTATCTTTCTCATTATCTTCACGGCTCATATGATGGCTTGGATAATGTCGTTCTTCTATAGCACACCTGATAACTACACCAATCCATACCGACTTGTTCCTCGTGAGGAAAGCGAAGCATATAAACGCTACGAAAGGCAACAATATCTCGATAGTTTTAGGCGTTAATAATTCTTATAATTCGCAAAGGATTATGAAAAAATAAAAAATAATATGTAAAGTTATTGGGTGTTTATTGTACATATTAAGTATTACATATTATTTTTTATTGCATAGCATTACATAGCAGCAACTTGATTGTTCTCTTCTAATTCGTGTTCGAAGCACAAGTTATGCACAATCAAATTATTTGTTCTCCCCACTCTTTGCGCTCGACCAATAGCCTGTTGCTTATCTACTGCCATAGAGTGGAAGATTACTACATCAGTCGCATAATTAATATCTATGCCATACCCCGCATATTGCGTAGTTAATAAAATAACGTTAATGCTGCCATTTTTAAAATCCTTTAAAACGTTCATCATATGCGATGTATTTCCTTTTAATTCAGCGAATGTAATACCATTAGATACTAATAATTTTATGATATTAGTAAATACATCGACCCTGCTAAATACTATAAACTTCCCATCTGGCTTATTTTTAATTATTTCTAACAAAGTATCCTCTTTATTAAGAATACCTTTTCCTATTTTACTAATATTCTCATCGGCTGGCGCAATATCATTTGTAATCTCATTCTTAATACTCGCAACTGCGCTAACAATCGCAGTCATATCTTCGGGACTTTTAATTTCCGCACGGCAATCAGGGCATTTCTTATTAACCGAATTATTTGTATTCGAGTTGAGAAACTTAAAAAGGCAGCCGCCGCAAAATATATGGGTGCATTCTAATATAATAGGTTGCGACACATTATCCAAACAGATAGAGCATATTTTACTATTGATTTCAGTAATCCGCTCTGTTAAATCTTTGATTTTCCCTTCGATGATTACAATCTCATTATCAATTGTTTTTATCCTTGTCGCTTTAGTGTCTTCTGCAATATCGAGACCCAATATATATTCGCGCTCCTTCTGCTTATTCGAGAGGCTCTTATTCATATCCGCGCAAATCAATGTAGCGATACCCTCTTCTGTTTCATTTTTACCTCCTAAATCTTTGATAGCCCCTGAGATATCATTGGCATTAATCTTGTCTAAAATAGCACTATTAATATATTTTTTGATAATCTTCAAATATTTAGACATTTTGCAGAGATGATAATGCTCGATAATAGGCGGTATCTTAAAACTATCCTTTACGAAATCCTTATTGCATTTCACTAAAATATAGTTAATGTAATCTTCTCTGAGTATATCCTTGATATTATAGTATTGCGAATAGGACGACGAGGATATCTTATTACACATATTAAAATAAGTTCCACTAATTAGCCATATAAACAGGTAGTTGAATATCTCAATCTTGTTAATGATATCGTGGCATTCGTCAATCATAATTCGCTTCCAGTTATATATAAAATGCTTGGTATTAGAAACAGGGCAGTTATAGTAGGTTAGCAATCTATCCAATGTAGTATTTTTAATGAGAACAACATCGAATTGATTAAAGTAATCTATGATTTGGCGCTCATTATTTTTCTTAGGATGCGGCATATTTTTCTTAATATAGGTTAAATCATCTATTGCGATATACTTGAGGTCGGATGCATCTTTCAATGTTTTCTCCCATTGAACATACACGGGTCCGCGTGGAACTATAATGAGCGTCGAGTTAATCATATTATTTAAATTAGGCAAACTTACATTTTCTGATACGGCAGTAAAATAATTGTATGCTTTTGCGCTGTGGAAACTATGAACCTTCATATTATTGACGTGTATTTTATCTAAAGGATTATGTGCAACAATTGATAGCGCAGTAAGAGTTTTACCATATCCTACGATATCCCCAATAATACCGATATTTGTGGAAATCTTGATGGAATGCGGGATATTCCTTAGATTAGCGTCCCTATTATAAGAATTGTTCTGGTATGTTATTGAACCGACATTCTCCATATAGATTGCCTTGTATAAACACGCCAACTGATGGGGCTTTAGCAACTTCTTGATTTTACTAGGCTGCCCACATCGAGGTGAATTACTATCCAGTTCAATATCATAAGTAAGCATACTATTTTCGCCTGAAGACATTGTATGTTATTTATTAATTATATTATATATATTTTATATCAATTTTTATATTTCCCTTTTTGAAATTTGATGATTTCAAAAAAAATATATAAGAATATTAATTATATTACTAATTATAATAATAATGTCGATAGTTGATGATAATGCGGTTGTGGATAATGCGATTGCTGAGGCAGCCCCTGCGCCAGCTGCGCCAGCTGCGCCAGCTGCGCCACCACAGCCAGTAAAAAAGATTGTATTCGCTCTTCCGGGCGATAACTTTAGTTCCAAATTCTTAATTGCTTGGACTGCGACGATTAGCAGATTGTGGGAAACACGTCGCTATGATATTATGATTTCGCCTGCAACAGGCTCCTATGTCCCGTTTGTAAGGATGGCTACGCTTGGGCTTGACGTTTTGAGGGGAGAAGACCAAAAGCCTTTTAATGGGCAAGATTTCGACGTTTGGATTACTATTGATAGTGATATCGTTTTCACTTACGAACAAGTTATCAGTCTTATAGAGGCTACTGAGGAGCACCCCATAGTCGCAGGAATGTATAGAATGTCTGATTTAGTTAATTATGCATTTGTAAAGGATTGGGATGAAACCTATTTTAAGGAGAAGGGGACATTTCAATTTATTACACCTGAAGAGATTGAAAAGTGGAAAAAAGAGACTGAGTTCAAATATTTCCCTGTTGTTTATAGCGGAATGGGTTTTATGGCTATTAAGAAGGAGGTGTTTGATAAAATCAAATATCCATTTTTTGACTCGGATGTCCTTACTATTAAAAAAGAGGATGGCTCAGTAATTCGCGATATTTGCAGTGAAGATGTAAGTTTTTGCAGAAAACTAACGCAAGCAGGATATCAGATTATGATTAATACTGATATTCGCGTGGGACACATTAAACCGCTAATAATTTAAAATATTAAATTTTATATAGATAATGCTAAACTATTTATTTTGGCTAACAGAATATTTGGGCTATTATTATTCTTTGATATTTATTATACTGGCTTATGTAGCCTATTATTTATCAAATACATTTATGTTTCTTGGTCTTGGTATAGTAATCGGTATATATATAAGCTATTATATGAAAAATTATAGTAATAGCAATATGCAATATAGCAATATGCTATAAGGAACTGCTTCGCTTCTTCGCTGCCTTGCTTCTTTTTACACCTTTGTATCTTATTTACCAACCTCTTTAACAATAGGAGAAGGTATAGCAGATATCGATTTATCAACATTTATTATTGATGATATATATGGTGCTGCTGCTGGTGCTACTGGCGCTGCTGATGCTGCTACTGGTATTGCTGGTGCTGCTGGTGCTACTGCCGCTGCTGATGCTGCTACTGGTATTGCTGATGCTGCTGGTGCTACTGGCGCTACTGGCGCTGCTGGTGCTACTGGCGCATGTGGTTCAACAGGAACTACATCCTTATTACTTGCTTGTGAAAGAAATGAAAACACTGAAAAACTCTTCTCTTTTTCATCAGCGATAGCATTATTCGTAGGATTATTAACAGGAACATTAGCAGATACTGGAGATGAACTAGAAGAACTATAAGCATTTATAGGAGCATTAGCAGATACTGGAGATGAACTAGAAGAGTTTGAAGCATTAGCATTACTATAAGGATTTGCATTATTAGCATTGCTATAAGGATTGGCAGGGTAAATAGCAGGAGGAACAACATCGTTATCCTGAACACCACCTTCTTCTTTGTTTGTATCAGCCCCGCTATACATAAACCAATATGCAAATCCAAGTATAATTAATACAAATAAAAAGAGACCAATACCTACAAATACCCATTTTAAAGTATCCATAATATTATTTTCAAATTTCTTTGCATCTGGGGAAAGTTTCTTCTTATCATCTGCAGCCTTCTTAGCATCTCCAGTCTTCTTATCATCCACAGCCTTCTTATCATCCACCGCCTTCTTATCATCCACAGCCTTCTTATCATCCACAGCCTTCTTAGCATCTTCAGCGGGTTTTATAAGTTCATCAAGTGCCTTTCGCTCATCTTCTTTCTTTTTGAGGTCTTCTGCAGTTATTTGCTCAGTATACTTTTCCAAAGTTTGTATTAAATATTCGTGCTTTATATTTTCAAGCGTATTAAGCAGATTTGAAATACTCATTATAATTTTTATTTTTTATAAGTCTTCTATATTAAGATTTCAATAAAAAAATATGATTTTCTTCATATTTTATTAGATATATAAAATATTAATTAATGAATATAATAAAACCTGTTTATGTCTATAAATGGGTAAATAGCAGGGACTACATCAGATACGTCTTTGACACCGATACAGGTAATACTTATAGCACATCAATCAATGTTATCAATGAACATATATTTCAGGATAGTAGCAAAGAAGATGCAATCAATAAAATAGCGTATTACATAAATAAGGATAGCAGCAAACACAAACAACACGATGACAAGGCTCCCTATTATGCTTGGGTGAAAGACGAGCCTTTCTTATATGACATAGGTGCTATTAAATGGAAAGGTTATGACGTTAATCCATTTAAATCAACGGACAGGAAGTCAGACGAAATAAATGAACCTATAGATAAAAAATATGGTAAGTCTAAGGATTTATTTGATACAACCGACATAATTAATATTGTATTTAAAAGCGATTTTGATTTTGATAATAAGTATTATTATGATAATGTCAGATTTAAAAGTAATACCTACAAGGCTGCAATTGATAGCAAGATAATCGAACTATATAAATTAAATATTGTGAATAATCAAAAATTATCAGAAGAGTATTACAATGTTGTTTTCGGCGGATATATAACTGATATGCCGTCTTTGATAGGAATTTTCGATATATTATCAACAACCGCTAAAATACATTTAATCCAATATATTAATAATAACTTTAACAAGGCATATTATAGGTTATACAAGAAACACGCTTTTAAAAACAGGAAGGAGTTAAGTAGAATATTCAAACTAACGAATGACGCGAAAGAATGTATAAATATATATTATACTAAAAATATTGTTATTACAATATATGCGAATGGTATTATTAATCTTACTTTTAATTACCAAATCGACAACGGGATAACTATCAGTGATATACTAAAATATGTAGAAGAACTGAATGCATATATAAATAAGGTTTTGAATATTGACATTGTATTAAAGGAAAAGAGCATAAATGCTCGCGTAAAATATAATACCTACAAAACGAAGTTTGATGATTTAAAAGAAGAGATTAAAGCATCGACTATCTTTACTGCCCTTAAAGATAATGAGTATTACTATAAAAGAACTGCAAATTACAAAGACAGGGGTGCAGTTGATAAAAAGATAAAGGATGACGCTCTTATCAACAACATCAAGATAAACGTTAAAGATGCCGCAGATATTCAGGATACCAAAATTATGGTTAAAAAAGAAAGCAATGGATATATGGTTGATATTAAAAATGCGAAATCTTTCTTCGAATTTGAAAGTTTAGAATTTTGGGTATCAAAAATAATAGAAAAAACCATTAAAGCCAAACAATCTACAGGGGATGATATAACGTCCGATAAGCAAGACTCGCATTCGCCTGTTGTTGATATACGTATACAAAACAGATACCTTTCATCGAGTAGCGAAACAAGCGGAGGAAATAAAGATGACACCAAGAATTATTTAATTAATAAATTGAAAAACGCTGACAAGGATTTATGGAATGATAATAATAAATCTCGCAAATGCCAGAGGGTGAAGCAGCCCATCCCGCTATCGAAGGAAGAATACGTTGATTTTGAAAAGAAAGGCTTAAATAAGCATTTTGATAATTCCATTGTGCATAATAATAATTATTATATATGCCCCCGCTTATGGTGCCCTAAAAGTAATGTGCCGCTGGACGAGGGAAACCCTAATGCAAAATGCCCTGCAATTGATGAGAAACCTATGCGGTTAAATGATGATATGAAAAATAAAAATTTGCCAAGATATGTATATTTAAAAAAGAAAGATAACATACCCTGTTGTGGTAAAAAATTAATAAAAGCCGATGACAAAGCAGACGGCAAAGCAGATGACAAAGCAGATGACAAAGCGGACAGCAAAGCAGACGACAAAGCGGACAAAGACAAGAATTATATTATGAAGAACTACCCAATATATTATAATAAACGATTTGGAGATATACCAGAAGAATTATATAAAATATTGTATCCAGTCAATTACAAGGAATACCTAGATGCCTGTAGGTCGCCTAATAATATCAATAAGAAGAGGTGTATATTAAGGAAGGGGTTAATTAATATCGACGAAATCCCTGAAAAATACGGCAATAGATACGACAATATAATAAATACCATCGCATATTTAGTCGACGAAACAAAGGATACCTTCATAGAAAATATTAAAAATAAAATAGATATCCTAACTTATTTGTCGCTTGACAATGGAAATATATGCAAGGATTTCGGAGATAGCGAGCCAGTATTGTATGAGTATAACAAGGATTTATATGGTGAATTAAAGAGGCATCTTTATAACATCAATAAGAAAAACAAAATAAATATTGAACTTCCTAAGTTTGATAGTAAAAACGAAAAGGCAGTATTTAAAATATCGCGTCTGCTGTATATTTATAAGTCATACAAGAAATTTATAGAGTATATTTCAGCAGATAATTACCCTGAAGACAAAGGTGTCCAATATTTATATAGCTTAGTAGCCTTCGTATATAAGAAATTATTAATAGTATGGGAGAATACCATTAATAGTGCTAATATTATACCAAGTATTAATTTAATTGTTCCTGATTATATTGATGACATAATATCATATTATGGCTTACAGAAGAAACCTGAAATAATAATGATATTAAAAGAGAAATGGAAGGTTGATGGAAAAAACGACGATAATAATAAGCATCGGGATAATAAATTATATGAGATTATGAAAGACCGCGATAACATTTATTTCTACGAGCCTCTAATAATAAAAACAATTAATATGGAGAAAAAACATATGCTGCTAAGCGAATACCCAAATATCAAGAATATTATCAATTACCATCCTAATAACAATAAAAAAAACAACATATTTAGTAATTTAAAATATATAAATAATCTAATAAAAGACCAAAGTCAAAAGTATAGCATTGAAACCATAATAATTAATGATAATTATACGATTGACAAGATAATGCTAAAGAACAACATTTTAATACGTTTTAAGCAACAAGGCACTATCATACTGCCGTATTTAATGAAGGAACTTAATATCAATAATGTGGTATTCTTAGATGATATAATAGGTGATACATATAATATAACAATCGTAAATAAGGTATATGCCAAGTTTGAGAATAAAATCAATATGCTAAAGGATTTCGGTATTACATTAGATATCGGAGTAAATAATGTTAGAACATCTGAGATAATGAAGAATACGCTAACAATTCATAGTGATAGCGGCGATAGCAGCATTATCAGCAATGGTCAAATAATTCTTTTTGGGAAAAAGAGCGAATTTGAAGAATATAGCGATAAAAATGCTAATGTTATTAAGAGATGGGCAAGCGCGAGGCTACAAGTCAAAAATAAATTATTGGTTTTGTTAGAGAGCAAAAGCGGCGAACTACGCGAACATTCTAAAAAGGGACGGGCAACTTTCATTAAAAACTTATTAGATATGGTTAGCGATGATGAAGATAATAACAAGAAGAAAATACAAATAATATTAGAAGAGATACCTATATTTACAAAGGAAGGTATAAATAATTGGTATGCGAATACCCTTTTACATACAAAATATGATTATATTAATGAATTGTCTGATAAATTTGTAGATGACGGGAAAGAATTGCTATTTACGCAATACTTAGTAAAAAAGAAGATACCTAAGAATATACTATATTATCACGAAGCAAACCCCAATGTAATATATGATAATCGCGATGGTGCCGTATTAAACTATGATAATATCTATGACTATATGGGGGATAAAGACAATGATGCGAAGGATAAGAAGGGTAGCGATAGCGGCAGCAAGAAGGGTACTATAGTAATGCCAAAAATATTTGAAGGATCACCGAAAGACCTAAACTCTAAATGGACAAAATATAAGAAGAAGATATGGTGGCAATTAAAATATATTAAGAATGATTATGTCGCAAGTAATATAAGGGAATTATTCGACTATTTCAGAACACTCGATAATGACTTAGTGAATGATTATAATGATATAATTAAGAAGACGTTCAAATATTATAAACACGAATTTAATAAAAACGTCAATGATTTAACAGATAACGCGAAGATTAAAGATATCTTCAAAGACCCGTATTTTTATTCTGCATATTTGACTGCTATGAATAGCGTGAATAATACTAAAAAAACATTTAAAACATTAGAGATATTTTTAACCACGTATTTCTATAATAGTTCAACGAAGGAACGATATGATATATTGAAACATCTACGTGGTTCCGATGCATATATCTATCATCCGAATGAAATTACCTTTTTTATGATTTCAAAGGTTCTCAATATATCAATATTAATAATCCATCATCGCGCTGAATATGGCAAAGCGGTTAATGTAAGTAAGCGCGCAGACGACAAAGATTTATCTATAACCACCTCAATATACAAAGCAGACAATAACGAACTCGACAGACCGCTTTTAATACTTTATAAAAAGAATGATAAGACCCATTTAAGTTATTATGTTGTTCGCAATATTAATCACGATAATTTCATATACACAGAATTAAAGAATGCCCCAGAAGAAATTAAAACAAGAATAATATATACAAAAAATACAAACATATATTCGGCATCAAGTAGCACACAAACGAGTAGTATATAAGAGGTTCCTTTATATACTATAATATTACTTTACATATTGCCTTATATTTATTCTATATAAGATACTGGACTACGCCATCGACTTGCAAATAAGTCTTTAATAAGTTCATAAAGATTTGTTTCTTCTCCATTTTGTTCTACTTGGTGGACTGATGCATTATAAAGCCTATAAGGAGCCTGTTTACCACCGCCATATGGTTGTGTCAAATCAATATTAATCTTATCCTCTCTCAAATCATATAGGTCTGTATAATGTAATTCATAGTCCCAATTGCCATCACCTGTCCAGCCTAATTGTTCGTTTGTCATAACACGACTATTCTTTGCTTTATATTTTGCAATTGCAATTATATTACCATCGTGCGGTGTCTTTTTAGACAAAATTTTCTGAACAAACACCAAAATATCACCTTCTTTAAGTCCATTAAAAACATCTTTATTTTTTTTAGAGTTTACTCCCCAAATATTATATTTGGAACTCGCTATAAAATTAGAAGTATCCCCGCAACGCATAATTTTAATTAACATTTCTTTGTTGGTGTGTGGTTCTTCTCTTTCTTTGTTGGTTTGTGGTTCTTCTCTTTCTTTGTTGGTTTGTTCTTGGTATAATTGTGCAATACCAATAATCAATTTTTATATGAATTAAAATAAATTAGAACATATTAATCTAAAATATAAAAATAATAATATACATATACATACATCAACCCACCCATACCGCTACCCTACTTAATTATCACCTTCTGCTGAGGTAATTTATAGCATTTCGCCTTTTTATTTTCTTTTTGATTAATTATAATCTGCAAATCATCATTTGTATATAGTTCATCAGCCTCTTCGATATCCTCTTTATTTTCAGGGATTGCATCTAATTTTCCCTTTTTAGTATCAGCAACATCTTTTAATAGTTCCATCATATGTTCCTCGTCAATTAGAATGCGGCTATCACCTGTTCCACAAGGTGGTTGTTGTCCAAGCATCACATTAGCAGATACTCCATTAACCTTATCATATTCAGCGAATATGCTAGCGTTTATAAGCATATCTGTGCTTTCCTCAAATGACGACTTCGCAAGTGGTCCGATATCACCACGATTAATTCCGTGCCTATCAATAGACATTAGTTGTCCTTTGTAGGTCATCGTGTCTATAAGAAGGGACATATGTCTGTAATTCATAGAGCCCTCCGTGACAACTGCGAGTAATTCCTTGTATAACGCGTGTCGCGATGCTTCAATCCCGAGCGTCTCATATATTTCCCGAATATCATTAGATATAGTTCGGGATGTATCGATGTTGGCATTCGCGAGGATATCGATTAGATTTGTTCCGTCCGTATCCAGCACCCATTCTAATATAGTATCAAATTTATTAGTTTCATCATTATATTTAGTATAATTCTTTTTATTCAGAGATACCTTTCTAATTCCCTTGTATCCCTTCAGCAATACTTGATATACGATATTGTGCTCAATCGCTTTAATTGTCGCTATCTCATCCTTCTCGTCAATCCCATTAAACGCCTGTTCAGTCATCTTAATTCTGAATACGCATTCGTCAGCGTTATCATCGCTATATACACAATCAATGTATTTATCATAAGACGTTTTAAGTTTAGTATATATATCAATCATCTTAAGACCAAAGGTATTCATTTTCTCTTTGTCAAATACAAGCCGCAACACCCAAGGGGATGTTGTTCGCGCTTTGCACATATTCTCTTCAATCTTTTCAAATTCTTTATAAATACTCATAATTCCTACGTCCTGCTCAATATTCGTTTCATATATCTGATCGCTATCCCAATATATTTCGCTATGCTTTAGGATGTCTGATAATTTCGTGATTTCTATAGAGTTCTTAATATTAATCGCGTTATTCTTAGTAATATCAATGCGTGGGTCGATAAAATCCCCATTCTCATCCTTCAATGGATTAATTACGCAAGATACGTCAGGTTTCATATAGATAATAAGCGTCGGTGTCTTTGTTTTCTTTGTCGCCGACAGGATTTCCTTTAATCGCGGCACTCCCGAAGTAGCCTTCACTGCTGCCGCCGTCCCCGATACGTGGAACGAATCGAGCGTCATCTGAGTGCCTAACTCGCCAATTGTTTGTGCCGCTACTATACCAACCATATCGCCAGGCTGCGCTAAAGCCTGATTGAAATATTCATATATCTGCAAAACAATCCAGTCAAACGTTTCCATTGTGAAATGATAATGCATAATTAACTTTTTAGGGTTCAGATGAAGTCGCAGCAATATATTGAAATACAGCATTCCTTGTATCCTGTCTTTCACATATAAATCCTCTTTAATCTTCTCTATCTTGTCTAGGACATAATCAGGATACAAATCCGTCTTAATCTTTTTAATATCGAGAGCCAGTAAGCGCTGATGAGCAATATTAATTATGCGGTCGAACGGAATAGGATAATTAATAATATATTTCTTCTCGCCATTAAAGACCTTTTTAATAAGGAATTCTTTGTCCTTGAGCATCTCTTCAAAATGAGCTGCGCATCTTTTATACGTCTCCGCATTTATGGTTTTGAATGCTTCGTCTGTCATATGAATGTTAAGATGTTCAGCATTCTTCAGATTATACTCATTGTCAAGTTCGATAGTATTCTTATTAATTGTGTTAATATATTGTGTTTCTATTTTGCACCCGTCCATACCATCTTCGCCATATATATACTGAATGATGGAGCCTGTTGCGGTTCTCACTGTGTTGTCATAGTTAATCTTGGAATCTTCCATCGCTTTCACTAACCTTCTTTGGATATACCCAGTTTCTGATGTTTTAACTGCGGTATCAATGAGCCCCTGACGACCACCCATAGCGTGAAAGAAGACTTCTTGCGGTGTTAATCCGCTAATAAAACTATTCTTTACAAACCCACGCGCTTCGGGACCATCATCGTATTTAGTGTAATGAGGAAGTGTTCTGTCTGTAAAACCATATGTTATCCGCTTCCCGTCGACATTTTGCTGCCCAACACAAGCAATCATTTGCGCTACATTGATTTCCTTGCCCTTAGAACCTGCTTTAACCATATTAATCATACGATTGTTCGTATCGTCAATCTGGTCTAAACTGATTTTACCCACATTATTTGTAGTCTTATCAAGAATAGCAATGATTTCGCGCTCAATATATTCTTCATTGCTAAATATACTATTGTTCTCAATAATACCTCTCCTAATGTCATCTAACTTATCATATGCCAAGTTCTTCATTTCCTTGATTTTGTTTTTCAGCGTCTCCTCTGTTTTCTTGTCGGGAACCAAATCGCTGATACCCACACTGAACCCCGATGTTAATAGCCAACGGCATATTAATCGCTGAGTATTATCAAGAAACTTCCTAACTTCAAATGGTCCGTAATCGTGGTATATCACGGGGATTAACCCAGTTGAAATGTCGTGAAAGGTTTTTTTATCCAATGAACCCGAATTGGCTGCGAGAACACTATTATTAACAATAAACTGCTCTTCCTTCTTATTTTTCAGGTTGATAAAGAGACCAGGTGGTAATATTTGCGAATACGCTTCTTTTCCCGAATACATATAATTATCATCGGGTTTATTCAGTTTTCCTTTAAAATAACTATTAACCATCTGAATATTCGCAAGTGTCTTATCTTGTATCCGCGTATAATCCTTTGTTAATCTGTAAGAGCCCACGAGCGTATCCTGAACAACCTCGATAATTGGCTTTCCATCGCGAGGTGCTAAAATCATATATGGGACTGCTGCGATATCCATTAATTCGCTCATTGTTTGGATATTCTGCGGGCAATGCAAATTCATCTCATCGCCATCAAAATCCGCATTATAGGGAGGCGTATCCAAGACATTGAGGCGAAATGTTTGGTATGGCATAATAACAACCTTATGACACATCATAGACATTTTGTGAAGCGACGGCTGTCTGTTAAACAGGATGAAATCGCCATTTGTCAGATGCCTATGAACAATATCGCCATACACCAACTCTGCAGCATTCTTTTCTCTTTCGATAGAGTGCTTTAGATTAATCGTTCGCGTGCTCTTCTTAATATACTTAGCGCCAGGCCAGACTTCCGAGCCATTCTTAATCAATTCGCGCATTTTGTCGATGTTATACTCATTAACAACCTCAGGGAACGTAATATTCACGGCGACTTTAATAGGCACCCCGAGTTCGTCAATACTAATATAAGGGTCTGGAGTAATAACTGAACGTGCCGATTGGTCTACGCGCTTTCCATTGAGATTACCACGAATACGCCCTTCCTTCTTCTTCATACGATCGGAGACTGACTTGAGTTTGCGCCCATTCCTTTGCTGCGCTGGTGCAAGTCCAGGCATCTGATTATTAATAAACGTGAATACGTGATATTGCAATAACATAGCAACGTATTTAATAGTTTCCTCAGAAGCACCTTTGCATATCTTGTCAGATAACTGCTTATTCGTTTTAATAATATCGCTTAATTTGTGCGTCAAATCATCTTCGCGACGCTGTCCATTTTCTTCAATAATACTAGGGCGCACTGCTGGAGGAGGAACGGGTAAGACGGTGCAAATCATCCATTCGGGTCTATTCCACTTTGGATTAAATCCCATCATATCCATTTCTTTTTCAGTAATGCGCGAGAATATTTTAAGAATATCTTCAGCAGTAAATTCTTGAACAATCTTGTCGGTATTTTTCTCGCCGTTCTTATTCGCTTGTGGCTTCCTGTCTTTCCACTCAGCAATAATTTTCATAGAGTTCTCTTTAATATACTTGGTTGGCTGAACGGCACCGCATCCAATTGTCCCGTCGTCGCCACAAACGCGAATTTTAGTTGTCGTATTGCATAATTTGAAATATGCCTCCCATCTCTTCTGGTTATTCTTAATAGACAATATTCTTTGCATATCGTGCTTAAATTCCTTGTCGGTATCTGGAGATATTAAGCATTTCGAGCATTTATAACAGACGCAATTCAGCAACTTCTTAACTATATCAAAGAACATCGCGTGAAATACGGGCTTTGCAAGTTCGATATGTCCGAAATGTCCTGGACAAAATATGTTCTTTTGTTCGCAAGTGCAGCAAATCCTATTATGTTCCAAAACGCCCATTCGCGAATCAAATAAGCCGCCGACAATAGGTTCGCTTCCAGCATACGTATCGGTTTTCGTAATTTCTACTACAGACCTATTGCGGATTTCTTGCGGACCGAGAACACTAAATTGTATTCCCTTAACATCTTGAATTTCTACCTTCTGGTCATTATAGGAAAGTTCAGGATAAATTGACATATCTCTTATTAATAGTAGTTAAAATAAGTAGTCTTATGCTTAAACTATTTTAATAGAAAAAGAAATCAATTTTTATATAATTAAATGAATATTATCAAAAATATAAAAAATAGATAGCATATATATACTTTACATATATATTACATATACTTTACATATACATTACATATACTTTACATATACTTAGTTTGTGATTTTAGAAATCGTTTGTGTCGTCGTAGTCATCGTAGTCGATGTAGTCTTCTTCTTCTTCTTCCTCGTAGTCTTCCTCGTCATCATAGTCTTCTTCGTCATCTTTGACGTATTCGACCCAATACCCGAATTGGGAGTCCATCATTGATTTTGGGGTAGAGAACATCGGGGATTTACTCTTTGCTGATTGGCGATTGCTGTCTGGTTGTTGGCTGGTTGTTGGCTGGTTGTTGGCTGGTTGTTGGCTGGTTGTTTGCGATTGTTTTGACTTGTAGTCGGCTTCCTATGCGGGGCTTTAATTAATCCAAAGATAGCCAGTAATATCAATTTTTTATTTAATATATTATTTTTAGAACAAATTAGGTATCATTTGTGGCTATACATCTTTAATTTCTTATAAATATACTTGAAACTATCTTGGTCGATTGCCCAGTCGTCTAATCCATACGGGAGGGCTGCTAATAATATCTCACAAGGTGAATGGTCGGGTGTATTGCACATTTGCGAGATACACGCAAATATCGCTAGATTTATATCAAAATTATCAAATAATCTAAATATAGATAAGTTAAGGTCAGTATTCCCAGAAGGACCGCATACTACCATTTGCTTATAATGCCTCATAAGTTTTATATAAAAATTGTTTTCATTAACCTCCCAATATTGTAATCCAGATATCCATTGGAGTTTATTATTTTTGATTTCATCTTTGCAATCGACCTTTATATATTCTAATTCATATTTTGATAATTTAGGATATACATCTTTGACTTTAACATAATACCTGTCTATCTTTTTAACTCGCGGCTCCCTCAAAGCATTATTTAAGGGATATGCTGACATCCTCGAAGCAGATACTGCGCCATCTGATGCTAAACTAACAAATTTGCAAGGTAATATACAGCCTTTACGCTCACATTGTTTCATATATTTATTGATTTTTGCGATATCGCGAATTCCTGTGAGATTATATAATCGTTTGTGTAATACGTCGATACTTACTTGTGTGAAATATTTGTTTTTCTCAAGTGCCCATAATATTACTGAGCATCCGCTCATACAAAAATTCATTATTAATGTTATGCGCTCTCGAACATTACCTGCGTCAATCGCCTTAGTAATATATTTTGCAGGAATTTGTCCTGTGCTAAAACTGGCAGGTGCTGCGGTGTGTCCTAAATACTTCTCTAATACCTTCCTCACATCCTGCGTAGTATTACCAGCATAATGAATAAGAAGTTCTCTAATTCTAAAGCATACGTCTCGCACATACTCTTGCACCTTCTTATTCGCCGAGCATTTATTAGACAACTTTCGTAGCTTACGTAATTCTCTCTCTTCCAATTCTTTCATATGCACACACACACCCCTATATATAATTATATAGATTAAAGCAAATCGTTGGAGTTTTGATTTATTTTAAATTCTTTCAATTCTATATCATTCATATCGCTATTGTTATGAGAAGCCCTGTGTTTTTTACGTAAATCATAGGCTTCCTTAAATAATGTTCCAGCGTCCTTAGTATCCTCATTGTCTGCATCGCCACATATGATTGAATTAAATCGGTTTCTTATGTTATCCTTGCGTATTATTGTAGATGTAGATGTAGATATGGAGATAGGGTTAGCAACTATAGGATTATTATATTTATTTATCAAATCAGTAATAAACACATATTTATTTTCATTCATCTCAATGCTTTCATTGCTTATTAAATAATTATGAAGTAATCTAAACAGGCTATCGCAAAGGTGTATATAGTATGATTTATTTGTATATTTAATGCACGATGATAGTATATCATTTTTGCGCATATTTAGATATCCTTTAATCAATTCAATAATACCTATGATTAACTTAATATTTGATGTATATCTTTCTTGGATTGATAGATTTATTAAACATTTCACAAAATGGTCGTTCAAGTTCTCTAGTATTATTTCTACTGCTTTTTTTGCTAAAAAATACTCATCCATCCTCTGTTATTTAATATTATTTTATATATATTTATACTTTGTATTATTTATATATATACTTCACTACTTAATCTAAGAGATAATATGGGTTTTCGCTAATCAATTTCTCCTGCAATTCTTTTTCTTCGCAATCTTTGTTATATTTCTCTATTCGTGATAAACAATATGAAAAAAAACCATTAAAAAGTTGGTATATATATATATTACACATATATACAATATATATCTTGCTTCTCCTTACATTATATTCATTTATTATTTGGCTACTTATATAAAAAATGATTTAGTTTAGTGTATATATCCAGATACATATACATATATCCATATCAAATAATGAGTAAAAGCGAATACATTCATTCAGAAACCAATAAATATGTCGCAGGTGTCGATGAAGTAGCAAGAGGAACCTTTGTTGGTCCCGTGATAGCAGCTTGTGTCGTATTGCCTCACACGTTCCCCGATGATACTTATAAAGAAATCAAGGATTCCAAAAAGTTGTCTAAAAAGAAACGCGATATTTTAGCGGAATATATTCGTAATAACGCGATTACATATGGCATAGGTTCAGCGTCCGTCGAAGAGATTGATACTATTAATATTCTGAATGCCACGATGAAAGCGATGCATCGCGCAGTAGATGAAGCGTATAAGAAGCATCCGTTTGAAAAACTCCTAATTGATGGGCAGTATTTTAAAGGATATACACCGCCTGGATTAGACAGCGAAATATTAGAATACGAATGTATCCCTAAAGGGGATATGCACTATTTATCTATTGCAGCCGCGTCAATCATTGCAAAGGATTATCACACCACGCTAATATATAAAATGACTGAAGAACACACAGAACTCAATTTATACGATATAAAGAAAAATAAGGGATATGGAACGGCTAAACATATCGCCGCAATTAATCAACACGGCATCACTAGTTTCCATAGAAGGACTTTTGGAATATGTAAATATATTTAGTTAGTTACCTTTACAATTTAGAGAACTCCACGATATACCACATTGTTTAGCATATTCGCAACTAATTTCATTTTCTTCTTTTGTTTTACTATCAAGTATTCCCAGCACTTGAGGATACACTTGATTACAAATTAATGGGGTTTTTGTTTCATAGTTAGTATATATAGATTTCTTTTCTTCTAGGCTTGTTGAGGGAGTTAAATATTCTTTAGCAGCTGGTCTAAGACTAATATTATTATTACTATCGAATATTGAAGTATTATTAGTAGTATATCCACCAGCGAATTTAGCATAACTCTTTAACCCTTTTTCATTAGGTTCTTCTATATCTTTTGGCAGTTTTACAATATAATCAGAGCTTAAAACACTAGCCTGTGGATTTGCATCATATGCGGTAGCGTTTGCTACATTATTAAAACCAGCAATAATATTAGTTGTATCATCAGTAATTCCTTTTTTAGTTTCTAATAATTTGCGAGTATCACCATATACATCCTTATCATATACACACTTATATTGTATATTTTTATCGCTATCTCTCATTATTTCTGGAATTATGAAAGTATCACCATACTTAATATTATTATCTATCAAAACCTTTTTAGTAGGTTCATCGACTTTTTCTAATTTCCAAAAGTCTGGGCACATAATGCTATTGTCGCTATCCATATCGTTTCCTATTCTTCGCGGTCTTATAGTATATATAGAATTCAATAAATACAATATAATAATTAAGGAGCCTAATATATACGTCACTACTGCTGGAGCAAACTTGTCATATATAAACTCTTTACCGCCATCTGTGAATAATATAAGCGCTAACAATATAATAGCAGATAAACCATATACTATGCATACTACAAAAGTCCCTTTGTATAAATCCATTTTCTCCTGTTCAAATAATTTCAGTTCCTTATCATTTGGTTTAAAAACTTTATCGTCAGACATTTGTATTCTATTATTCTATAATATAATATTATATAATATATATTGGAATAGAATATTTAGATAGAATATATAAAATATATCCTTGTCGCGTTAGTATTTCATCATTTCCAATGTTCTGGTTCCTTTCTGCGATGGTAAAGATGACCTATCGAGAGGAACAGGCATTGTGCTAATATCCATAATATATTTAGCGGATTGTTTAATATTCGATAATATTTCAGGAACGCACCAGTCAATTACACGCGTATTTAAGTCGAGAACCTGAGCATTAACATTGCTTGACACATTCTTGCCATATTGAAAATAGATAGAACGCATTATAATCTTCAAGTCAATGTCGCTTTGCTTTCCGATGTTATATTCTCCGTTAGATAAGTTAAGTATTTTATTGCGAATGCCTAATTGTAATAATTCAACATTATCATCGGAGAAAAAGATTGCCGATACACCAGTGCAATTCATATTACGTGATATTAAATTAGTATTATTCTCAGACTGCTTTTCAACATTCGTCGCAAAATTATAATTATCTACAGGCATTGCTGCATTAACTCTTCCATTTAAAATATTCATTTTTTGTCCTTCTTAATATATATATTTATTTTCATTTTATATAGTAGTAAGAAGATATGGATAAATGTAAAGAAATTACATTCTGTGCTAAAGAATTATTAAAAACTCATAGAATACATATTAGTGATAATCATAGAAACAAGGTTGTTATTTTAATATCTAAATATATGGAATTGTTGATATTTAATATCGTTGCAGTAATATCAATAATATGCTTGAATATCGGCATTAAGAAGGTGCTATCTTTGCATATGCAATATATATCAAAATATATTGATAAAAGATGCTCGAGTAAAGCGGGGAAGAAACATACGGGAATGAGAGGTGGTGCGTTTAATACTGCTGCGTTTTATGGGGTTCCTGAACCCAACTATTCAAAAGACAACGATACCAGTGATTTGCTTAAGATTGACTTCGATGGCGGAATAGCACGTAATGCGATACTGATGAGCGGCGGCGGTAGCGGTGGCTTACACAAGACCCCCAATTGCGTAAAACTCGACAAGATAATCGCAAAAAAGATTAGGCACGTATTCAAGTTCTTTGATATAAAGTTTGAGAATAATGTAATCGCACTTATAAAAAATAAATATGATGAGATAATTGAACATTTATTAAGAAATATTCGGGCTATCAAAGGTGATATAACAGATAAAAAAGTCGAGCAATTAATACTAAAATCTAAAATAATGAAAAATTGATTATATAAATATTAAGAAACATATATAAAATAATCACGTAAAACTCAAGATATGCCTATTATTACGATAGATGGCAATATAGGCTGCTATAAAACGAGCATTCTAAATTACTTTCATAAAAATTACAAGTTGGCGATTGACTTGGAGCCTGTTGATAACTGGACAGATTATTTAGAGAACCTGTATAATACCCCAAATAGCAGTTATGATTTTCAAATAAAAGTATGGATAGACAGGTGCTGGATACAAGAGAAAACCACAACTGCTGTTTTAATGGAGCGAAGCCCTAATTTTATTAAAAATGTCTTTGTGAGGAAAGCATACGAAGATAAGACTATAAGCGAGAAGGAGTATGAAAACATAATTAGTCTGCATAAGACGACGGATGAACTATGGAAACCGAATGGATATATTTATCTTCGCTCTGACCCCGACAAATGCCTGCAGCGTATTACTAAAAGGGGACGTTTGGCAGAAAAGAATATAACATTAGAATATATACAGCAATTGCACGAATTACATGAAAAAAATTATAAAGAAGCGCAAAGTAGTAATATGAATATTATAGCAATTGATGTCGAGAACAAGAGCATTTCTGATATATGCAGTGAAATATTGTTGTCTAATTTATATAATGATATTGTGTATTGATATCATATATTGATACATACCATATATTATGTATGTATCTATATGTCTTCAATCAACTTCAAATACTATTGCATCTAATAATAGGTGCGTCAGTTCCTAAGAAGCAACTATAATAAAGACGCTCGTAATTTTCATATTCAATCGATGGCGACGAACTATGAATTAGTTTTCTATTATTAAAGATTAGCATATCATTCATTTCCCATTTAATCTTTATGATATTATCTTTGTTAAGAATGTATTTACTCATCAATTCCCTGTATAGGTCGTAGCTATCTTCACAAGACATCTTATCAAACTTATTAAATCTAAAGGGCGAAATCATTAGTGCCTTTTTATTTTTATATTCGTCTGTATAAATTACAAGCGGCTCTCTGTTAATAATCGTGGTTCCTTTATTGATTTGTGGCATATTGATGTCATTATTAATATTAATATTAACTCTATTATACCCAGTATAATCATAATATGTATTCATTACATTGTCTTCCTTATTCGTATTCGAATAGATGACATTGTAATCCTTGATTTCTTTTTTAAGTTCGGAATTAATATTATCATAGGCAGTCTCCATACTCGCGAACATCGTTTCGCCGCCAACAGGAGGTGTCTTTAACATATAAATACTGGATACTACAGGTGGGTTATGGTCGTTGATACCTACAAGGTCTTGGTGCCATACTGCAGTATTCTTAAAAGGAGCACTATATTTTAGTGTTATATCTTTTAGCCCATAGAGGTCTTTAATATAGCAATTGCCTCTAATGGCTATTTGCGGGACGTAATCAACTTTAGAATATTCAAAAGGATGCACGACCTTATCATTGCATTTGCTATCAAATACTTTGCAAAACTCATAGAAATCTTTAGGCGTAAGATTTTGATTTTTAAACATTAGCATAGGAACTGCTTGAAAGAGTTTAGCCAATTCAAGTTTATCATAGTCATTCATACGTTTAACATCGATATTATTAATAACTGCTAGGTTTTTGTTGAATGTCGGAAAAGATACCTTCATTGATGCTGTGAATTCGCATTGCATAATTATTAATAGTAAATATGCAAGGAATGCAGGGTAGTTTGTGGGCTTAGCGAAGATATTCATTTTAATCATATTTGTTAAAATTATAGAAAAACAAAGAATATAATCATTTTTTATTTATTTATTTATTTATTTATTATTTATTATTTATTATTTATTATTTACATACAGCCCGCGTTGTAATTCACGAAAATACTTGCAATTGCCATCATCCAATAGCAAACTATTAAGATATGGATAGATAGCATTAGATAATTTAATAGATGCTTCTGTGGGCGCAGTGCTGGGTATATTAGGGACGCAATAGATGCTTGTGTTTTTATAGCGAATAAATGGGTTATATAAGGTTGTCGGAACTGATTGCGAGGTTGTTCCTCCCTGATCGATTGCTATATCCATAATTATACTACGCGAACGCGACATCATTTCTAACAATTCGTCATTAATTATCATAGACGCTTTCATACCATTATTATATATGGAAGATATTACAATATTTGAAAATATCAAGAGTTTCCTAACATTGTTTTCAGTCATTTCATATGATTTATAAATTGTCGGGTTGCTTTCTTCAATTCTCTTTATTTTTTCGTAATCATTATCGATTAGATTGATATTTTCGTATCCTAGTAGTATTGCTTGTTCAGCCGCTGCTCTACCTGCATTACCAACACCTATTATTGTTATAATCGTGTATTTATTTTTGCTCAAGTTTTTATTTTTAGTAATAAAATTATCTGCTTCTATCATTGACCTTTTACCTGCAATAATAGACATTGGAGCCAATATAGGATATACACCATTGTCATCCTGAATAGTTTCATAAGCGTAGCATATCGCTTTGCTTTCAAACATCGCATCGATTAACTCATTATTACCTGCAAAATGAAAAAATGACAATATAGTATGCCTTGATGTAATTAAAGGATATTCCCTTTTTTGAGGCTCTTTAACTTTAACAATGATATCTGCATTTTCGTAAATATCCTCGATATTACTAAGAATTATAGCACCATTCACTTTGTATTCGTCATCGCTATATCCAGCACATTCCCCAGCACCCATCTGCACATATATAACAATATCATTATTAGTTTCAAGCAATCTCTTGATGTCATTAGGAACTATTGAAACTCTTTGCTCGAAGTTCTTTATTTCTTTTGGTATGCCAATTATATACATCTTTTTATTATTATAATTATTTTACTAATGTTAGTTATATTTATATATTTATGAAATATGTATATGTAGGTATGTGTAGGTATATGTAGGTATATGTAGGTATATGTAGGTATATGTAGGTATATGTAGGTATATGTAGGTATATGTAGGTATGTGTAGGTATGTGTAGGTATGTGTAGGTATATGTAGGTATATGTAGGTATATGTAGGTATATGTAGGTATATGTAGGTATATGTAGGTATGTGTAGGTATATGTAGGTATGTGTATTTAAGATGTCATCCCAGTCAATGCTTCAAGTATTAATCTTTTGTCTGCTCCGCAATATGAGTTAATTTCCACGTTATCTCTATAAAACTTAAAGTAAGGGATTGAAGAAATATTATAGATATCACTAATCTCATATCCCTCCTCAATATCTATTTTTAAGAATGTTATATTAGTATTAGCGGCGCTTAATTCATCTATATAAGGGGATATTTCTTTGCAAGGTTTGCAGAATGAAGCAGAAAAGATAGCGACCGCATAGGGTTTGCTAATTAAATAATTATTAAATTCGCTTAAAGTCTTAACATTTATTACGGACATCTCTTTATCTTTATTATTTAGATAGAATTAAAATTATTTAATATTTTTCGCACTTTTCATCAATTTGCTATAAATATATAAAAAATTGATAAATACTATATGTATATCTTATAAATACACAAATAGGATTAACCCGATGACTACCACAAAAGATAAGAAAGTAGAGGATAAATATAAGAAGTATGAACTGCTCGAGCATATCTTAGCGCTTCCAGATACATACATTGGGTCTATTGAGCCTCAAAAGATTACCAGTTATATTTACGATGATGCCACGAAAAAGATGATTACAGATGAACTAACGTATATACCAGGATTGCTTAAAATATTCGACGAAGTCATTGTTAACGCCATTGACCATTGTATGCGTCTCCGTGCCGACGAAGAGAAAGGAAAGGAAGATATAAAGCACGTTAAGAACATCAGGGTGTCAATTGACAAGGTTACTGGGCGGATTACTATAATGAATGATGGGAACGGCGTTGACATCAAAAAACATAGTAGTTATGGCGATTTATGGATACCTGAACTTATCTTTGGGGAACTCCTTACCTCTACAAATTATGACAAGGGCGAAGAGAAAATTTGGGGTGGCAAGAATGGCTATGGTAGCAAACTTACGAACATCTTTTCAAAGGAGTTTTCCATTGAAACGATAGACCATTATACTAAGAAGATTTACACACAAACCTTCAGTAATAATATGACTGCAAGAACAACGGCAGATGTTAAAGCATCTTCTAAAGCGCCTTATACTCAAATCAGTTTTATCCCAGACTATGAGAGGTTCGGTATGAAGAATATGTCTGACGATATTTACAAGTTGTTTAATAGGCGTGTTATTGATGCTTGTGCAACAACTCCAAAGGAAGTCTCCGTATATTTTAATGGCGAAAAGTTGATGATTAAGGATTTTGAGAAGTATTGTGAATTGTTCCTTGATAAAAAGGAGCAGCCATTTGTATATGAAGCAGCAGGTGAAAGGTGGGAGGTTGTTGCTTCAATATCCAGTTCAGGGTCTTTTGAGTTCCTGTCATTTGTTAATGGAATTAATACTATCAAAGGTGGCAAGCATATCGACTATATTACAAATATGATTACTAAAAACCTCGTTGATATGACGCTATCTAAGAAGAAGAAGGCAGTAAAAGCGCAGCATATCAAAGACAACTTATTCGTATTTGTGAAAGCGCTTATAGTCAATCCCAGTTTCGATTCGCAAAGCAAAGAAACCTTGACAACGCCCGTTGCTAAGTTTGGCTCTAAATGCGAACTTAGCGAAAAGTTCTATGACAAGTTATTTAAGATTGGTATTGTTGACAAGGCTCTTAGTATTACCGAGTTTTACGACAAGAAAAAACTTGTAAAGACGGATGGCAAGAAAATATCACGTATCATCGTTCCCAAGTTGGATGACGCTAATTTCGCAGGGACAAAGGATAGCGCATCGTGCACTCTGATATTAACAGAGGGAGATTCGGCAAAAACGATGGCAGTTGCTGGGCTTAGTATTATAGGACGTGATAAATACGGCGTATTCCCTTTGCGAGGGAAGATTTTGAACGTAAAGGATGCGACGCTCCAGAAAATCTCAGATAATACTGAGATTACTGCAATCAAGAAAATTCTCGGTCTTGAGCAAAATAAGAAATATACTGACCTCAGCCAGTTGCGATATGGCTCCATAATGATTATGACAGACCAAGACCACGACGGCAGTCATATTAAAGGTCTAATATTTAATATATTTCAAAGTATGTGGCACGAATTATATGAAATATCTGGATTTCTCACATCTATGCTAACACCCATTATTAAGGCTACAAATAATCGTGGCAGTGAGGTTATCGAGTTTTATAATATGTCTGACTACGAAAGATGGGGTGAAACTGATATTGCAAAGAACGGCTCTTGGAAAATCAAGTATTACAAAGGGCTCGGCACATCAAATGACCAAGAGGCTAAGGAATACTTTAAAAATATGAAGAAGATTACTTATAAATATGATAAGGATGCTGACGAAGTCATTGACCTCGCATTCAATAAAAAGCGCGCAGACGACAGGAAGGAATGGCTTGCAAATTATGACAAAGACAATGTGTTAGATTATACAAACCTTGAAGTCGATTTTAAAACATTTGTAGACAAGGATTTAATTCATTTTAGTAATCGTGATTTGCAAAGGTCGATTAATCATATCTGCGATGGTCTCAAAGAAAGTACACGCAAAATCTTATTCGCCTGTTTCAAGCGCAAACTATATACGAACGAAGTGAAGGTAGCGCAATTATCTGGATATGTTAGCGAGGTATCCGCTTATCATCACGGGGAGAATTCGCTACAACAGGCGATTGTAGGAATGGCACAAATATATGTGGGGACGAATAATATTAACTTGCTATCGCCGAATGGTCAGTTTGGTAGCAGATGTCAAGGCGGTCAGGATGCTTCATCAGCAAGGTATATTTTCACGTTGTTAACAAAATTGACGAGGTTAATCTTCAAGGAGGAGGATAATGATACTTTGACGTATCAGGATGATGACGGGCAGCAAATAGAGCCCGAGTTCTATATTCCAGTAATCCCTATGATACTTGTTAATGGAGGCATTGGTATCGGCACAGGGTATTCTACAAATATCCCGCAGTTTAACCCAAGCGAGATTATTGCGGCTTGTAAGTTTATATGCACTGCTATTAAACTTGCAGGGTTAGACGGGGATACTGAAGATGGAATAGACAACATCAACGAAACAATAGATATATTAGATATTGATGATTTAGTGCCTTATTATTTGGGTTTCAATGGGACAATTAAAAAATCAGAGAATAACTCCTATATTAGCAAGGGGGTCTATAAATGGATTGATGGTGAAACGCTTGAAATCACTGAATTGCCGATTGGGACTTGGACAGAGGATTACAAAGAGTTTTTAGAGAATATGATTACGAACGGCTTAAATAATTTGAAATATATTGAAAATCACTATACATCAAAGAATGTTAAGTTTGTATTGCATTTTAATGCGAATGTTCGCGAAACGTTTGAAGATAAGTTTGAGCAATTGTTTAAGATGTCTTCGAGCAAAAACTTGAGCATCAACAATATTCATCTCTTTAATAAAAATGGAGCAATCCAGAAGTATGACAATACAACTGAAATTATCAAAGAGTGGTCTAAAACTCGTATCTTAAAATATATTGAAAGAAAGGCATACCAAATCAAAATACTCGAGAAGGACTTCCTCTTGCTGTCTGCTAAAATCCGCTTCATTATTGATGTTATTGCTGGTAATATTCAGATAATGAATAAGAAATTAACTGATATTGCTAAAAGATTAATTGAACTTAAGTATCCGCGTATTAATACAGATACTGCAGCAAACATTGTAGTCGCTGGAAATATTGATAATGATGCTAGCAACGCGAGTGATAGTAGCGACGTGGGCGATGCTACGGATGGAAACAAGGATATCAAAGACTTTAATTATCTTCTTAAAATGCCTATATCACAATTAACATATGATAGAAAAATAATATTAGAGAAGGAAGTTGAAGAACTCAATACTAATCTTAAAAATCTGCGAGATAGCCGCATTGAAGATTTGTGGATGTCTGACTTAACTGAACTGGAGAGCGCGTGGGATGAACATAGAGACATTGTATTAAAAGAATATGACAATGACCGCAAAGGTATCATTGAGCCGAAGAAAGCCGCTAAAAAGAAGGCTAAGAAATAGATAACAATTAAATTAGACTACTATATAGTATATAGTATATATTACTTATTACATATTACTTATTTTTATAATTATGTTGAATACTTTATTTTTTATTCAATATCTATCAGCGAAATATGAAAGTGTCTGTTTTTTATATATGGTTGCCGTAAATGTTTTACCTTTATACATTTCTATATATATTGTATTACCATCATATATTTCATTACATCCAATATCGTCATCGCATTTCATATTATCGCGGCTAATCGGCAATCGTAGCATAGTATTTTTATCTGTCGTCGTATAGTAATTCCATCTGTCTCTATGGTTATTTGCTCTTTTGCTAAATAAAGGCAGTATGATAGGGTCGTTGTCGTCATTAGATGTCAAAATACCTACTTGCTGATATTCTCGGTTATTATCATATGTTGGCAATTCCTTAGGATATACTGGAATACTGCTGTTGTTGCTGTTGTTGTTGCTACCGCTATCTACCTTAGGACACGCTGGGCAAGAAGGGCATACTGGACAAGAAGGACACGACGGGCGCAACAGGCTACTATCAACTTTAACATTTTTATTGCTATTATTTCTCGCATAATATAAAAGAGTGCCTACAATCAATAGTGATACTGCTAAGACAAATATTACGAAATATAAAATATATATGCTATTCATATTTTTCTTTGCAACCATTACTATTTATTATTAGATACCTATTATCTATTATTATCTATTACTTTTATTTTCCTTTAACAACACCAAATGATAAGCCATAAGTTATATAATCGTGTATTCCGAAAAATCGCGGGTTTCCCGAAAGAATGTTTATATGATAATACCATTTAAATGGTAATATAAGGAGTTTGTTGCTATTTAATACGATTGTCGTGAGGGTCTGGTTATATTCGGGGGGTAATATATCTGGCGATATCGGAACATTGTTCGGAACATTGTTTTCCTGTTTAGTTAGAGCATTCCCTATTGTTATTTCTACTGCGCTATCTACTTGGTGGCTATCTGCGTATATTAGTAAATATTTATAATTATTTCTGTTCCAACCCCAAATGTTTGGGACGATTACATCATATTCGATGATATTATAGTTAAACCAATCTCCCAATATCGCACCAATATCTGGGATACTATCTTGAATAATTATTGGCTGCTTTTTATATAGCAAATTAAAGTCAAAATGCTCTGCATCTACTTGGTATATAACTAATTCATCAGAGAATATATAATAGAGCGAAGCATATATTATTATTATGAAAATTAATAAATATAAATAATAATACATTTTATTAATAATTAATATATTTAAATATACATAAATATCACATAAATATCACATAAATATCACATAAATATCACATAAATGTAATAATTATTTTTATATATTATAAGAGTAATATAAAATATTTGATGAGTTCCGAATATGCTTTTCAGTATGATAAATTATCCCTTAATACCTTTGTAACTATCATCATTATTTTCGCTATTATATTTGCATTACCATTAATATTATATATTATATCAAGGATATATTATATAGATAAGAAAGAAAATTATGCACTGATAATTGATTTACAAAATAAAGATATTGATAGATACAATGAATTATCAGATATCTATTTATTTTGTAGTTATACACCAATTCAAAAATTGTTTCTTTGCAAAGGTGGAACAGAAGGGGAAAATGAACAAAATAACCATTATAGAGGAATAGGTAAAATATTAGAAATTTTACAAGGAAAAAAATTAAGGATTGATGCAGATTATACAAGAATTAAAACGCTTTCTGATGGATTTATTAATGATAACAAAGTATCACGCATCAAACGTGAATTTGAAGAAGAGCAAAGACTTAAAAAGGAGGCTGGTGAAAATGGAAGATTTTATTCAAATCAATTTTTAAGATGGATTATTAGCATAGGTTCGGGTATCGCTAATTTTCTAAGTCTTTTCATAAAACTAGCATTAGGATTAGGTGGGTTCGTAGTATCAATTAGTGCTGCGCTTGCAAAGAACAAGGTAGTAACAGGGTTCTTAATAATTGTATTAATAATCGTAACTGCTCTATCACTTTCCAAAGGTAGCAGTAAGCCTTCAAGTAATTCGAAAGACGGCAAGGACAATAATGGAGCGAGTAGTAGCAATATTGGACTAAGCCCAACTGCCATATACAACGACCTTTTAGATACATATAAATATTATAGCACAATGGTTAAAAATGTGAATGTGGATTTTCTTGGCACATCGACCGAGACTGAAGTTAATGTTGATGACGAAGATTATGACGAAACCTTGTATAGAAAAATAAGAGGTGGGAAAAGATACGACAACTTATCTTATATTCAACTTTCATCTTTAGATGAAGCGATTAAAACAGAAATTAAGAAGATATATAATATTGAGATAGATACTGATAAATATTATAACATCTATTTGCCATCGGAAAAATTCAATATTTTACAAAGTGATATAAAATGGAAAACATCTAATAATGCTAATAATGAAAAAATATGGGATATAGATTGCAATGCCATTGGAAAACAAGGTTCAACAATCAATGCTTTTATTAGCAATGAAGGTAAATGTATAATTAATGAGGCGGAATTAAAGAAGGCTGACAAACCTAAAGATGAAGTCCCCCTACCTTCTATATATAAAACAGAATATATCAAATAACTTTGCTATGTATTTATTATCTAATATATTTTTAAAGGTATATATAATGGTAGATGCTTCTGTTCCAACCACTTCTGAATGTGCAGCAAATAATACTGCTTTAATATGTAAAGATACTGATAGCAAATATAAGATTAATGATAGTAATGCAAGTATTAGTAAAATAAAAGCAGATTATATTGATAAAATAGATATCATAAATAACGAGATATCTTTAACACCTTCTTCGTCTAACCATTATTTTTATGCAGATGAAAAGGCGCATTGCAGTGAGACTTGGCAAGATTGGTTTTGTATCCCGAACTATCATAATAACAACAAGGTCAATAAATATCCATTTACTAAAACAATGTCTGTAGGCGTTTGCTATGATTATTGCGCAAGAGGGTCAAATGGTAAATATATGACTATTAAAAATAAAACAAAATGCGAAGTATATGATGACGAAGATGACCTTGTTTATAATCCCCTTGCTATCATTGCAATGTTAGGGACACATTTTAATAAAGAAGCTGATACTAATTTACAAGAATTAACTACATTGAAATATATTGGTTTCCGCGGGTCTTATTTTAATGATTTATATAGAGTTAATAAGAATGATAACTTTATAACTGATGCAATTATTAATGATATAAAAGGCACTACTGCAATAACTATTGCTACCGATGGAACACAAGATTATCAAGACAAACTATTAGCAAATATAATAAAAGGTTTGCACAATACTAAGGATACAAATACTACTATACTCCGTATTAAAAAAGATATTGAGGGTGCCATTAAAACGATTAAGGAGTTCTATATTGATGGAAAGAACAAGGAAAAGAAGGAGATATTTTTTAATAAAATAAAGAATTATGTGTTTGATATTGATAAATTAGAAAAGGCATATGGTAAAGATAAGAATAGCAAAGCCAAATTTATAAATATTATTGCATATACTTATAATATTATGTATTTAGTATTCTATGATGTAAATGGTAATATTAGAGCAGACGAAGATATAAATACCAGCATAGGAAAGTTAATAGGCTTTCTTGGTATTGCTGGTATTGCTGAAAATCCAGAAATTAAGAACGATTTAACTGCAATGTTTCTATATGCTTGCTATAATTGTTTTAATATAAATTTTGATAATTTTAAGACATATATAGATAATAATCCTTATGATGATATACTATTACGTATAGATATAAATAAGGATAGTACTACAACACATACATCGAAATATTTAAATCTCGAATTTAAGAAGGCTATATTAGAAATCGACAAGTTTGCTACAGGCAGCACTGGAACAAACATAGTATATAATTTAGCATATTATATAAAATACTATGACCACAGCATAATGGCGGAATATGGAGAACAAGAAAAAAACTTCACAAAAATTTTACTGGTGTTTGCTATCTTCTTTGCGTGCCTTTTAATAATATGTTTAATATACGGAGTTTTGGTTTTGAGCGGTGGGCATAATATAGTAATCGCATTTTTTAATTTCAGCATTCTATATTATAAATTGATTACATTTGGGATACTCAGGATTAGTTGCGTTATTTATTATCATTTATTGAGTAGGTTAAGTAAATTTACTATATTATCTATATTATTTAAAATATTTAACATAGGTTTTATTATCTTCCTGCTAGGATACTTGTATAAAATAATTACGGATTTATTAGGCATTGATTATATAACACTATTATCAAATATAAAATACCAAAGTCCATCAGAAATATCTCCAGAGGACAGAGCAATATATCAAGACATTGCGCTATATATTTTTATTACATATTTGATATATATTTATATATATAGTGTCTATATAATTAGGTATTCATTGAGTGAAAGTAAATTTGATATAATGACAAACATAGATGCAGATGATAAAACTGCTCTTGAATTTGTAGAGAATGTATTAATATCAAGTTATACGTCGGATTTGATAAGTATATTTACTGCTTTATCTGAACTACAACATGCAGTTGTCGCCCCCCAATAATCATTAAGAATACTATATATTATTTAATATTTTCTAATTATAGAATGTATATTTTTCTATATAACAGATACAGAAAGATACATAAAACCGCTGATGGTTTGCTATATGTTATTTATAAAAAAAATAAAGTTCATATAGCAAAATACTTTAAAAAAGATGGGGTTGTAAAAAAAGAACACAAGCATCTAATTCAACAAAAATTGAAGAAGGTTGGCGGAGCTGGCAATGCACTTATAGTATGCTCATTTAATGTTTTTATGTGGAATGCATATAATGATTTACCTGAACGTAAAAAATTTATAGAAAAGTTTAAAATCCTAATCAGTAAAAAGAATGTAATGTTATTGCTTACACAAGAAGATGCAATTGATGATATATATGATACAACTGAAAGTGTCAAAGCATATTCATTAAATGCGAAAGATAGTAAAAGATTTAGTTTTATTTCTTGTATTAACACCTCACTACAATTTTGTAAAGCAGTTGTTCCAAGAAATGCTATAATTATAAAAGATACTGCGTTTGGTATTACTATTGCAAATTTACATTTAGAAGGAGGACGTTTTATAGATGCCGAATTAGGAAGTAATACATTTCAAATATATTTAGAGATTAAACTTGCATTATTGAAAAAAGTATTGGGATTAGAAGACCCACCTGATATTATATTAGGTGATTTTAATTCTGTTTTTTGCAAGGATCCAAAATTATTACAACAAATGTATGATGACCAAAAAGTTTACTATGATAATTCTCGAACAAGCATTATAAAATCTGAAGAGGATACAGAATATTATTTAAATTCAATTGAAAAACAATTGCATACTAACCTAAGTGTAAATTTAATACAAAAATGTGCTCGCGTAAGCAGTGATAATAAAACTTTAAGTTTAGAGCATATTATTTATTGGAATAATGCGCCATTTCTCTTATTGCAAGAGGCAGGTTATGAATATATAGAGCCAACTAATATAACATCTGGAGGAAAAATAAATCCAACAAATTCAAGAGGTGAAAATGTAATAGACCACGTTTGGGCGCACAAATCAATACGCGAAAAATATACTTTCAGCACTGAGATATATGATGGTTTTGGAGAAGAAAAAGATAAATTATATGGTGGCATATCAGACCATAAACCAGTTATATTGACAATTCAAAGTGCTGCTCAAACAGGGAAAAGAAAAAGGACTAATACGCAAAGTAAGAAATAAATATATTTAAAGGATTAATCCATTAGGAATATAAAATGGATGATAATAATATATATTTGCTAAATATTAAAACAATTCAGGCATCCACATTTAAACAAGTAATCGATGCTTTGAAAGAAATACTTATGGATGTTAATTTAGAGATAGATGAAACAGGTATTAAAATAGTTGCAATGGATAACACGCATATTGTTTTAATTCATCTTAAACTCGAAGCGGATAAATTTGAGATATATCAATGCGAAAAGAAGCAATATGTTGGGATAAATATGCTAAGGCTGCACGCGCTTATAAAGACGATTACGAACAATGACATATTATCATTGTATATATTGAAAGATGACCCTAATCATCTTGGTATAACCATAGATAACAATGAGAAGAACTATAAAACAAACTATAAATTGTCCGTCCTCGACATCGATGTGCTAAATATCCAAATACCTCCTGTGGATTTTCATACGATTATTAATATGCCCTCTTCGTATCTTCAAAAGATTATTCGCGATATGCATAATTTAGCCGAATTCATTGAGTTCAGAAACATTAACGATAAATTAATTCTGAGTTGCAAAGGGGACTTCTGTCATCAAGAGACTATCTTAGGGTCTGAGAAATCGCAAGCAATCACAATAAAAAAGAATAGCGGCGAAGAAGACCAAGAAATAATTCAAGGAATATTCAGTCTTAAATACTTGTCTATATTTACAAAATGCACTAACCTGTCGAACACAGTAGAAATATATCTTAAAAATAACTACCCAATTATTCTAAGATATACCATAGCATCATTGGGAGAGATTAAGTTATGCCTTTCGCAGCAAGATATTAGTTAAGCGTATCTAATAAGGATATTAGATACAATAAAAAAAGTTATAATGCTTTTATTTTTGGATATAATATATATTTAAAGTATATATTATGTATTTTGGTCAATGTATTTTCTAATACAATGATGATTTCATTCATACATTGAAAGTATTTTTTGGAGTATATAATATATTCATCATACATCATATATTTTATAAAGCGGTTAATTTCGTTGAAAATTGTTTGAAATCGGTTCATTATAAATAAAATTATATTAGATTTCTTTAAGTATAAGAAGTCTTCTTCATATATTCTATATCTTCTAAAATAAATTAGTGATACAATAAAAATAATACAATGCGATTGCCTAGTGATACTAAAAATCGGCATCGAGAGTAAATTTGCGCATATCAGTGTGCTCTTGTTTGCCTCCAACATTTGCTTTACTATATTGTGAAACGCGGCTTTCAAAGAAGTTCGTTTTCGTTTCAATAGATATCCTCTCCATAAAAGGGAAGGGATTATTGGAGTTCCATATTTTGTCATAGTTTAATTGTGTCAATAACCTGTCGGCGACAAACTCAATATATATAGACATCAAATCAGAATTCATCCCAAGCATCGAGCAAGGGATGCTCTCGATTATGAAGTTTTTCTCAACTTCTACGGCTTCTTTAACAATCTTATGGACGATTTCTTGAGAAAGGCGATTTTCTATTTTTGAATATAGCAGAACTGCAAACTCCACGTGCATACCTTCGTCTCTGCTAATTAATTCATTGGAGAATGATAGCCCTTGCATAAGACCTCTTTCTTTTAACCAAAAAATACTGCAAAAAGCGCCACTAAAAAACACGCCTTCTACTAAAGCAAATGCGATAAGCCTTTGTGAGAATGGCGCGGCTTCATCATTAATCCATTTAAAACACCACTCCGCCTTCTTCTTAATACAAGGCATATAATTAATAGCATCGAGAGCCTCGTGTTTTTCTTTAGGTTCTTTGAAATAGGTATCTATTAGTAGCGAGTAAGTTTCTGAATGAATATTCTCAATCGACATTTGGAAAGCATAGAAAAACTTGGCTTCTAACACTTGAACATCATTTAAGAACCTCTCCCCTAAATTAATATTAACAATGGTATCACTCGAACTAAAGAATGCGAGTATCTGCTTAATAAAAAACCTCTCATTATTATTTAACTTATTAAAATCAGCCATATCTTTGCTTAAATCTAATTCTTCAGATGTCCAAAAACAACTCAGAGCCCTCTTATACATTTCCCACATATCATAATGCTCTATCGGGAAAATTGTAAGGCGAGTATTAGGCTCTAAGAGGGGCTCTACATTTGTTGTTGAAGACATTGTTGACATTATATTATAATAGCAATATATATTTATATAATAATTTGGAAATTATATAATTCATAAAAATAATACTACATATTACATTATGCAGAGCATAGTAAGCAACTATCTCCGTTATCTTCAACACATCTTCTCTTTTTTTTAGCGAAATCAGGGTCAATTGTGAATTGCTGTGTCTTCGCTTTAGGTCTTGTGCGGAGATAATAAGAGCCCGTCTTCAGTCCTTTAGAGTGTGCATAAAAATGCATAGACGACAGCTTTTGAAAGTCGGGCTCCTCCATAAATATATTAAGGCTTTGTGTTTGGCAAATGTATTGCCCTCTGTCTGCAGACATATCTATGATATTGCGCTGTTTAATCTCCCACGCCGTCTTATAAATTGCTTTTAATTCATCATCAATCTCTTGGATATTTTGCACACTTCCTTCGTGCAAGATAATAGTATCTTTCAGTTCCTTATTCCAAAGACCTTTGCTAATCAAATCATTAATCAAGTATTTATTGATGATAATAAACTCACCGCTTAGTGTTTTGCGCTGGAAAATATTATTAGTGAAAGGCTCAAAGCTCTCATTAAAACCCATTATTTGCGACGTAGAAGCAGTGGGCATCGGGGAAAGCAGCAAGCTATTGCGAACTCCATACTCCTTTATGTCGGCACGAAGCTTATCCCAGTCATATCGCAAACTAGGCTGAATATTCCATAAATCGAATTGAAATAAGCCTTGCGAAATGGGGCTACCTTCGAATGAACTATAAGCACCGATATATTTAGGGTTTGGGATATCCCTCTCAAACTCGTTAATATAATTGCCGATATCCTCTTCCAAAATTTTGTTATTAATATTTTTAATATCATTAATGATTTTGTGGCGTTTCTTTGATAATTCCATAGAAGCCTCTACTGCTGCGTGATAAATAGTTTCAAAAATATCCTTATTTAACTGCTTTGCATTTTCACTTTCAAATGGGTATCTTAGCATTATGAAAACATCAGCAAGTCCCTGAACACCGATGCCTACGGGTCGATGCTTTAAATTGGAGATACGCGCTTTTTCAATAGGATAGAAGTTTTTATCAATCACCTTGTTCAGGTTCTTCGTGATAACCTTTGTAATATCGTGTAATTTATCAAAGTTGAATTTGCCATCCTCTACATATGAAGGGAGACATATAGAAGCCAGATTGCATACGCCAGTTTCTTCAGGGGACGAATAAATCAATACCTCTGCGCATAAATTGCTCGACTTGATAGTTCCCAAGTTTTTCTGGTTGCTCTTTTTGTTCGCAGCATCCTTGTATAAAATATATGGGACACCTTGCTCAATCTGCGCCTCCAAAATCTTAAACCAGAGGTCTTGAGCATTGATTTGCTTCACATATTTGCCTTCGCTTTCGTATTTTTCATATAGTTCTTTAAATTCATCGCCATATACATCGCTTAATCGAGGGCATTTATCAGGGCACATAAGCGACCATTTGCCTTCGCTTTTAACTCTTTCCATAAAAAGGTCAGAAATCCACAAAGCCAAAAACAAATCTCTACACCTGTCCTCTTCACTCCCGTGATTTTTCTTAAGTTCTAAGAAACTCTCTATGTCGCAATGCCACGTTTCAAGATATACCGCAATGCTACCAAGACGTTTCCCTGCTTGGTCGATATATCTCGCTGTATTGTTGAAAACTCTTAGCATCGGTATAATACCATTTGACGTTCCATTCGTTCCTCTGATATGGCTACCATTACCTCGAATTTGATGAATATGCAAACCAATACCTCCAGCATATTTAGAAATTAAAGCGACCTCCTTTAGCGAATCAAAGATACCCGACACGCTATCTTCATTAATACTGCACAAAAAGCAACTGCTCAATTGCGGGCGATTTGTTCCAGCATTGAATAGCGTAGGCGTAGCGTGTGTGAAATATTTTTTACTCATCAAATCGTATGTCTGGAGAACATCTTTAATATCATTGCCGTGAATGCCAATAGCGACGCGCATCCACATATGCTGAGGGCGCTCAATAATCTTCTTATTAACGCGCAATAGATATGCTCTTTCAAGTGTCTTAAATCCAAAATAATCAAATAAATAATCCCTCTGGTAATCTATGATTGTATTAAGTTTTTCCTTATTTTTAATAACAATATTATATAATTCTTCAGATACAAGAGGGATAGGATTATTATGATTATCTACGTTATTATATAATACCTGTATCGTTTCACTAAACGATGGCGACGTATTTTTATGATGATTTGATATTATAATGCGCGATGCTAATAGGCTATAGTCGGGGTGTTCTATCGACATACTACTACACAAATGCGCGGCAAGTTCGTCCAATTCGTATGTTTTGACACCATCATAAATACGCGAGCATACTTTTTGGGCAATCTCTGAAACATCAATAGTTAATCCAGATGAAAGGTTCTTCAACCGATTTAATACCTTGTCAAAACTAACGTCCTCCATTTCGCCGTTACGCTTAATAACACGCATTTTTATTTTTTCTAATCTTGGTTATATCTATATATATATGCTTTGTTTTTATATATATTGACAAAAATAATTATTGATTTATAACATTATTGTAGTAGAACAATATATTAGTTATCATTATCGTCGATGCCGCTATCATCTATTCCTCCATCAACCCCACTACTATTCTCTACGCAACTGCTCACGCTGCTATCATCAGCCACGCTACCCGCGCTACCGCTACCATAATTATAATCGCATATTAGTCTCCGACCTTTTGAGGACGACACCCAGCATTCAATCTTAATTTTACCGCTATGCTCTTTGAGATGGCACTCTTTGCATATAGCCACTAAGTTATGCTTCGCGTTCTTGTGGAACGCATTATTAATGAAACCATTTTTATCAGCCGTATGTTGATATATGATGTGATGTGTCTCCTCAGCCTTGTTCTTATTGCAAATATTACACATATCAATAACTATTTTAGAATTATACCTCGAACTTTTCTTATTTAAGATGTTCTTGTTAATGCATTCGACCTCCTTTCTATTTAACTCGGCATTTTTCATAAAATCCATTGGCATATCCAGCGTCCGACATACTTCAATGCCATAATTATTATTCCCTTGTCCCTCTTGAATTACCCTGTCATATATGATATTATTATTTTCATCAAAGGTTATTCGAATATGCTTAACAAATAGTTTCGATTTATTGATATTCGCTTTTATAGTCGTTAGTTTTGTTAATTCGTGAAGATGCGAAGCAAATATAAAGGATGCCCCTTTCTGTATCAGCGTATCAATGCCGCTCGCTACAATAGAGATTGCCGATATTGATTCAGTCCCGCAGCATATTTCATCTCCGATAACTAAACTGAACTTATTGCATCTTTTAAGAATATTTCTTAATTCCGTCATTTCGATTGTAAAACTCGACATCCCTTTATAAATGTTGTCCAACCCTGATATTCTCGTAAATATGCTATTATAAGGGTAATACTTAAAGGTCGATGCAGATACAAACATCCCAGCCTGAGCCATAATGATATTCAAACCGACCGCTTTCATAAACGAAGATTTACCTGACGCATTTATGCCATATAGCAGAATACCATTTTGATTTAGCGATATATTATTGCCTACATATTGGAAATCATCTTGTATTCTCTCGATGATTGGATGGCGCATATTTGTAGCCTCAATAAAAGATGACTTCTCAGAGGTTGTTTTCGTATCTATTACAGGACGCACATAGCAATAATCGAAGGCATTCTTCGCAGAATTTGCGGCAATATCAACGCGAACCAAGTATTTTACTAAGATATCTAAGATATTCCCATTTTTATTTACGAAACTAATCACAAAATCTTTGTAATGGCTAAGAACTGCTTGCGATATTTGCTGGCTATACTCGGCAATATTATTGCTTTCACCAATTATAGCGGCGTTTGTTAGTTTATACGTCGTCGACGAAGATGATAATAATTTCTTTTCAAAAGAATTCATCAGTTCTCTCTTATTTTTCAAAGCATTATCAAAGCGCTTCTTTGTGATTGTTAGGTAGTAGCCGTCGCGATTATTATTTTCTACTTTGCATATTGTTGCATCATTATCGCCTATTTGCGTAATCTTCTCGCAATATGAATTAATAATTTCATAAGATTTATTATATTTTTCAAAAAGCACATCTATATCCTCATAAACGCCTTTCTTAAAAAAGTTGGTAATATTTGATTTATCCAATAAGTTTGTTAAATTGTATTTACCTGCTTCATCTAAATCGATAATATTAATAAATTGCGATATTATGCTATCAATCTCAGCAATGCTAATAATCTCTTCAGGAAAATCTAGCATTTGCCTGATTTCCTTCGTGGATATTAATGCATCATTAAAAGCAATCCAATCTTGCGGGGCTATCTTATTTGTTTTCATCTTCCTCTTAAGTCGCTCCAAATCCATTATAGCAGATAGATGCTTTCTTACAATCAAATATTTATTGCTCTTTAATAATAAATCTACGTCGTCGTATGCTTTGCGAATTGCTTCGATATTTATCATAGGCTGCAATAGGCGCTCTTTAAATGTGCGGTATCCGAAAGCAGTCGAGCATCTATTTAATATATCGATTAAAGGCTGGTCGCCTTGATATAACCCGAGAACATTCAATTGTATTGCTGAGTTAAACTCTATAATCATATTTTTATGCATTTCAAATACTTCAGGGGCTTCTTCTAATCCCTTAACAATGTCCGAGTTATGTTCGTAAGCGAACTCTAACAGACAACATAGCGAGAACCGCGAATTATTATATTTTTCCAAGTTCAGTATCTCGATGATAGACAAGAAGCCTTTCTTAACTACAAAGACCTTCTCGAGTATATCCCGCTGCTTGTTTATATTACTAAAAAAAGATAGGTGCTCGTATTTCTCCCATTTGTAATGAACGCGAATATTATTGATATTTAGATTTTTGAGTATCCTCTTCTTATAATCATCGTTGATTGCTTCGCTAATTATGATAAGTTCCGAAGGATTATAGGTGCATATGAAGCGGAATACTTCGTCATTAGCAAACTCGGGGTCGTCTTTCGAGGATGATACTTCATAGACAAATGTTTTACCCGTAGACAAATCAATCCCCGATATACCCGCTATAATATATCCTTCGATTACTTCGTAATATATGACCATTATATAATTGCTCCGCTTATTTACAATATTAACATTGGTGCCTGGCGATATTATCTCTGTCACTTTGCGTTCGGGGTTGGGAGGCTCGGATACTTGTTCTACCAATACAATCGTATAGTTATTCGCTAAGATTTTATCCCTAAATTTAGGGAGCGAAGCAAGCGGAAACCCAGCCATTACGGGGTTCGCGATTGATATCTCGGCAATCGTCTTATTTTTCCGCGATGTCTGGATACCGCACAACTCCGCTATAATATACACATCATTATTAAGGGACGTATCGGTATTTTGATGTATCGTATATATCTCAAAGAATGAGCCGACTTGCATTAATACGATGCACTTGTCTCCATATTTCTCTTTGTATGTCTTAGTATATGCTAAGTAGTCTTCTATCATTTTAGTATTAGAATGATTAATATTAAAAAATATTCGGTATTATCACATTATATACGCGATATGTTCTTATATGTTCGCGAAGCGTTTTATATAGATATATAAGCGGAATGTTATAGATGATACAACTGAAAGACAATGCAATAGCAAGTTAAATGAGTAGTATATGAAACTAAAGCGTGTGAATAAAATAAACTGGTATTATAGTATTATATGTCTCTTCTGCGTAGAAAGAGCGAAAGAACAAATACATTAAAGAAAATACTTGCGATTGAACGAACATCGCAATCAAATAGGGCTATTGCTGTCGCATCATCATCATCTCCTAACCTTGTGTTAATAAGAGCCTTAAAGCAAAGATTATTTATAGATAATCCGTTGTCGAGGCTTTCTATGGAAGACTATGAATTAATGTGTAAAGACGATATAAAACTAAATAGTATGGCGGAGAAGATGGAAACTGATGCTAAAAAACTAAAAAAGATTTGTAAGAAAATACATATATTTAGAGAACATATCGATATGTCCCCAGAAACTATTAAGAATAAGATGAAAACTTACAAACTACAAATATTAGATTTGCCAGAAGAGTTGCGAGATAGTTTTTTACAAACATTTGTAAAAATACTAAATGTCGAGTTAAGAGACTGGATACCAATAGACAAATTATCTTGGAAAAATTTATCACTTAATCCTAATGCTATTAAGTTATTAGATGAAAACCCTGACAAGATAAATTGGGAAAATTTATCAGGCAATCCTAATGCTATTAAATTATTAGATGCAAACCCTGATAAGATAGACTGGCATAATTTATCAGGTAATCCAGATGGTTTTGATTTAATAAAAAAATATGTGATAGGAAATAAGGAACAAGAGGACAAAATATCGTGGCACATTTTGGCTCTTAATAGTAAAGCGGCAATAAAATTGTTAGAAACTAAAATACTGGAAGACGATTCTTGGTATTTGTGGTATATGTTAGCACAAAACCCAGACGCAATAAGTATAATAAGAAAATATCCTAATAAAATAGACTGGAATGCTATATCAAAAAATTCAAATGCTATAGATATATTACGAAAGAAATGGGAAGAAGAGAAGATATTAATCAAGAAAAAGCATCCTATATATACATATTTAAAAGTACATCATATAGTATCGTGGGATATTTTATCAGGTAATACAGGTGCTTTTGATTTATTAAGAGAAAAAATACAAATGGAAAAAGAAATGCCACCAGATGAATATAAACTTTTAAGTTATAAGGAAAGAATAGACTGGGAAGTTCTGTCTGAAAACCCAGAAGCCGTTGAGTTATTGTTTTTAAAAGAGAATAGGGACAAGATAGTATGGCAAAACTTGTCAAAAAATCATAGTCAAAATCCAAAGGCTATTCAGTTATTAAAGGAGCGTGTAGAGTATGAAAAACGATTAAAAAGAAGACAGCGATTAAAATTATCTAATAAAATAGACTGGGCTTCATTATCAAGTAATCCTAACGCCATAGAGATACTTGCCGCAAATAAGAAAAAAATAAATTGGACTTCATTATCAAGTAATCCTAACGCCATTGATATATTAAAAGCAAATCAAATGAAGATTAACTGGAAAATGTTATCTTTAAACCCTTCTATTTTTATTCTAAAATAATGAACGGATAATTGTTTTTTTTGTGTATATTATTATGTTATTAAAGATGAATATCTATATCTGAAGAAAAGCAATAATGATAAACTGCAAACAGAAAAATATTATTGGAAAACACCTGAGAAAAGTAATGTATATGCATATCCTAATTATTACTATTTTCATATTATAATCATTATAAATATCCTCCAATCACATAAAGATATTTAGAAATAAATATAATAATTAGATGAGCAATCCGATTACTCATATTACTAAGAATACTCAGATTACTCAGATATTCAAATATAACTACTTAAAGGAATTGCCAGAAGACATCAAGATACTCATCTATAATAGCGTGTATAAAAGTAGTTATTCCCTTGTGTTAAATGAGTTATGTGCTAATATTGAGAATAGGAAACATTACAATAATCTAAAGCAATACCTCGTATATCAGGAGGAACCTAAGTTAAACCTATTGAACCACCTATTGACTAATATAAATAATAATAATAATAATAATAATAATAATAATAATAATAATAATAATAATAATAATAATAATAATAATAATAATAATAATAATAATAATAATAATAATAATAATAATAATAATAATAATAATAATA